TCCCATGCGGACAATCCGCCGGTAGTAGGGCTATAAGATGCGGTAGAGCTTGTATTGTTATTCGTTGCATTAACTTGTCTTTGGAATGTTACTTTACCATCATTTCTAACACTAAATCTTTCTGTGCTTGCACTTAATAGCCTCAGAAGATAGTAAGAAGAAGACGAAGATGTAGATTGGACCTTTAGAGTGTCCCCAGAACCACTACTAAGAAGACTTAAAAGAGGAGATTGGGTTGTAACGCCAGAAATAGTCATAGGCACTGAAAGTGCAAATAGACTCGAGCTCAAATTAAATTTCTGAGAGGAGAAGGTCATTAAAGATGTTCCGGAATTAAACGACATAGCACCAGTTGAGGTAAATGTCATTTGAGACCCAGAAGTTATATTAAGCCCACCATTACCGGAAATATTAAGGGTAGAGGAAGTTGACTGGAGCAACATACTTCCACCAGAAGTAACTCGGAAATCATCCTGAGGAACAGAGAATAAAAGGTCGTAATTAGTGCCAGATGGATCTATCCATCTGAATTGCGGGTGCCTATTATAATCGGAAGGTGTCCCTATACCACTTACGTTTGTTTTTGAAAACTCCATGATTGGATAATCGTTGTTACCATTGGAAGAAATCAAAAATTTAGCGTAAGTTGGGTTAACCGTTGATGTCGCAGGAGCAGAGTCGCTTATGACTAAAGTGTTTAATTCAGGAAATGGACTACTAATAACAATGGCATCTTTGCTCCCTGTAGGTCCAGATATTCCAGCAACAACCTCAAAAACCTCAGAGGCCTTCAGGTTTTGTCCTGTATCAACCCAGCCAGAACTGGTGTATTCAAAGATAGAATTATTAACCAAGGTTTGTACCCAATAATCGCCAACCCTTATAGGGTCGCTTGCTCCCCCTGTTGGTTCCGCTCCCTGAACAAACCATTTCGTACCCCTCAATCCCTCCTGCCCAGGATCCCCCTTAGGACCAGCAGGACCGATAGGTCCCTGATCACCTTGCTGTCCCTGTTGACCTTGAGGACCGCCGCCAGCTGCTACAATTGAATCAAAATTTGAGTTAACCTTCTCTCTTATTGACTCCTGAGTATCACCAGCATTCAAAGCTTTTATGTTCAGATTCGGCATTTTCTTATCTTATCTTTGTTTATATATTCTTTGCTCTTAATCCCCTTATATTTTTTCAATCTGGAATCCAAACGTTGTTGAGTAGTTTTTCCCACTTTCTAGTGGAAGCTCAAAGGTGTATGAAAGAGCATTCCTTTTGGTCAGCTTATAATTGGGCTCTGAATAATACGAATATCTTATCCTATCAGGACCTATCAAATCACCCCTTAGTAGTAGTTCAGTGGATGTTAGATTTGTTCCAGTCTTTTTAACAAAAAGATCGAAAGTAATTCCTTGGTAGATTGGAACCACGTTTTTGTCGATATAAGTCTTAATATCATCATTGATATTCTCTGGATCTCCTACACCAAATTCACTTATTATATTTTCAACGAATACCTTGCTTATACCAGCATTCAAAAGGTATCTTCTAAGGATCCTATCCAATCTGATGGATCCATAAAGGGTATTAGTTCTTTCATTCTTCTGCCAGAAAACCTCTACGTCAGGGAAAATACCTTCGTCAAACACCTGAAGATCCACATTAGATAATACGGTTCCAAGCTGTCCAATACCTGTGTTTGAAGTTTTTGGTGTAATGCTCTGGATTTCACTTAAAGCATTTTGAGCAGCAGTGTTAATCTTCTGAATATCAGTTTCCCCTGTTGTTCTGTTTACCTCAAGAGTGATAAAAGTGTACGCCGTTATGGTGTATGGGGTTTGCATCATTTTAGAACCAAAGAATGACTTATTTTCCCTCATAGACCGGGTACCAGCAACAGGTGAATTTTGCGTTGCAGAAGTATAAAGGTTAAAATATCCAGGATCCCAGGTTGAAAGGAAAATAGGGAAGTCTTTTTTAGCAATTGGTGTTTCACCAACCAAAGGATAAACAGGCCCTAATGGAAGGTTGTCTGACTTTTCCAATATGTTTTTACCTAGAGACACCTTACTATAGTTAAGATTCTGTACCTCCCCGAATGATATTTTCTCTGGCGCTAAGGTACAATTCCTGTAACTCAAATCAGCCGTACTATATCCAGTTATAGTATCGGTTTTATCGTTTTTGTATCTAATAATTTTCCTAAACAAAGGTTCATATTTACCAGCATATCTTAAAATGTCCGATGCATAAGAAGAGCCACCCACTTGTATTTGATATCCAGTAGGTTCATTTTGTCCAAGTGTTTGTGGTCCTGAATAATCAGCTACTGGATATGTACCAGCTGCACGGTAAAGAGCAGTAGGTTGTTGCATATAAATTTGGAAATAATCGCTTCTTTCCTCCGTTGTTTGTGTATCCTCGTTCCAAGAATATGTTCTGTACTTAATATAGGGGCTTTCGTTATTTACACGATCCGAAATTTGAGATAGTGAAATCCTCCTCATTATGAAGTCGAAGTATTTCTCACCCCCCTCTAACTGGAATACCGGATTACCCTCGTATGCACTCCTTGGTCCCACTGGGATAGTAACTGGAGAGCTAAAGGCAAACGGTATATCAAAATAATAACTAGAGCTAACTGGACCGAACGAAGCCAAATTTTTAGATCTTCCTACAGGCCATGGATAGGTAGATGAAATTGCAGGTACGCTGAAACTTCCCTTTCCTGTAGATGGAATAGTAGTGCTTGCACCGACTGGGTATATCGTGTTTATTTCCTCCCTTAGGTCAGTGTCATATTCACTGTTAGGTATAGTGTATATAAACCCAGGATTAGTAAACTGCGTGACAGAACTATCTGAGATCATAGATAGATCCAAAGCTGAACTAAGCTTAATGTCATCTATCTCATAAAGTGGAATGCCAGTTGCACCGGTAGTTCCGGTTGCTCCTACGCCAGCGTCCTTATTTTTATCGCTTAAGCTGTAAAGTAATGTATAGTCTACAGATGGGTTACCACCGGTTCCTCCAGTATATCCAAGTGGCAATGCTCTATAATCTTTAATTACAGCTGTACAAACAAATAGAACACACTTCTGCTGGGTGTTTTCAATTATTTCATAGCTTACTGGAGCTTGTATACTATTGCTTGTTTCAGGTATTATTCTTAGCACCGATGCAAATTTATAATCTTGGAATCCCCTAAAGTTAGGCACATATTTCTCAAGATCGCTCTGTGGATTTACAACTGTACTTCTTCTTCTCAGAGATATTTTTGCACCTCTAAATACGGAATCATAAAATCCAGTAGACTTGTTATAAACAAATGGAGTGAAAAGCTCCTTTGTGGTATTAACAGTTACGTTGTATGGACTACTGTAATCCAATGGATCAACAGTAAAAAAGGAGGAGAAATACAAGCTATCCGCAGGATCTGCACTTCTTATTTTAGACAAGTCAATCTTAGAGGGCAAATAGCTATTCTGACTTTCCATTTTATCAACAGGATAACCATCAGGAACTCCCTCTAGAAGCAACCATTCGTGAGTAAGGTACATTGGATCTGGGGTTTCCTTCTCAAAACTTGGCGAGAAGTTGGTTGGACTAAAAGCTGGGGAAGCATTAAGTCTATATTTGTGACCTCTAGCATCAGTACCTCCTAAGTAACCCCATTTGTTAATAAATGGTACTATTTTGGACCTATTGGCCCTAGATGTTGTATAATTTTCCTCCAAATACTCATACTCGGTATCCAGTTTTCCATAATTAAAAATAAATTCCTTTGTGTTAGATTGGGTAACTGATTGGGTCTCGCTAATAGATTGTATTCCATAGAACCCATCAAAAGAATCCAAATTCGATTCAAAGTTAATTCCCTTTACGTTATAAAATGAATCAACATCCTTCCACAGAATTTGAGTAAAAATAGCGGGGACAACAATTGATTCAACCCCGGTTGTCGTAAATCCTATATCCTGGAAATAGTTTACAGAGGTTCCGATAAAAGCTTTTCCTGCAGGAATTTTTCTTTCAGTACCAGTTCCAACATCAACAACGATTTCACCGGACTTAACCAAATATTTTACATTTTCCTTAATCTGACCTCTAACTTCAGGTATGAGCTGAAAATATCTATGAAATTCAGGGGTCGGGGTTTCACCATAATCAGAGGCCCAAAAATCAAAGTCGAAGTCTTTAACGTCAAAGAACGAAAATACTCCAGTGTTTATTTTTGGCATCTCAAATAGATTGAAAGACCCACTAGTTCCAAGATCTATTACGGATTTTTGATCCCTTAGATTAGCAACGAGAAGTTCTTTATAGCCACGGAATCCAGTTACCTTTCCGTTTGCATCGAAAGCTGGGTCATCAACATATCTAGTTACGCTTTCTATCATAGAAGCACCACCAGTTACTCCAGTGCCAGAAGTAACTTGTATATAGCTTCCCTCTACCACTTTGTTAATTTCCTTTATGTCAAATGCAACCCTAGACAAAGGATAATCAGTTCCACCCACGAACGACGTAATTCCACTTAAGACTGAAGCGTCAATCCCAGAGATCTTTACTATTCCACTTGTAGAAAATGTGTAGTATAACTCCCAATTGGTAGAATCGGAGGGAGGTAATAAATTTTCGGATCCTGGGGTAGCAGCTGGTATATTATTTTTTGCTTGGTAGTAAACGTCAGAGGATATTACAACATCACCGGAAGAATAAGCAGATGTATTATTCCAAAGACCAACATAAGCACTCTCAAAGGATGCATAGTCCTCGTATGCTACAACCTTAAATGTGCTGTTTACTTTTTTACCTGCTGCTTTGGCCCTAATTACCGAAGTTGAGGAACTAGGTGCAGAATCCCAAACAACATCGCTAATCGATTTTACACAATCACAAAAGGCGGATGCTACGTTATCTGTAGTACCGTCAATTGCATTGTAGAAATGTTCGTTACCTATGTTATATGAGGATCCTTCCTTCCAACCAACCAAAGTTCCGCCGAATTCACCACTTTTGATCAAGTCATACCTACCAGCAGCTTCCGATCTTGTTCCATTTGGCCAGAAAATCTTGAATACAATCTCCTGATCCAATTCCTCAGTACTTAAGAATTCAATGCCAATGTTTGCTCTACCATTAGAATTTGGTAAGGATCCTTTAATGGATCCAATCTTATCACCATATCCGGTAAAGTCTTGCAGATTCACCGATGTGTTTCCAACTACAATCGATCCAGTTGGAAGGCTAGTGTTGCCAGTTACGCCAAAAGAACTTCCATCATAAGGGCCGTATTTTGCATAATCAGGAGTATTGTTTTCCCAGGTTTTAGTTGTTGTATTGTAATTCGGGTACCTTTTAAGCGAATAGAAATTATCAGATTTATCTGTTATGTAGTATAACTTCTGAGCATCATTTATGTTTGTGTCATAAGAGCCTGGTATCCATCCGGAAGCACCTTCGTAATATAATCTTACGCCCCCAGTACTACTTTGGAAATTAGGTTTATTGTCCTCGTAGTGCCCAACATTATTCCTAGAAGGCTTTGGTAAATTTAAATTGTTTTCATCATTTCTAAATTCATAGAAATAATCACCGTTCAGAAAGAAATTCCCAAGGTCATTCTTAGAGACGTAAAATCCAAAATATCTATTTATAGTGTATAAATCTGAATCAGTATCATTAAATAGAAATTCCATATTCAGGACATTAGGACATATAATCCCATTCCTTTGGAATCCATCGGTTACATAATTTTCAAAATCAGATTGGACAGAAGATTGTGGGCTAACAAGATAATCATAAAGAAGTTCACCACTTTCTGTAAAAACACCATCTTTTATGCTCGCACCATTGTAGTACGTATAGGTGTTTGGTTGGAATGAGAAATCTATCGGTGACTGTTTGTAATTTTTGTTATTTACAATGCTTCTGATATACTTTCCTATTTTTGTCTCGGACCTTAAATCAAAGGTAGAAACCACGGTAGCATTAGGCAATATTTGCGAATTAAAGAAAGACTCTACATCATTTACCTGATTTTGGAACTTTAATTCATCCATTTCAACTACCTTACCGGATCCAGAAACCACACTATAATTTGTGTAAAGGTCTAGTCCCTCAAAGATCTCATTGGAAGAATAGATTACTTCTTGTCCAGAATTATCTTTCCCGTATGCAATTTGGAAAGTTTCGCTAGAATCTGGATCTTGGATAAGCTTATAACTAATTGTTTTCTGAATTCGAGTAACATTAGTTGTGTAAGGATAACTTAATGGCTCTGGTATTTTGAAGATTACAAAAAATTCGGGTAATTCATCCCTTAGCCAAAGTGGCTGTAAGAATGAAAAATTCTCTGTATAGTTCTTATCAATTAAGGTGGATGCCCCACTACCATAAAAGAAATCATACTGGAATTCAAAATCTTCCTGAGCTTTAGAACTGCCATCAGTAAGTTCTCCAACCTGGAATATAAGATCGTTGGCTATGCTTCCCTTGTCGAAAAAGTTATAGAGATCTGTTGCATAAGAATCTTCTCCAGTAACCTCAAATTTCTTAAACTTGTCAGAACTTAATGTCGGATTAGCATTAAACGAATTGAGCCAAACCCCACCAGATGAGTCTAATGAAACCTTTACATTCCCAGTAATTTTCGGGTTAGTTCTTAATAGTCCAAAGGATGAATTATAGTCAAATAATTTTGGTGCAGCCATTTAAAATGTTATTCCTTTAATTAATTCTTTAGCCTACGTTTCTAGTTGTTGATGAGAAATTTGGAGCTGAAAGAGTATCATTTTTATATTTTCCAGTAACCTGAACATCGAAAGAGAATGGACTTTGGTTTCTAACCTGTATATCTATTCCGGCCTTTTTACTGTAGGTAATATTAGTTGGGTTTCCATCAGCCCTAAATCCACCAATATATCCTAGCTTATCGTTTGCTCTAAATTGGAATATTAAAGGCACATTTATAGAATTGGAATCTCCATTTTTAACATACTTGGATGCTAATTGTGTAGATCCTTCCACCTGAATTGTTGAAGCAGTAGGAGGACCTAAGAATAGGTAAGCACCACAAGTATACCTACCAATTAGATATTCATCATTAACAGTGAAGCCCAATTTATTTGGGTACATATCATCACCTCTAGAAGCTGTTGGTCCCTGTACAAAATCAGCAGATACCTGCTGATATCCGAGCTGCTTGTAATTGTCCTGGAGTGTTGTGTCAGTATAGAAGTAATCAGATTGTCTGAAGTATGGGTAAACAACCAAACCACCAGAGAAATCTGGCTTAACTAGGTTAGTGAAAGATAGGCCAGTAGATAGATCTGGGTGATCTTTATGAATACAGAATTCACTAAGGGTTCCGTTTCCTACACCACTATAACTACCAGTAGCCCCTGTTATTACACCACTCCAAACGCTAGCGTCGGTTCCAGAAGCGGTTGGTACCGAACTATCTGTTGGATCGTATGGCAAAAGCTGACTACCATTTCTTGGAAGGCCACTTGAGTCGCCAGTGTATAAGTAAGAACCTGCAAATGCAGATGGAGTAATGTATAGGTCAGCATCAAAGCCAACAGATTTCCATCTAGGATAAATGAACTGGCTATTAGAATTTCCTGAAGCATAAGGTGGTGCCTGACGGTACTCCTTAAAGGCGTCACTATTTGCGCCGCCGGTAGATCCAACTGGTATTATATCAGCAGTAGTAAGTGATGTTATTGAGATAGGCACATCACCATATCTAAGATTAGTCGAGTATCCGTCTGGTAAAGCATAAGTTGAACTTGTTCCGGCAAGTGTAGTTAATCCACCTGGCAGAATAGAGGACAATTCAAGAAGACCTGAAGAGGTATTGCTTATTTTTATCTCATATACAGTTGATGCAATTTTACCTGCATCCGAAGTTGAAGCGTTTTGATAGATCTGATTGAAATACCCAGCATTTAGATTAATAGTGGACCCATTCGAAACCAATTGTGTGTTAGTCCCATCTACTATATAAACTTCAAGAATACCAGTGGCATTTTCAACTGTAGCTTTTAGAGAATTTAACTGGTCTTGTAATTCATTAAGCTTTTGTAAAAGGTCCAAAGGATTACCAGCAGAATCGTAATATCCACTCAATATAGACGACGAACCAAGATAATATGTCTTTTCTCCTGTGACTACTTGCTGGCTTAATAGACCATCAATTCCTTTCGCAGACAAATCTTGCTGAATAGCAAGAACTGCCTCATCCTTTAAGTTAGTACTTACACTTTCAGCTGTGCTTTGCGTAGAAAGATCATCAGGGAAAGTAACTACGACAGGATCAGAGAAATCTGAAGTAACGGGGTTATCTGGCCAACCAGCCTCAGAAACAGATTTAATTCTTACTTCAACTCTTTCACCTTTTGTGATCGGTATATCGAGTTGATTTATATTAGTTGCATCTGCATTTTCAGTATCCTCTGGTGCCCAAACATAAGTACCTGTATTAACATCGTATATTTTTTTCCTAAGTTCAGACTTTATTTCAGTCCAGTTTGAAAAGGCCCCGCTTTTTTCTTGTCCATTATCATCCAGATAACTTATCTGTTGCACTGCAGGAGAAGCACCAGCTTCTGAAAGATACCTATACTGGACAATGAACTGAATGACGCTTTGGTCACCAGTAATTGAGCTATTTTTAGGAGGTGGTATTGGCCAGAAGCCTCTAACTCTGTATTTAGGCTCAACCTTAAATTGGGTATTGGTTTCTGATAGCGTAGTAATATCACCAACTACTGAGGTCAAAAGCTGCTGCTTTTGAACCCTTTGTTGAGTTAATGAATTTAGGGAAGCAAGTATAGAGCTAGAAGCTTGTGCATTCGAAGATGTTGAGGAAACTGATAACGAGGATGAACCAGAGAATGTTGCTGGTCCGTCGTTTGCTAAAACGTTTGTGGAAGAAACCGAATTTAAATCAGTTCTTGCTTTAGATATCGAATTGTCCAATTGCTGAATTTCAGACTGAAGAGTCGATTTCAAAGAGACTTTATCATTTAATGTCTGGACGTCAGTTCCTTGGGTAAGCTGAGTGTTTACCTGAACAACCCTAAAATTAGTAGCAGAAACCGAAGGCACATCAGGAACTAAACCATTTATTGCATTTACTTTCTTCTCCTTAGCCATTCCAAGGAAAATTTGCCCAAGATCAGCTACAGAGGTAAGATAGAATTGTTCCAGTGTTTGAACACCAGAATCTGTATTGATGGTTAATTCATTACTGAATATGACAACACCAGTAGACCAGGTAGATCCAACAACATTATAATTGTCATCAATCTGCTTAAAGAAAATACCCTGTCTTTCATCAAATCCAACGTTGACATCTATAGACCTTGAGCTAAGTTGAGTAGATTCTAAAGTAAGCTGATTATCACCAATTTGTACAGGCTGATATCCAGAGGTTCTTTTTAGCTGGACTGAAGTTTCCTCCACATCCACCATAGTTATTAGATATCTTGTTCCGTCAGGGGTTAAAAGAGTATCCCCATTCGATAATGTTCTTCCGTTAGTTACATTTGATGTTGTATCTGTGTAATTGACGGTATTCAACTTGTAATTCCTTCTAGTTTCCTGGACTTGATTGCCGTTTGTATCAGTTATGGTCACAACATCATCATAAAAAGAGAGTACTCCAAACGTTCCTTTATTTCTAATTGTCCTTAGAGGAAGGTCAATGTTATCCTCATCTACAAAGTAATCTATGCCAGCATCCTCAAGGTCATTAATAAAATCTTGTTCAGAAAGGTCGTTTCTTCCATTTAGGTTGGCATCAAAATAAGCTTTCTTATCGTCAGTGTTAGTGTTAGCAATGATCCTTTTTACTCTAACACGATCAGCAGTATCAGAAACTTGCCCGGTAACATCAATTGAGATATAAAGAAGAGGACTTAAAAAACTTTCAAAGAACCAATTGTCTCTGGTAGCAAAAGTGCTAGGAACTTGCAAATTGGATAAGGGGGTGGGATCTTTTAGCGGCTCTGATCTATAAACCTGACTGTATGTACCGTCCGGGTTTCTCACAGTGGCAAAGTTGTCACCAAGACCAGCTAATGATTGTATATTAGAATCAAGCCTTTCTATCTCACTTCTTAGATAACCATATGCTGGAATACTGGTGAAAGATGGCAAACCGTTTTCGTCAAGCAACTCGATTTGCACATTTTCGTTAGTCGAAGTTGCTACCTCGTTTAGTCCATTAATTATCTCCAATGAATTTTTTTGCAGTCTTAGAAACTGAGCTACTAGAGAACTTATTGAATTTTGTGTTGATGCCATTTTATTTTATAAAATTTTACCCATTATTTGTTAAGCTTTTGCCGACTATATCAGCTTGGAATACTAAGTTTTCATTGTCGATACAAACTATCTCAATTACTGGCATATAGTCATATGCTGAAATATCTGAATCAACTAGGGATATTATCAGGTTTGAATAAGCAACTCCACTAGGGTTACTAATTGGATATTTACCAACCGCATTAGTAAGGAAGTTGATTGTAAAGTCTCCAGGAATTACCTGGTCACCAAAACTAAATCTGTATGACTGTCCCTTTTTCCAATTTACCACAGAATCGTCTATCCTTATTGAAAGATCCGACGAAAGATTAATCGGTGTACCATCGTTAATGTGCTTAACATAATTTCCAAATGACGCTAGCCCTATACTATTCAGTGCATTGTTTTGTAGTGTGATTGTACCATTACCTTCACCAAGGTCAAACTCTTGGTTTTTATTTTCGATAATAACCTGGTTTGGTATTGACCTATTCACAATAACACCCGGACCTTGTTTTATCGTATCTAAGTTGTAAGATATTTCTACAGAAGTCTCGTTGTTAACAATCGCACGTATTAACTCATAATTTTGAGTTATTAGACCCATCACAGATTGGGTGTTATTAAATAGAGCTTGATTAGCTGAATATGAAGCTTCAAGGCTTGTTATTCTTCTGTCCAATGTCGCTGAGCTATCCTGTGTCAATAACAGATTCTCAACCGCCGAAAGTCTTCTTTCCAAATCAATATAAGAAGCAGCGTTGTTGTTCATGGTGCTTGAGGCATCTTGTAAAACATTTACAGCATCCATAAACATTGTTAAAGAGAATGGAGAGTAATCGTTTATTGCTTGTTCCACACCAGTCTGATCTATGTCAACATCAAACTTAATATTCAGCTTCAAGCCGTAGGAATTACCGTTTAGTTTAGTAACAATATTTGGCTTGTACTTTTGGAATCTTGGAATGCTATAAACATCCGTTCCTGAAGTTTGTACATCATCTAGGAAAAGTACACCGTAAAGGTTTGTAGAAGAATTATTTGGATCCGCTGGGTCATAAACATCATAATAAATAAGAACCGCATTAAATTCGAAATCCTCAGAGATTGAGGTTGAATTAAATTCTTCCAAAGTTGAAATTGATGCGTCATCAACAATCTGTTTATATGAATCAGGATCAAAGTCTATCCCAACAGAATCGAGTTTAGTTCTTACATATTTTTGGTATCCTACTCCAGCAGTTGCACCAGAAACTGATTTTTCAAGAATCAGGGCAGTTGGGTCAGTGAATGAAGAGTCTGTGAAATATGTGTTTGCTGTATCCCTTGGCGAATACCAGTTACCACTCCCAGTGGTTCCATCTGTAGTATCGCTAAAAGTTACTGACGGAGATCCTAAAACGTCATCGTCGAATATTGCAAGGTTTGTAAGGCCGCTTGGATTGAGCTCATCGTAAGACCTTCCAGTCAAATATTCCTTATCTAGAGGGTCTGAAGGGTTATTAGTCCACTGATAGTCAGGATAATAATTTTCATCCACAACATTTTTAAAAAGTACAGTAGGAGTATTCCCATCCTTGGTAGGAACATGTACATAGACTTCAGAATATGTGTTGTTATTGTTTTTTACAGAGTTTACTATATCCAGATTACCAATATATTGGACTACCCTATTATAAGTGGATCCAGAAAGGCCATAGGATCCAGTACCTCCGGAGGGATCTCCTTCAACATATCTTTTTTGAGTAGATGGAAGGCCGTTAACAGTAGTTACTACATTCTGGTCAAGTGTTGAAACCACCTGACTTGATGCAGCAGGCTGATATCTTATGGCTCCTACCTCCTTCAGCCATTTGAAAAACACCCTTTCGGAGATGTTTTGCTTTAGGTCTGAATTATAAACATCCGAACTTAATACCGTTGTTTCAAAGTTTAGACAATAGCTTTGGAAGCTCTGAGAAAAATCGGTATTTGCATTTCCAGTAATAATATTCCCAGCGCTAGTTGCATAATCAAGGAAAGCACTATCAGGAGCATTAAGCTTTATACTATTTCCTAAAGGATCCCCAGAATTGATATCTGGGATATTTAGCAAGGCAAACTTGGAAAACTTAAACTTATTTACCGAATTATTAAACGTAAAAGACAGATCTTCAGCAGCAGAAGAAAATGCGTAAAAAGTTCCGCCCTGTAGTTGAAGAGGTCTTATAAATGGAGTTTTTGCCATTTACTCTAATTTTTTTATTACGACCAAGACATATTTGAAGATCCGAGAACTATCCAAGATCCTTCTTGGCTTCCCACACCCTTTCCTATTCTAGGTTCCCATTGTAGTTGTACAGAGGATTGATAAGGTCTATTTGCATCTACTGTAATTCCAGTTGATGGGAATTCACCATAACCACTTGCAGTATTAAAACCCGTGTAATTTGATCCTTGAACACCGGTCTTAATCGAACCAGCCGAAGATTCGGTATTCACGATCGTAATTCTAAGTCCTGCTGGTAAGTTTGCTGCAGTTGCTCCATTAGTACCAACACTCATATAGAATCCAGAAGAACATTGTGCGTAGATCACATCCTCTTGGGCTGTAATTACATAAGGATTTGCAGATGAGGTTCCCCTACCGCCACCGCCTCCTGTTGCAGAAGACGGAAATGCAGTACCTGCAGTAGCTCCGCTTGCTCCAACAGAGTTCTGAGAAGCAAAGTTACCTACTGGACCTAGGGTCATAGTATTATTAAGGGTAGTAGATCCACTCAATGTTGTTGATCCAGAGAATGTAGAAGTTCCCGCTTGTGTTAAAGTGCTACCAGCACCAAACGTGATAGTCCCACTCCCTGTTAGGTTTGTTGTAGAAACCGAAGAGAAAGAACCTGCACCGGAAGAATTAATTTGTGCTAATGCTGTACCTCCACTCGGAACAATGATTGAATCGAACTTTCCAGTTTTAGCCGAAACCCGACCGGTTGAAGCACCAGTTAAGTTAATAATTCCGTTAACCGTATCTAGACCGAAAACAGTGTTGTAATTGTTAATCCAATTTTGAAGTGTCAAAAAATTGGAGTTAATCGTTGTTCTCGATGCAGAAATCGAATCAGAGCCAAGAATGGAAGTAGTATTTACTGTAGCCATTTGTTGTAATTATTTTGATTTCTTTAGTTTCGAATATATATCAAACTATTTTCAAACACATAAACATGCTCTTAGAAGAGGGAAACCTTGTACATATAAATACTGATCTCAAAAACACAGACTCACATATACTTCCAGTAATCATGTGTACTTGGCAAAGGGAAGAAGGGTTTCTCCATGTAGTACAACAGCTAAACAACCAAGACTTTAAAAACTTCCATCTTCATGTATGGAATAACAACAAAGAAAAGTCAGGTCTGTTCCAAAAAATATTAGAAGAAAATTCAAAATTCCCATGTACCATATACCACAGCAGTGAAAATCTAGGGGGATTCGGAAGATTCTATTTTGCAAGACACATTCTTAAAAATTCGGGATTTATGAATTTTTGTGTATTCGTAGACGACGACCAAACATTTGGAAAAGATTCTCTAGACATATTTATAAAAGAATCCAGGGAAGGTGAAATATCATCCCAATGGGCTTGGAGGATTAAAACACTAAACTATTATGGTGCAGCCAATAGAGTAAACGTTGCTGGGGGAGAACCCGTAGATTATTGTGGTACTGGTGGCATGGTTTGTGACCTGGAAATATTCTCGCACAAAAAACTCTTTGAATGTCCAGAGAAATATTGGTTTATAGAGGATTTATGGTTATCTTTCTTTGCAAGCCACTATCACGGATACATTCTCAGAAAAAGCTCAGCTAAATTTAAAAATGGAAGCGATCAACACAATCTCTTTGACCAGGTCAAGCATCTTAAAAGTCCTATGCTAAGGGATCTTGTCGATAACTACGGGTGGAAAATCACCTATAACAAATAAAAACAAACTCAGTGGACAAAAACAAATTCTCAATCACACTTTCAGAGGAGCAAAAATCTGCAAAATCACAGATACTTACACACCCATTTAATTTCATAACAGGTAAAGCTGGTAGTGGTAAAACACTTTTAGCGGTTCAAATAGCCTTGGATAGACTTTTCAAAAAACAATGTGAAAAGATAGTTATCACAAGACCAACAGTTTCTAATGAGGATAATGGATTCCTACCTGGATCGCTAGAAGAAAAGATGGAACCATGGCTAGTTCCAATTAGGTCGAATATGAGAAAAGTTTACAATAAAGCGGATCATTTAGAAAAGCTAGAAAAAGATGAAGTGATTGAGCTTGTTTCTCTAAGCCACTTTAGAGGAAGAACTTTTGATAACGCAGTTGTTATTGTAGATGAATTCCAAAACCTGACCAAACAGCAACTAGGAATGGTTCTTGGTAGGCTTGGTAAATATTCCACAATGATTTTGTGTGGTGATGGCCAGCAGATAGATTTGAAATTTGCAAATGACTCAGCAATTCACGAAGTACCCAAACTAAAAGACTCCATGTACGTGTATAATATTGCCCTAAAGGACAACCATAGGCACGAGTCAATTGACGAGGTACTTAGGCTTCTATATTCTTACAATTAGAATTGATCAAAAGTTGCATCAGGATTATCCCTGATAATTAGGGAAGATCCAAACTGGATCATGTTTTCTAGCATGATCTTTTTTTGTTCCTCACTTAGATCTTTGCTTAGATCCTCGTATTCCTGTGTGTTGTTATAGTTAGTTTGTTTTCTGTAACCATAATCAGCAGAATTTACATAATCTGGATTTGGATCCGAAGGTACAGGAACCGTTTGGTCGACAACTTTTACAAAAGCTGGCTTTGATATTTCATAAACGTTACCTTCACAATCCTCAACAATATTTTGTATCGAAAAATATCCAGATTGTGCAAATGTGTATATGAAATAAGGTATGTCTTTTATGTCAAGCAGTACTTCGTTGGTAAGTGCATTGGTTAATTTCCATCTATTACTATTCTTACCAAAAATCTTAGAATCATAATTACTTAAGAAAACAGTTGATAACATAGGTACAAAAAGGTCTGAATTTGAATTGTGAACATCTACCCAAGTCCAAGCCCCAGAACCAGCTCTAGAAATAATGTTACCCATATCCTTTCCAATACCTGGTTTATAGCTTTCTAAGAACGAAACGAAGGATCCAGTAGCAGAACTGTATGGTAATCCAGGAGGCCCTGTTACTCCAGCACTAGACCCAGCTACAAATAAATCCATACGATGGCCAACATACATCCTTAATCTGCTCTGGTCCCCAGTATTTCCTTGTCCAAAAGTTGAGAACGAATCTATACTTGTCCCAGTAACATTTCTCTTTATTATATTATGACCTCCGCCAGTCACTCCAGCAGTCTGTGGATAATATATTGCCGTGTACTGATCACCGTCAGGCAATGCATCGCTTTGGTCACTAATTGATGATAGATAAGGACTTCCATAACTTTCAGGGAGAACTTCAGAAGAAGATAACATCATGTAAGTACCACCAGGCTTAAGAGATATTGTAAGCATATTAGCTCCGCCTGACGTTCCTATGTCAGAAAGTACTCCAGAAGGAGAAGCTGGAGAAAGTGTTGGTGAATCAGTATAAAGGGAATTCAAATAATACTGATTACCAGACTTATACCCAGATATTGTATTATACCAAGAAGTATATCCAGATCCAGTACCCCCTGAATTTTTAACAAAAGCTCCAGTTAAAGGTGAGTGATTAAAATCATTCAGAATAAAAAATGGATAAGAATACCCGGGGTTTGGGTGTGTGAAAGTTATCCCTCTAGAAATAACATCCCTTGTCGAAGTACCAAAGAGCAAATAAGTCAAAGAGTTTTCAAGAGATGAAATTCCATCCAGACTGGAAGTTGAATTACCAGTCAATCCTACACCATAAGCATTTCTAAGAGAAAGACCTGAATCTAGGTCTATCACACTACCACTCCTATCGTAGGTTCCGCCGTCCTTACTTGAAAAAACAAAGGGGGATGAATTCGGTAAATCACTTAGATCTAACCATCCATCTTTTAGAGTTGATATTCCACCGATATAATTAGATGTTACTCTTACTGAATTGTTAGATATTGAAAGGGCTAAATTGACTATTTCCGAAGGCGGAGAAAAATTAGCATCTATTACACCTGATGGATCAAAACTACCACTTGCACCAGGGAAATATCTAAAGTTCTTCAACGAGAATTGATTTAAAGGAGAGGTATCAGAGGAAAAATCCATGTCACCGTAACTAACCTTGTTCCCAAGATCAGCCTCGACCTCAGCAATGAATATTGCTTCAGTATCGCTTAATATAGAGGTTTCTGGCAAAAATATCCCAGAAGTTGCCCCAGTTGCTCCATTTAAGATCCATCCGTATTCTGAAGACGCAGATGCAGTTAAACCAGGAGTAGCAATGTTTGAGAATCCAACAGGACCACCAGTTGGTCCGGTTATGCCAGTTACAGTCATAGCAGATGCACCTGGATATTTACTAGAGTAAACCAGTTCCCTTGCCTCAATAAATTTCTTGAACGTACCAAGAACAAAGATCGAAGAATTGTCTACCGCTGGGACAGCACTATAAACTCTTGTACCAAATCCTCTGAACGGAATTACACTCTTCACTTGTCCACCATCCGTATAGAGAGCAACAAATCCTAAATCACCAGTTCCGCCAGCAAAGTTTGTAGGATTTGGATTACTTACAGTATAATTGGGCTCAAGGTTATTTTTCCCCCCAAAGTTAATTGATGACTCTGAGGAATAACCCGTTACAATATTGTAATGCTTGTACCTTGAAGTTGAGGTGACAGTAAATGACGTGGTATCTATTAACCACTCAGCATCAGGAATAAGTTTGGCTAATTCGACTTGATCGTATTCTGGAATAACTCCATCGTTCCAATACGGTTGTCTTCCAGCAACTCCACTTGCAATATCCTTGAAATCTGTTTCTAGAAATAAATTCCTTGGGTCCAAACCGGGATGTTGGTTCTTGAGGTATTCGTTATCATATCCTCTCCACGTTGGATACTTCCATGTATATTTGTCTGCTTTTGGTAATCTAGCAGTATCTGTAGTCCCGCCTTCCGTTGTATGGGTATAATAAACGAAATTCCAACCTGTTGTACCTGTGTATTTAGATGTACCGTAAATATGTGGCATCGTGTAATCAAACAAACAAATATTATTTCCAGCCACGATCCAAAGATCGTCCTCGTAAATTTTAAGCGAGCCAGCATTTGATTTCTCTTCAACTTTCATCAGCTGGATAACTCTATTATCCGGAAGATTTGTGTTTGAAGATGTTAGATGAGTAAATGTGCTACCATTAAAATGATAGAATCCATTAGAAGTTGAGGGCTGATCAAATGGATTTCCTATCCTAAAGAATACATGTCCATTTTTCCTGGCTACCACCTTAGTTACACCATCTGCTCCAGCAACATTCCAGTTATAGAATTTCTTGCCATCCCAGTAGGTAATACCATTTTCGGTACCTGCCCAATAATTACCATCTTCATCAAAGGAAACACTATAAACCGTGTCACCACCTATTCCAGATGTAAGCGAATTAAATTTGTTCATCTGCTTTATTGCAAGCTCACCATTATCCAAAGTAATAGGATCCAAATTACCCTGTGGTATAGTTTGTAATCCATCATTAGTACTCAAATAATATTCAAAGTAATCTCCGTTATCACCTTTTGCAGTGATTTCATAAATGTGGGGCCAAGTATATCCAGGAGAAACCTCACTCCATTCTTCTGCCACTTTATCATATCTCCAAAGGTAACCTCCAGTAACACCTGTATTTCCGGTTCCCCCTGTCCCTGCACCACCATTGAGAGGAGATATAAATGCAATGACCTCCTCAGAATAAGGACTTGCGTAAATTGTTGGTACTTCCCAGTTAGGTGATTGCAAAGAATAATCACCAAACTGGCTTAGATTCCAGCTTGTACCAGTTGCTGCTTGGCTACCTTTCGCAACAAAAACAAGGTCCTGTGAAAGTGAAGCAGTTACTGCACATCCAACCCACTTGCTGTTCTCATTATCAATTGAAATTGACCTTGTGTCTAGAAAATATGGTGAGTTGCTAGGAACCACAGAATTCTGATAATTGTAATAGTCCCAGCTTTCGCCGTCATACTTGGTTAGGTCACGACCCACACACCAAACATCCCCAAAGGAGTCAAGTGCTGCTGTATTGATATAGAAAAAGGTTGTTGGCATTATTTAGTATTTATCAAAATTTTAGAATATAGAACCACCATAATTTATGGATTTTCCTGTTGTAAAATAGTCGTCAAATCCTAGGTTTAATTGTGGTGGCATTCCAGAACAAGAAATAATTCCTGCTGACCCGCTACTATATTGGTATGTGAATGGGGCTAAGTTAAGACTATATGTGGCATTTAATGTTGTAGAGTTATCCCCTAACACCACCGATTCAATTGAAGTATTCTTTACCTCCATTTTTAACCCATAATAACTAGCTGGGGTTCCACTGGAATTAATATTAAAGTCCTGAACAGCAGTAAACTCGATATCACTCGTGCTCCCAAGAGTTGCAGTAATGGCGGCATTAAGCTGAGTTGCAGCACCACTATTACCAGCAACATCCTGCATTACATAGTATTCAAAATTACCACCACTTTCGTTACCCTGACCCGAATTAGCGTTGAACGCACATGTAATCCTTGTACTTCCACCATTTATATCAATATAGACCTCGTAGTTGACTCCGGTAATGGACCTATTAGTGAAATATTGGGTAGCATAAATAACCGGATTTTTTCCTGTTATGCTCACAGTGGTGAGCGGGAAAGCAGGACTCCAATAATCACTTTGGGTAGAGTTGAGTTGAGGATATAGATTATCCATTATCGAAGCAACCAATGTTGTGCTATAACCAGTAGTGGTAATAAGATCTGTTAAATTTCCTGTTGATCCATCGTCTGCAAAGTAAAGTGACGTAACTGGGCCTCCAGAGTTAACACGGTCCCATATGTATTTTCCAACTGAAATTTCAGGAACACCCAAACCATAAAGCGCATCCTCAATTACTAGATATCCATTAACTCGAGCAACCCCCTCTGTTACAAAAGATGGAATTCCACCAAGACCAGTCATCAATATGTAAGCTTCTTCTTGGGTAGAATGGAATCCATCTACAACCTGGACTTTAGCGGACGAATAATCTAGCTCAAAAATTTCAGAGCTAGTTGGATATCCAAAAGCAGAAGCTCTAACTCCAGTTGATATAATAGAAACCTCCGGGTAATAAGAAAGTCCTCCAGAACTCTTGTTTATAGTGTTGACTGTTGTTTGCCCCAGCTTTTTTACACTTACGGAAGAAGATGCTGAATCACTACCAAAAGAGCTAGTAGCAGTTAATTCAACAGTAACACTTACAGTGGCACCAGGAAGTGCACTAAGAGCTGCTCCCGGTACGTTCTGCCAATTATCATAGCTAAGTGTTGGATTTTGTGATGTAGAATATGATGATCCACCAACGTCCCATTGAAAAGAAGTTGGATCCTCAGGTGCACCTGTTGAAGTGTCGGTAAACTGTGTAGACTGATCCATCAGGATCAAAGTCGGATTAACTGTAAACGATGCAGAAACAGAAGATGCTAATACCTCTATACCATTAGTTGAAGAAAAAGATGCTGTTATGTTATTAAAATCAGTTACAGTTAATGTTGCGGTATATGTACCGGGGTTGTTATATCTAACCAAAGCAGTGGCACCAGTAGCACTTGAAATATTTCCACCTGTGAAGTTCCATCTTCTAGAATACGGAGGAAATCCACCAGAGGTTGTATCCGTATAGATAACTGATTGTGTCTCGTATATTTGAATATTTGAAGCCATTCTTTTCTGTATTTTATGGTCCTGTTGCTACCGTGAAGGATACTAACAAAGGCGGTGGTGCACCAGGAACTGATGCTGGAACAGCCCCCGTTCCTCCAGTAGCAGCAAATGGATAAATAGACACCGAAGTCGGTCCTGCAGTAGTTAATGTAGCAGTTGATGTCTCTGGAATTACTCTATAGTAAAAATTAGTAATGTTAGGATCATTAGAAGCATTTAATTGACTTGCCGCTGATCCAAGAGTTAAACTTGCAGAAGCACCAGTACCAGAGCTAGCAGTAAAGGTTACACCAATTGGGAAAGGTAATGTCTCATTGCCAACACTTGCCTTTACGTTATCTCCAGGCTTTGAACTGTGGATTTCATATCCACCAAGCCATCCGTTTTCATATTCAAAATCATCCCAAGAATGTGCATAAGCATTATCCCAAGAAGCATTGGTAAAAGTTTGCCACTTAAGGTTTTTAGTACCGAAGTATTTTAAATTCTCAACCGGATTTGTTCCGGAAGAAGCATCCCAATCGACATATCTAAATCCTCCAGTAGCACCACCAGAAAGTTCACTATCTGCAGAAGCCAGAATTAAAGATCCAGTTAGGGCAACAGTTATTTTATCACCATTTCCAATATTGCCACTTTCAGTATCAGCAACTAGATTCACATTTACTGGATTCTCTGTAGGATCAAAAGTCTGGGCAAAATAGTCGGGTTGTGTAACAACTGAGTTTATCTCCTTAATAATCGAGTTAGCTGTAGATTGCAAATTAGAACCCGAAGATGTTGCACCTATTACTCTACCATTTATGGAAACACTAATAGATCCACCACCAGTTACCTTTTGTGCTGGATATGAATCGGGAAGTACATAATATCCAGTACCCCCAGCAATCGAGGAAGGACCAGACGTAGCACCTACACCCGCTTGATTACTCAAGATATAGGGAATTTGGAAAGAATATCCAGTGGCCCCAGATGGGATAGACACTTTCCAAGATTTATTCAAGTCGTCAATACTACCAGTTATAAACACCTCAGATCCTTCTACAAAATTATGAGGTTGTGTAGTAAACACATTAGCAAAGCCATATTGACTACCAGATATCAAAGTAGAATAAATCCTCGAAACACTTAGTATGTTCTGATTTAGTCGGATATTCCCCGAAGCACCTATAGCAGGTACATTTTTTCCAACCTTAAATATCTGTCCGTCTATTGCATTATTACCATAAACAGCGAAATCTAATATTGCCTCTGGAATTTCTTTTTTAGTTTCATCATAGGTTTTACCCTCTGCTGGATATTCCCACATGGAGTCATAGCTATCCCAATCTCTAATGGTTAAATCCCAAGAATATTTCTCATTCTCCCTATATCTTGTCCACCCATCCAATAATGTTGTCCTGGGGGATACTGTGATGGAGGATTTAACAATTTTCCTATTTTTAAAGTTAAAAGCATCATACAGATAACAGGTAACGTCATACTCGCCGGTATATGGTAAAAAGTGAGCTAACTTATAAAAATCAACTGCATAGCCCCTATATGAAAAATTATAACCAGAACCAACCTGGTTTTGGGACTTGTTTATAACCCATTCTATCTCGTTGTAAGCTGAGAAATCTATTGTTCTCCAAGTAAGTGACCTACTATCACTCAAAGTAAAAGAAGGAAGTTCTAAAGAGTCCCAAGACATGCCCATTTCATCCCAATCCCAGGTGTCAGGAATAAATTCAAGCACCACAGGCATTCCTATATCAACCCCGCAATCTTCAATAGGGAATGATGTCGAAATGTTATCGCCAAGGTTTCTAATCTCACCATTCATTTTCTTGGTGTAAAAATTAGAAATAGCAGTTAAAAGGCTTGCATTTTGACTTGCGGTATATCTTTGGTTATTATGAAGCGGTTTAACTACATTACCAAAATCGGAAACCGGAGAATCCGTAATTGTTACGGTTCCATTCATCTTAGAAGGATTAACGGAGGAGTAGTAATAATATGGGCCAGTTGCACTAGGATTAACACCTATTCTAACAACACCGCCGGTTGAACCATTATTTGAAATTCCAACAGGATCTACCTGAGCTAAAGAAGCATCAGTAGTAAAGTAAAGATCAAATCCGCTTGTAACAAGATTGAAATTATATTCCCTTCCCCTTTGTATTGAGAGTGTCGGGTTTAATGTATTTGTTGTGGAGAACCTAAAAGCATCTCCAGAAGGCCCTATAACTTGCACATCTATATCAACCACATTATTATAGTTCATAGGGGATTGGATAGACTTAGCGTCAGTTCTTATACCAAATGCTCTAAGATCTTCTATAAACCCAAAATCTGGATTAGTTATAAAATTAATATTGTTACCGGAGTCAATCTCATCTCTTTCTAAAGTATCGGACCAAGCTTTTGTGTTATAAACATTATAATAAACACCCTCACCAGTTATATCAATTATCCTGGCATTGAGTGGAAGATAACTTTGCTTAAGTCTTTCCTTAAGTGCAAAAAGTTTAACAAGGACTTCCTCTTGAGTAAAGGTAAAGGATTCTGGGGTGACAGGATATCCATAAGGATCCTCTTGGGAGGAAGTAGTATTGATGTCATAATAGAGACCAAATAAAGAGGTCTTCTTATAAGTCCTTGAAGGAACAAGTGTATTTTCAGACGAGACATCAAGTACATATTCACCATCCGAGTTAGGTCCATATGTTTGCTCTAGCCTGTACTTACCACTATTTTCATTATCAAGGACGTCAGCAATCAAAACCGTTTGGTTTGGCGTCTTGGTATTGTTGTAATTGTCTAAGAATATTTTATTTTCCTGGAGAGGTGTAAGATTTACTCTTTGGTAATTTAAATTAAGCCAATATTCCTTTATCCTCAGGTCTTGGTAACCAAAGAATTTAAGAGCACCTATTAATCCCTTATAACTTCCTATGTAGGGGAAGATCTCTTCCCCAGCTACCATCAATTCCTTTCTTTTCTCATTTATCTCAATGTAATCAGGAAGTGGTTCATCTGGATCGTGATTTCTAAGAATAGTTGAATCTTCAGCCAAAAATGCTCTACCAAGATTTCTTGTAAGTACGTCAAGTCTTTCGTCAGAACCAACCACCTGTCCATAGAATTCTATTTCAGCAACCTTAGAGGGGGATCCTGAAGTAATATCTTCTACTATAAGCTTTCTCTCGTATACCTCTGCTCCCTGCTCAGGGGCATTAATTGCGATGTTTATCTGAAGAGACCTTGAAGGTGTTGCTGCTTCTGGAGTAGAAACATAACCGTTTGAATAGAGATCAGAAGCATTTTGAACTACCGGAAAAACTATATTTTGGTAGTTTGTTATAGTAGGATCACCCCCAAGTTCGGGATCATTCTCAGTTATCTTATACGTGAAGATAACATTAGAAACATCTACATCACCATAGGAATCATTTTCCCATCTCGATCTCCATAAGGGTGATCCGGTAGCTCCCGTAGCACCAGTATGTGGAAACCCTATAAAGTTTAATCCACTCGAAGAATCCTTAAACTCTTGCAAAACAAAAATCTGCTCATTCTCGTACAGACCAGCAGAAACGGGTTCAAAGAATATACTTCCCTTAAAATAACCGCCAGGAAGGTCCTGCGACAAGGTTTCACAATAAGCAATATTCCCATTCGATATTGCGGAGGGTCCAGTAAACGAACTTAGGTTTAGTGTAACAATCCCAGAAGCAACCGAAGCTGAAGATATAGCAGCAACAATTACATTAGCAGGTTGTATATTAAGCTTTAAACTTATTTTTCCGCCCTGCTGGGTTTTGGTATTTACTGTTTCTGCCCATTGGCTAATGTTAAAACCGTTAAGATCAACACTGTTCAAATAGATCACATTACTAGATAAAGATATCAAAGAAACCTTACCAGCAGCGGGTGTTGTATTTCCAGAAGAGGTCTCGTAATTGAAAGTGTAAGTTAAGGGAGTTGAAGCTGTAGCTCCAACATACTCAAAATTTAAAGGATTTCCCTGTTTATTATAAAATCTTAAATGCCTATCAGCCATTTTTAGAATACTCTTTTATTATTGAAAGGTACTGTGTAGTTGAAAAAATTCCTTATCTGCTTAACAGACTCAATAAGTGCAAAAACTACCCTTTGCATATTATTCAGGATTGCTATCTTTTGTGGGTCTCTAAACAGCACGTTAGATAGTGTTTTTTCAAAAATTTGGTTTTTATAATCAAATCCCTCTTTCACATCATCATTTATCGAAGCCCTTACATCATAGATATTTTCGGTTGGATCAAATTCATAATATCTCCTTTCCATTGCTTTCGGTTTAATATCTTTTGTAATATTTACATATGTATTAAGGTCCGAACAAGGTCCATAAAGCTGTGTACCTAAAGCATCCGTTGTAACTTTTCTATAGCCAGAGCATCCTATATTATATGCTCTTTCTTCAGCATCTGAAATGCTTTTATAGAGATCATCAGAGGTTTCAAAGTCAGTAGTATAAGTTCTAAACTTAAATCCTCTTACTGTATAACTAGTCTCTACTGGGGGTAGGTACGGTGTATAGTTACGGTTTCTCATAGCGTTGATCTCATTGATCTCGTATTACTAAGCGAATTTCTATCAGCATTTACGAGATTTGCTTTGGCTTTAGCATTTAATTCATTCAAGAAGTTTCTTGGGTTAATGCTCGAAATTGAAATATTTAATGCGGAGGGCTTACCAGTAACAATTCCCTCTTCATAAGTAGTTCCATATCTATCAGACCATCCACCTCGAAGAAGAACAAGTTCACCCCTTCCTATAATTATATCACCATACTCATCCATCCCAATTTGTCTTTCAAGCTGTGCATTAGATGCGTTCGATAGATTATCCACAGTTTCATGATATCTTTCATTGTCCTCACCTACAAAGAAGAAAGAAACTGAATCTACACCTTCGACGCCTTCTATAATAGCAATTATATCAGACTTTGGTATCCTATCCCTCCTTTTAAGATTAAGCATGTATTCTGATATTCTTTCCCTGATAATATCCTTAAGAATCTCAGGATCATATCCTTCGAAAATAGACATAGACACATTTCCAACAAACCTTTTTATCTCAGAATCTAATATTTTAACAACAGTAGTTGCTATCATTCTACCAGAATCTTCTATCAAATTAAGTAAAGAAAGCTTTTGAGACTGTGTAAGCAAAAACTGACTCTGAGGTATATCAAAGTAGTCTTGGTTTGAGGTAAGAGAAATAGTTACATCTGGGACTAAGAAAATGTAAACAACATTGTCGTCATCCAGGTATTCATCATCAAAAGTTGAGAAAGCCTGTATTTGTGAGAATATATTTAGCTTTTGCAAATAAATCTCATAATTCTCAGAATTAGCAAAAACATAAGACCTACTTGTTTTAGGAGCAACTAATCTTGTCAGTTCTATGGGTTCTGGATCTGCACCAAAGCTTGGATCAAGCAATCCCGTTACTGTAAGGTAGTTATTAAGATTTACGTCATTACCAAAAAGATCCGTGCCACTATCAAGGAATCTATAAGTAAGGTTTGTATCAGATCTTGATTGTAGATTACCACTGAACCCCGAGGTTTGCAAATACTCTACAGTTATGATACTCCCAGATTGTGGTATTTTACCAAAATTATTATTTCCAAAATATATGTCTATACCTTCACCAATTCCACTCTTTACTAAGTAGCCCTCTCCATTTAATGGTATGTCATATAAGGATTCATATCTTTCCCATTTGTTACCGTTAACATATACATCCACATAAAACTGATCAATGTATGCACCAGCTTTAGATGGAAGATTGAAGCTCTGCAATGAAAGTCCAGTTCCAGTAAACGTGGAGGTAGAAAAGGAACCTTGGACTATCTTAAAATTGTACTTTTTTCCTCTTGTTAAAGGTATCTTTACAGAAGGTGAATTCAATACAATTGTATATGGAAGACCATTTTGGATACTTTGTATCTTTGGGTTGTTACTTAGTATGACAGCGCCGCCGCCTGCATCATCTTCTCTCAAGTTCCAGGCTACAGATGCTTCCCCTTGTGCAGACATACCCCTTACTGGATCATATCCTGCAATTCTGGCCAAACTTTTTATAGAATAACTTCTAGTTGCCTCTTGCATGTTAAGTTCAGTGATAGAATCCTCTATGAAGTAAAGAATAAGTTGGGAAAGGTTTTCAAGAACAAAAAGTATCTGTCCCCAGGCAGAGGATACAGTAAAGACGTTCCTTGTCTGATTATAGGTCCTTTGTAGAAATTCAAAGGAATCCCCAAGAAGCCCTTTGATAAGGATGTTATTTTTTCTAAAAATATTGTTAGCCATCTTCTTAACTTACTTTCAATGATATTGTTGGGCTTTGGTCACCCGAACTTGGTATATAAAAATCAAGCAAACAGATGTCCCTTTCGGTACCCTGGTAAAATTTCAAATCAAAATATCCACCCAATTGAGCAAACAGGGGTACATAGAATCTAAGTCCCTTCTCTATTTCATCTCTTAACGTTTTTTCGGATAGTTCTAAACTAAAAACCAAATCCTCAAGATTAAGTCCGAATTTAGGGTCACCAAGGACTTCTCCCTTATTAGTAAGGAGAAGCATTTTCAGTTGACCTATACAAATTTCAACCGGTTGAGTTATCTCAACAATATTTTCCTTGTAATTTGGATCAGAAGGGTCTCTGTTATAAATCTCTACCATGGGAAATTTTAATTCCCCATATATATCAAGATTAGTTCCACTGTAAGAAATAAGAAGGAGTGTTCTCCCCGTTGATCATATCCATGACCTCTTGAAGTTCTCTTTCTCCATCAGATCTAAGTTCCGACGTATTTACTCTTACACCACCAGGAAGGTTATAATCAAAAGCGCTTAACACCCTGGAGAGAGAAATCTTTGCCTTAGCTAAGCAGTATCTAACAAACAACTCGTCGTCGTATAGTTCATAATCATCAATAGCAATAAAACATCTTACAGCCACATCCATACCGTTTTGGTTATAGCCTGTGCCTACGCCACCAGATCCAGATCTATTTGGATCTCTACCTAGAATGGTAAGTTTCTTATTGTTTTTATTAAACTTAAATGCAAATGTCGGTAGTAGATATGCTTGTGCAAGATCAAAGTAAGAATACATAACTGTCCTATAAACTAGGTTATCCCCAGTAAAAGGAGATAACAGAAGTTCAGACCCAAGAAGTTTAGAGTCACCAAAATCCCTATCTGGAGTTCCTGCAATACCCATTCCATTAACTTCTCTTACATCATAAACACTGACAATCTTCTCTGGCAGTTTTATCTGGCGGGTTCTTCTAAACTCCTCATGACCGAATAGGTTGTTGGCAAGGATAAAAACCCTTTCCTCAGCAGCATATTGATAGTTGTCATACATATACAACTTTGCCCTTCTTATGATTCTGTGTATTTCATCATCATTAAGATTATAGGGTAAAGAGCAACTTGCTGAAAGATCGTCCTTAATTTCCTGTACTAGTTCTTCTAAGGTCATGTTAGTAATTCTGATTTTTAAACTTTATTCTAGATATAGGATCGTTCAGATTCTTTAGTCTGGAATCAGTTATAAATCGACTTTTCCTTATTTCATTAAAGTCTTTTGCTTTTTCAGTCTCCTTACTTACTTGTGCATTTCTACCGATATCTGCCTTTCTAAGGACACCACCAGTAATTTCACAATCGATCATCTTTTCGGGACAATCAACGTAGCATTCAATAAGTTTATTTCCATAGTCTGCGCTACAATCTTTGATTTTAGACTTTTGGATGCTATTCGAATTAGTTATCTCTGAATTGTATATTTCACTATTCCTTATATCGGATCCGAATAATCTACAATTATCCAACTTTGAAGATCTGATTTTACAATTAACCAAATCCATATCGTCTATATAAGAAGCGTTTTTTACCTTAGCATCCTTCAATTGGAATCTACCATTGGTGGTATCATAATTGAAGAATCCGCTCCTCACATTTCCCTCCACTATCAAATCAAATATCTTTTCCCTTATGTAAGGGAAATAGGTTTTGATATTTTCTTCATAGCCCTTAAGATCTACAAGAAGATGGAAATCTGGGAAGTTGCTAAAGAAGCTTTCGGGATTTGAGAAACTTCTAACAACCTTAGAATATTCTTTCATCATCTTCTTGAGATTCTCAAGATCATTTTTGTCATAAACAGACCTACCGGAAAGAATATCATGAGTATAAAGAATGACATAATCAATCACTTCTCTAATTGCACCTATTTTCTTCTGGTAATCCCTGCCACCAAGATATCTTATCTCAACGTATCCCTTTGGAATTTTACTAAAATTAGCACCGTAATACTTCTCCTCAGGTATCTTGAAAAGCTTTGGATCTATATAAGAAACATTTTCTAGTATCGAAAATCTATTTCTAGGAATTACCCTTTTAATAGACTTAGCGTAAACGTTATTTTTTCTATTACCAAACTTTGAGTAAATTAGTCCCTCGTCTATGCCTAGTATAAATTTAAGCTTATCAAGTTCCTCCATCCTTTTCAAAGATCTATCAAACTTGTCAAAACTTAGTGAAAATTGGAATGCACATTTATCTGTAGTCCACCCATTCTCGCCAATCCATTTTAGAACTTTTATAAGTACGGGAATTGCTTCAGCATATGGTAAAGGACCCGTTACCAACTCATTCATTTTACTACCACCAGAGTAATCTGGCTCTAGCTTAAATACCTCTGAGCTAACTGGATCCTTCGAGTGATACTTATTGGAAAGCATCACTTTTTTACCCAACAATTTTGACAAAGACTCGGTAATCCTTCCCCTAACCATTTCAGAAAAGAATTCAAACTCAAATCCTAATACAGCAGAGGAAAGTACCTGTCTTTTATCAAAGTGGGTGTAATTACTCATTAAGTGGTTCTACAAATATTTTACCCATCACTGGATCTACCTCATAAACGGAAACGAGTATTTGATCTCCACTTTTGAGATTTTTATGGTCCCTACTAAGTCTTCCTTGTGGAATCATAGCCATTAAACCCATTTCAGGAAGTTCAACTAAAGCACCATTTTTTCTTTTGTGCTTTACCCTTGCATTCGAAATTGGATTTGATCCTTCATCGATGTCTTTCTTAAGATCGTAAATCTTAAGTGTTTTATCTACTGGTTCGCCAAAGGTCAATGTAAGTCTGTTGTCATCTTTTACTTCCTTCACGTAGAATTCAATCTCATCGCCAGCGGTAAATCCTTGGACCTTCTGGTTGTCAAATTCTGTCTTGTGTATAAGTCCAGTGTAAATGTCTTCCCATTCAACAAAGATACCAAAGCTCGAGGTTCCTGTAACGTGTCCTTTATATTTCTTGGTAAGATCGAGTTCTTGTATCTTCTCGTCCATAATCTTATTAAGATACTTCTTATAAGAAACTACGAAAATGTCTTTCTTCTGTACGTACCCGTCGATCATCACATAGATTTCCTTGCCTAAATAGGATTCAAAATCTGTAATCTTGTTAGCAGCTGCTAAAGATCCAGGAAGGAAACATTTAATGCCCTGAACGTCAACGATATAGCCACCATTATTAATGGATTCAATTCTAGCTTCATATGCAAGAGATTCTTTCTTAATTTGTTCAAAGAATTCCTGTTTGGTATTCTCTATGAAGCAATCGATTACAGACCCATAATAAGTGCCGTTTACGTTTCTGACAATCGTCTGTATTTCTGATCCTATCTCAAACTCAACCCCAGTGATTCCAAGTTTGCCTGCATCCTTTGTTTCCTTTACAAGGTCAATATAAATTGACTGCCCCTCGTATGTCTGTGCAATAGCGTATTTTTCAGTTAGAGTGGTAATTGTGCTTTCGTAAGAATTCCCAGTTCTTAGATCTTTGGAAGAATTTATTCCCTTCAGGCTTTCAGCCATTTGATAGTACAAAGATTGTGCATAGTCTTCCCTACAGTAAACTTTGGAATCGTCAAAAACTTCTATGTCTCTGTTGATTGTTCTTCTGTTAGGGATGTTCCAGTTAAACTCTTCCTGGATGTTATCTTTGTTTTCGGATGTGTTCATTTATTTTTGTATTAGAAAGTTAACTAAACTATATATCTAATAACAAAATTAGCTTTCAAGAAGGGAAGGAAGAGCAAAATCAGTAACGAAAACTATCTCACGCAAAATTTTAACCCTAAGTTTGTAATAGGACTCCTTTTTATCATACGATAATTTGGTAATCTTGTATTTATTTAATGCATCGTAAACAGATCCACTAAATATTATTTTCCTTTTCACTTCATCCTGGTTATAATCATTTCCATAAACAACTATATTCGTGTCTTCCAGGTTAAATTTTTTTGCGGAAAGGGAGCTATCAAAAGTGAAATTTTTTCTTTTATCGTTAAACCAAGGAACATTATTTATGATTAATAAAATCCAAGCTCTTATCTTAACGCTATCCCCAAGCTCCTTTACATTTAAAGCTCCCCAATAAAAATCCTGCCTTCCTCGAAGTCTGAAGGGATAAAATGGTTCTTTTCCCTCAAATAATCCACCACCAACTCCATCCTTACTAAAATTCAAAAATTGCTGACCGAAGCTATAAGAGCGGTAAGTAGCTACACCCGGAAGAGGAGAAATCTTGTTTCTATAAATAGCAGTATCCAAGCCGTTGGAATCTAAAAGATCATATAGGTCATAAAAAATGTCCTCCACACCAGGCTCCAAATCTTTTTTTTCATTTTGTACAACATCATAAGCAGCATCTAATGCATTTTTTTGATTCTCATTTCTCCTAATTGGAAACACTCCCCTATTTACTAATCTTATTCTTCTTCCCCTTTTGTTATTGCCCTCCAATATTAAACCAGGCTTATCCAAGCTCATAACTCTATCTGACTCGGTAGAATAAGTCTGCAAAAAAGAATCAATTGGGACATTAAATAAAAGTTGAAGAACTTCCGATGTAGAATCAATCAATGTTTCAGGAGAGTTAAAACCACCATCCAGTTGACTTTCAATTTCAGCCCTGCTTTTGCCTTCATTCAATCCTAATATACTTCTAAGTACAGCTGGTATTAGGGAAGGAACCTGTTGGGCTAATCCACCAAAAACAGCTATTATTCCTTTTATAGCTTCCCAAGCTACCACTACTTTAATTGGCAGATACCTTTCTATTATAAATAAGAATTCCCTATCAGGATTTGTAATACTTAAACTAGCTTTTAAAGAATCGATATTAATACCAGCAAGTAATAAATCCCCTATAGACTTTTCCTTTGCTAAATCCAATATACTTTTAACTAGTACAACATTTATATCAAAATAAGATGATCCCTCATTTCTAACGAAATTCTTCGTACTAATTCTATATTTTCCACTTTGATCATCAAACTGAAAACTAAACTCGTCCCCCGGTGTAAGATATGCTAGATATGGTAATGCATTTTCAACAGTATTTGAAAAAGAAGAAACCTTGAAGTTAGTTATCTTAGATATTTTATCTGAATTAACTAAAACTTGTCCTTCCTTTGGAAAATCCCCTTCTGTTATTAGATCAAATGTAATTTGGGGGCCATTTTCTTTTTCACTTTCAATATTTAAACTGTTATTTAAATTTTCAAAGAAACTTGGATTAGGAACATAATTTTTTAACTTCTTAGAAAAATCTCCACAAACCATATCAGAAACCAAAGGTTGTAAACCCCTACTTGGATCATCGGGATCGTTGAGTGCTTCTTCCCATGTAATATTAGAAGCTTGTAATGGACTTTGAATATAGGGTCGTAATACCTCCAAAAATGATTTCGATACAAGATCGCAAATCAATCCTATTGGGTCTGTAATTCCTTTAATTACCGTCTTGATGAGTTTAATTGGACCTGAAATCAATTCGCCAAGACCCTTTAGAACCCCAACGACAACCCTAATTGGCAAAAGAAGTAATTTTAAATAATTTATAATTATTGCTATTAAAAAGCAAGGATTGGTTACAGCAATTTCCAATAACCTAGCAAGTACTATTAAGTCCTTCTTACTTTGCTCATTAGAATTTTCAATACCAGCTTGGGTTTCCTCCTGAATCTTTGCAAAATCCAAAGATGGAAATTTACCCTCCAAAACACCACCCAATAATTCTTGAAATTCCACACCAGTTTCATCGGACAGCTTTTTAATATACTGCTTTGTAGGTGAAGAGTCCTGAACATTTTCAAAATCACCAAGTACAAAAGAAACTGAGGATAATAAAGGAATGTTTAATCCCAATGAACTTAAAGGCATTCTTAGTGTTCCATCAGCTTGCAAAAAAGACCGAGTAGCTAACTGACACCCATTAAGCTTTAAACTTGATAGGTTAAAACCAGGTATAGTGTTTTCACCCTTTCCATTTTTTAGATTTTTAATGGACTTAACTGAAAGATTCAATCTTACACTTTGGTCTTCGCTAAGAAAAATTGAAGAGTTTACTATAAAGGTACCTAAAAAATTATCATCAGATATTTGAATCTCATCACCTGAAACTATCCTTTCTAGGAATGTGTTATCAAATCCGCTGTTTGTGATTTTACTAATTGTAACCTCAGAAATATTAGGTATAGATGATTGTTGTGTTGTATATTGCCCAGATGAAGGTAACCCGCTAGAATTAAAAACACCCACATAGGAATAATCCTCAAAAGAATTAAAAGCCCTACCATCGCCCTCTGGTGGATTATAATTAATGTCAGGTCCACCTCCTATCTCCAATTTTATAGGAAATGGGAATTCATTAAGCACGCTATTTACTCCTTCATCTAGTAAAAACTGCAATGGGTTTTGGAAAAGACTCTTTAGGGCTTCGAAAGTATCTTTAATTTCTTTGAATCCACCGGTTAAAGCTTTTTTGCCTAAAAATATAGGAGCAAAAGAAGAGGCTAAACTTTTCTCAAATACCCTTATTTGAAGTTTAAGAAGTAAAGAAAGTCCAGGTAAATTCGGAGTTGTTAACTTAAACTTAGGGTCACTAATTATCTTTTCCGCTGAAACGTTTACTCTATCAAAAAATGCATCTATTTCAAAATCCTCTAATATTTTGTCCGGTAAAACAGGCATATATTACTTTGTTTTAGATATGTTGGACAAATGTGTTGGATCCGAAGGTATTACAGGGGGTGAGGTTGGACCACCAAGGTTACCAATATGTGTATGGTTATTAAAATATGTTTGGAACGTGTTCCCCTTAATAACGGATTCTATCGCTGCCTCTCCTAATTCTATATTATTAGAATTGATAATGACCTTATTATTTTCCATCCTAATCTGGTCACTTCCCATCTCAATTACTACCCTAAGTTGACCTCCGTCTTGAGTGTCCAATTGAACCTTAGCATCGCCAAGGGCTAGATTCAATCCCTTTTTCTTGGTATAAAATATTTTTAAAGGACCTGGTTCCGCACCAACGTCATAAACAAATGAGTGTGCCCCTTCATACGAATCACTAATCTCAGCTAGCATCTCTGGTGAGCTTTCCCACTCACCATAGTAAACCATTCTGTAATAGTTCTGCCCATCAAATTCACATGCTACAACAGAACCTACTCTAGGAACAGAAAGCCTTCCGTTACCACTCCCACCAAACGAAATACCATTCACTTGGCTTGCCCATGGTATATCCTCAGTTTCCAGCTCATCGAAAAGTCCAAATACCTTTATCTTTGCCCTTCCATCTTTTAGTGGGTCATCAATATCTACTATTTCACCAAGATATATTTTAGGCGGATTATAAGGCATTCACTCAATATTTTATTGCTCCTCGTAATCATCTGGGTTATAATCACCAAGGCTAACATTATATTTATCAGCAGGTTTTGAGTTCCCCAAATTAAGTGGATTCTCAATTATAAAATCACCATTAGTAACTGGATAAACGTTTCCAATTTCGCCAGAGGTCGGGTTTTTTCTTGAAGAAGAATAAACTGTTCCCGGAGGTTGTGTAAAGTTATTTTCTGGGGATCTTAATTCACCTCTGGAGGATACTTGTGAACTTTCACCATACACTTTTGAGGTTTCGAGAGAATCGGTAGTGAAATTCCTATCCGTGTAAACGTCATCGTTTAGGTTAGAAGTATAATTTCGATCTGGTACGCCAAGATCAGCGCCAGGGACATTGTCATAAACATCCCCAGATCTTTCGAATTTATATTGCCTATCGGGAACTCCAAGGTCAGTTCCAGGAACTTCATCATATGCATCACCACTACTAGGTGGATATGCTCTATCAGGAACACCTAAATCAGTTCCAGGAACGTCATCATATGCATCACCACTACTAGGTGGATACACCCTATCAGGAACTCCGAGATCTTCACCAGGAACATTTTCGTAAACGTCATCATTTACCTGAGGATACACTCTATCAGGAACTCCTAGATCCTCACCAGGAACATTTTCGTAAACGTCATCATTTACCTGAGGATACACTCTATCAGGAACTCCTAGATCTTCGCCAGGTACTCCTTCATATACGTCAGTTGGAGGAACTGGAGGATACACTCTTTCCTTCGGACCACCTTCACCCATAGTTTGTGGGTTCGGCAAGTTTCCTTTGAATATATTATCAATTCCGGTTTCAGCTGCCCCGTTTAAAAAATTCTCCAAATTGTTAAAACCGAAAGATCCGTTTTGACTAGTCAATCTACCAAGTTGTGATGGGTTAAACGAATATATGTTTCCTAATAAAGACTGGTCGATTCCACTTAAAGCAGGATCTATAAATTGATTAATGCCCTCGTTTACCAAATCAGATACTGCATTCGAAACCACATTAGTTAAAGCTTGCTGACCAAGTCCAAGAAAACTCTCTAAAGAAAGTGTATCGTCCCCAAGGAATTGGTAACTCGATCTGTTTTGATCCCAACCATCCGCAAGAACCAAAGGCTTTTTGTCAGCCCTAATATTTGGGTATTGGTTTTTCGTTCTAACCTTTCCTACATGTATCCTAAAAGACTGATCCTCTGGATCGGCATTACTTGATCCCATATCTATAGTGCTTTTTAGAGGAGTACTGTCACTAAAATCAAACTCACATTGGCTACACTCATAAATTAAAACTGGCTTTATACCGGTTTGATCTTGCTGATTCGTTAAAGCCTGTACGTCGTTTTGAAGACCGGATCCGCTAAAAACATTATTTACAAAAGATGAAAAAGCACCTCCACCTCCACCACCTTGAGATGTTTCAGAACCAAGATTAAATCCATCTACACTATATTGACCACTTTCTTGTGAAACAATAGATGACCCTGGATTGTTATTTGTAGAAAGCAAAGAGCTTAAGTTGTCAATAGCAGATAAAGCTGTACTAGATGCTGTTAACCTACTTGTCTTGAAAAAATTTCTAATCTCAGTAACAAAAATCCACATGGTGAATTTTCTTAGATTTCTAGGAACCAAATACCTCATATTATCAGCATCAAAAGTTGCTTGGTTATAAAGATCTGCTAGGGCACTTATTCTAAGGTTTAAAGATTCCAGACAATTTATTACCAAAGCCTTGTCTCTAGTTCTTTGTGGATCGAATGTGTCTACATCTTCTTGGTCTTGAAATCCGCTTTTAGATATTTTATCAAGTGTATTAAGTCCTTCTATGGATTGGAAAAACCAAGGAGAATTTGTATTTATTTCCTGCAAAAGTTTTTGAAATTGCCTTAATGCTTGTGCTCTTCTTTGTGTGTCGCCTCCAGGGAAATTTGCTTCCCTTTCTAGAAGGTAATTATAAGCAGAGTAATAAGTTACGTCGCTCTGTCTTCTCAAATACTGCGGTTGTCCGAAGGGGTTTTGCAAATTAGTAGCAGCTCCAGCACCGGAATCAAGCGTATAATTCTGGGCTCTTAACAATGGACTTGGAGCCCATCCATAATCAGGATTGATTGGAAGTATACCAGGATCAAACACGATCTTAAAACCCAAATAGGTAGGGTCTTCGTTCTTTCCTGAATTGGATAACTTAAAACCCTTTAAAAATAAATTTCTATTCTTATCTGTTGCTCTGATTCCCATAGGGGTTCTATTATTTTACTATATTTATCCAGTTAGGAGATTAATGGGGAAAGATTTAGGGAAAGCTCCAGCGCTATTCAATGTCCATTCCCTCTTATTCAAATGAAGCACTTGGTACACACCTCTGAGGATATCATACCTAACTTCCATAGCGCTCACCACATAAATTCCGGATAGGAATCTATCAAGTACTGGATTTGTTTCACTTTCGGGTTTTTGGTCATTTGATACACCAGTATTTTCTTTTCTTTTCCCCTGCTCGTTTGCATAAAGGATGACCGGCACTGCTTGCCCTCTATAAATTCCAGCATAGTAACCGCTGAGTTCAACCTTAAGTGTAAATTTCTCAAGGTCCCCCAAATTAAATTCGTTCTGTATAAGAGCTTGGATGAAGTTATCATGCACTCCACTAGTGGAGTTGTTGAGTGAACCATACCATGCTTTTCTAACCTCAACCTTGTATAAATCCTCCTTAGGTCTACCTTTTTGCAATACCTGGTTCTCTCCAACAAAATCGGAGGTACTTGTTTCAATAGTATATTTGACATACTTCTCAGCAAAGGATTTTTCAGGAACTATCGCCTCGTCATAAAACTGGACCTCCTGGATGTAGCCGTACTTATTTGAGGTGTTACCAGATTTGGAAAGTAATGTAAAGTTATTAATAAAGAAGGGAAGATCACCAGATCCCCTTTGGTTGGTTAAGGCCAAAGGCATTTCTTGCATATCAAGTTCAGTTTCGGCCAAGAATGTATCATTAGCAGTATCACCACCTCTAATAACCTTTACCTGTTGTACATAATCATCAGCAGTTAGCTGGTTATGCATGTTTACAAAAGTTAAATTGTAATACGGATCAATCCAAACACGGTAAAAGCTCTCGTCATTCTTATAAGATCTCTCGCAAATTTCATGTATAAAGTTATAATATGAAAAGTTTGGGCATATCCATGTCATGGTATCGTCGAGAGCGCTATCGTTCGAAGAAAAACCTAAATTTAGATCTTGTGAAACCTCAAAAAGAGCATCATATGATGTCATAGTACGGAAAGCTTTAGAAACCTCCGAGTATAAACCAGGGATTCTAGTTTCCCCAAGAATCGTATATCTTATTTTATTACCCTCAGGGTCCTGTGATTGTGAGGAGCGAACATTCAAGATATTAAAGTCCATCCTAATAGGTTTGTAAATTTCCTCTTTAGACCTAATGTACATCGATATTATATCACCATCCTTAGGATAATTTACACTAACAAACATTGGATCGTTCATCGTAAAACTTAGCCTTACAGTGGGTAGAAAATCAATTTGTAAAAACTCAAAATAATCCATTTGCTGATCAACATAATACCCATTTATAAAAACCACGGGCCTATAAGCACCCCATGATTTATCATCAGCATCACTTGCTAACGAGGAATTGGGTGTTTGTTCGCCAGTTCTATTAGGAACAACCAATTCATCTAACCTAATACTAGTTTTGGAAAAGTTATTTATAATAATCTGGTCAGATGCCATATGTTTTAAATATTAGCGTTTGGATTAGGAGCCGCGTTACTTACATCCGGTGCCAATCCAATAACCGAATTAGTCCTAACTGTCTGCCTTTCTCCGTCTTGTAATATGTTAGGTGGCAAAATCTGTGGGGTAGGATTTTTTGCCTTTGACCTTCGGTCTAAGAAATCTTTTCTAGAATCACTTACCTTAAATTTCCTTTGCTCCTGTGACTTTCTAAACTCAGAATTTGGATTATTATTTGCTTCGTCTTTCCGTAGTAGTGAAGCTTTTGTTGATAACATGCTGTCAATAGACTTGGTAGTTGGAGCTGCAAAAACTTCACCAACACTTATGGCAAAGGGATTACACACGCCATTTACTTTTAAAAGACTACCAGTATAAGACATAGAACCATACATTTTATATGCCATTAGGTCTGGTCTCATTTGCTCGTCTTCTTTTACAACAAAATACTTTTTAAATCTTACATCCACATTTTTATATGATATGCTAGATCTTGCCAGGTCCCAGATACCATAGTTTCTCTGCTGTTCCTTGCTATCGGGATTAAATATGTTTTTGTTTCTTGCTAATATGTCTATTTCAAGCATAACATAAAATATTAGTTTGTTTGTCCACCGTTCTGAGCCACCACATTCGAAGGATCAGTGAGTGTAGTTCCATCCTTGGTTGTCTGAACAACAGTTCCATCGGAAAGTCCTTGGTTATAGATAGATTGATTGTTTGCATAAGTTGGTATTGTACTTTGGTAAAGCCTTCCATCACCTCTATTAAACATACTTTCAATCTCACCTCTTTCTCTATCTCTTCCATGTTTTAACGTGAAAGTTGCCATAACCTCTGTTGGAAAATCATCCGGACCAAGAACTTCATTAAATTCTATATTTACACCATCGCAAACAAGATTGCCTATCATCGCTATCGGATTCATTGGATTACCAACCACTAAATGCCATTCACCTGTTGGTGCACCGGTTTGAATAGCTATCGGAAGCTGTATATTCTCAACGAAATCGTCAGCAAGAGCGAAAGCAATAATGTTACCAATTGCAGCGTCAGATTCTATAAGTTCGTTTAACCCACCAATATCGGTTTCCTTTAATTGTTTTATTGCACTTTGAAGCTCAGTAACTGCTTTTTCAACAGAATCTGCAGACTCTTTAAATTGCTGTGCTTGTGGATCATTCATTGTTAATCCGTCAGGATCTGAAAGATATTTAATAGCAGTTTTAGTCCATTTAATAGGATCTGAATAAAAAGCCCTTAACCCCTCATCTCCACCAGGAAATCCAATAGCTGGGAAAGTGTTATCGTATCTAATATCTGGGGTTAGAAAATTACCATAATTAGTACCAATAGCAAGTAAGTTTCCTATGATATCAAGCATTGCAGCTTTAGTGTTTACTTCACCAACGGATGTTAGCTCATAATGGAACTTAAGTCTTATTGGGTTTTCGGTAAAAGTCAGTCCTCTCCCTCTTACCCATGTTTTATCCACAGTATCTACAGAAACGAATATAAAGTCAGAAAGAGGCCCGCCTTCAGAGATCATTTTGTCCCTCAATGCATAGTTTATTTTAGGAACGGTAACTTCATCCCTACCACCTTCGGTTGCTGCAACTGCTATATTTGCAACGTCACCCAAAGTAGCTAAAAGTTCACCTGCCCCTGCACCACTAGCAGCACCAGCAAAAGCTCTTCCGAGCACACTTTTGAAAAATCCTTGGTCAAATCCTTTTTGGTAGCCAACGTCGTTTTGATATTTGTCTTGCCATGTTAGACCAGCACTAAATCCAATTATCTCATCCAAAGAGTTATCTGTGTTTCCTCCCCACCAGGTTACTGCCTGGGCAACGGGTCTACCAGCACCTTGTTTTTTATATAAATCAGAAGCTAAAAGCTGATCTGGTATAGAAAGGTTATCTCTCATTGGAGCAGGGAACCTTCTGAGAGTTACCATATAATTATTTGGGATAGCACCATAATACTTACAGTACAAAAAGTCTTTCCAGTAATATGGAGCAGAAGCTCCCCCTATAACAAGTGATTTATTTCCTCTTGTACCAAGACTTCCGGAAGAATCTTGTCCGTCCTCTCCCATGGAAGCATCGATCTCATTAAGAGTTTCTTGTGTTATTCTAACAAGTTGACCCGCAGAGGGGTTCTTACTAGCGCCTCTTCCAGTAACACTGGATACCGAAGAAATAGAAGAGTTAAATTCCCTATTCTCGGATTTATAATATTCCTGTATAAATGTGTTCTGATTGCTTCCAAAAGAATAGAAAAGGAACTGACCATATTTAGCATCGTCAGAGGAATAAAAACCACCATTATAAAATAGAGTTCTTGGTGTTGGTCCTTTGTTAGGATTAACAGATCCAAGGTTGGACATCCTCGAAGTTAATTGCGCGGATGCACTATCTAATTGTTCTTCTCTCGATCCGTGAATAGAACTGTTCGCAGCTGTGGTTGGGCTACCTGAGGAATTACCAACGGAATACCTTAATTCCCTTTCTGCATAAGATTCAGTAGAGGATTGGGATCCTGTTCTTGAGTTTGTCCCTGTTGACATTTATATAGACAAGATTTTTTTTCATTCTACCTCGATGGTGAATTCAAACTCCTCTTCCATTTCTTCTAAGAAATGATTTAGGTTTTCTGCAAACCTTTGTGAGATGTTTCTATACACCACCAAGATGTCATTACATCTTGTACTATATATTCCTTGGGTTATTTTCTTCTGAACTGCGTAATTGATGACAAACTCTGATTCTGGGGAAAGCTCGTTAACATCATAGCCGAGCTCCCTTATGATTTTTCCTATATCCACAATATAATAGGTTTTATCAGAGCAATACTTTCTTTTGGCCTCTTTTAAAGAACTTGATGTAAGAAGAAATCTAGTATCTGGTATTTCCTTAGGCATTATCTTTGGTTTCTTTTTCACCAGAAGCCTGAGGACCCTCATTTACATCCTTTAAGAAATTAAAGGAACTAGTATTTAATTTAACGGTATCGTCTGGATTATCCTCTTTCTCAGTGGATAAATTTTTTGCTATTTCTTCCTGGATGGCAACCTCTCTAGCTCTCTGAGCCTCTATTTGACTGTTCTTGTTATTCTCAAGATTTTTTAGGTGAATCTGCTGTCCCATCTGCTGGGCTCTTCGTATTCTTTCCCTCATTTCATCGAAGGATTCATTTTTCCCTAGTAGACCAAACTGTTTGGCCATTTGTCTTCTTTGTCTTCTAGATTGACTCATTCTGCTGAAAATTTAAACGCATCCTCTTTAGATTCCTCGGTAGATCCTTGTATATCAATACCAAGAACATATTTAAACAACTTTAGAAAAAGACCGGGGATGAAAATGTCTTTAGCTTTTACCACATCATTAGCGGGAATAAACTTAAATTCCATCTCCTGCTCTTCTGGACTACCGTCTGTTGTTGCTTCACCCTTTTGTAAACCAGTGACATCTACTGCAAAGCAAGGTTGTTCATGGTCGACAAACTTAGATGACGTAACGGAACCAAGATAGTACCACCTTTCATTTTCATCCGCTTGGAATCCACTTTCTTCCATAAGTTCTCTTTTTGCTGTAGTTAATAGATCAGGATCCTCGTCGTCACTTGTTCCTGTGATAAGAGACACTGTCATACCACCTTCTCTAAAAGGATTTGGCTCCTTTAAAACACCAATTGCCAAAGGGAGTCCTTGCTCATCAGATATAAATGGCATTACAACAACATTCATAAATGTTGGGACTACACCAATTCTACCATCCCTTTCGACTAAATTTAGGCCAGGTGTTTCGTATAAGACTTTATTCGTTTCCATCCTCTACCGGTTTGTTTTCTTCTTTCTTGTTCTTAACTCTTTGACTTGTTGACTTTTGAGAAGCATCATAATAGCTGGTAATAGATTCTGCTAAAGCAGACCTAATATCCTCAATATCAATACCCTCGGTAACATAATTTATTATTTCCTCGTTTGCACCATCAAAAGAACTTATAAGAACATTATAAAGACTCTTTGGCGGGAGATTTAATTTTAGGGAAATATTCACATTTACCCAATTCTCCTTTTGCTGCTTAAGTAGCTTATATATCGGAGATTCTTCAAGTGCTACCGAAGAAACTGTATTTCTCTTAGAAGCAGCAGGCTGTGTCTGAACATCTTTTGGCAACGGATTTACCGGAACGTCAGGAGAAATTTGTGTATCACCAAAGTCGACCTTTGAAGCAGGAAAGGATTCAAGATATTCTTCCAAAAGCTCCAGGTTAATTCTTCCTCCTCCTTTAAAATCAATAAAGGTCATCCCAGTGGATTCGTCCGTTGTGACACCATCAAATTTTTCGATGTTGCCCATCTTGTCTCCCTTAATCCATTGAAAATCGACCTTGGAGAGTTCTTCTTTAATCTCAGGTAAAGTTTTTTCCTTTAGATCCATCTTTTTTTTCTTCTTAAATATTCGGCTCAGCCATCCCATTTACTTTCAATCATTAAGAGGTTAATCGAAAATCGAAAAGGTATGTGTAAAAACAATTCACTGGGCAGCATTGCTAGATTTAAAAATTATATGGAAAATGTACAAAAGTGTTCCGGGTTCTATGAATTACCCAGAAATTTGGATCTAGCATCAGAATACATTTCCTCAATGTGCTGTTCAGGAATAGTATTTTTAAGAATGTTCATTACCTTTTTAATCTCCCTCCTTTCATCAAGATGCTTATCATCCTTCTTTGGTGAAGAGGATTTATCCCAGGAATGATACTTAAAAAGCTTCATGAGGTGGTCCACGAGATCCCTTTGATTTTTATTATTGTCTCCTCCGTTACACACAGAGAGCAAATACTTATCAACTGGGTTATCAAGCATTCCCTTAATAGAATCATGTTTACATTCAAAATTTCCCTTTGGAGTTCTATAAACACAATTAAATCTGCCGCCTTTTCTTTTTATAGAAATCAAAGGATGTATCTCATCAGTAGTTTTATAAATAAAGATCTTCTTAAATAAGTCTTCCGGTTTCTCCTTTTCAATTTCAAATTCCATCCCATTTGAAATTTGCCCGTCCATTTGTAAGGGTGAATTAGAATTAAATGTTTTTACATCCTCCTTAATACCCAAAATATCTAAAATCATATTAGCATCATCCTCAAGTTGATTAGCAACCTTTGAAAGTTCTTTATACTGAGAAGAAACATATTCCTCTATGATATCCGAAATTTTTTCACCATTATCGTCTTCCCTGAACCAGTTCATATTAGTATCAAAGGAAATAATGTCATACCCAGGTTGAGTGGTGAGACCTACATATTTTTTAGGCACCGAACAAGACTTCTCACCCATTTGAAAAGTAAAGTTATCACCATCGTCTATTCTCTTTAATGTGATACCAGGATTAGGTATTCTAAGCTTTATTTCGCCAGACATATTTGGACCAATTAGTCCAACATCCTTTTTAGATATCCCCCGAGATTCAAAAATTCTCCCAAACTGGCCAAATTTAAGTGCTTTATTCATTGGTTCCAAAGAGTATTTGGATTCTGAAGTCTTTGGGATTCATCGACTTTCTCATATCAATTCTTGCAAAAGAAGGATCTGTTGGGACTAATCTCGACCCCTTCTGGATTACAATGGAAGGAATAGCGATGTTTACATCTGGTACTATATCAAATTCAAATTCCTTCTGTTCGTTTGGATAATCGTCGACTTTAATTTCAAGTTCTATTTCCTCTATAGAAAAGTTCAGGTCCTGTATCCCATCTTTTCTTCTTTCTATGCCAACCTTGTATTCAATTTCACATTCTAACGAATCAACATCAGAAATCTCAGGAGGCCTATTAACAACCTCAACGTCTAACAAGCCCAGTTCTTTTGAAAAAATAAACTCGCTAGAAACGTTGTTTTTCTTATTGGAGCTGAATGAAATATAATCGTCTATTCTTGGCATGATGGGACCACTATTTTTATGTATTATATATCACAACCTAAAATGGGTTCTTTAAAAGTCCAGAAGTATACCCCGGGGATAATATATAGAATATCAAACATAATTCTTCTTTACCATGAAAGATATTAAACCCACATGGTTCATCGAACATCCAATCGATCAAGAATACAAACAATACGTTTTATTAGATTTTCTATCCACTGTAAACAAGGACATTGCAGAGGAGGATATTTATTATCCCATAAAGAGAATATTCTCAATGATCAAGGAAATCACTTCAATTAAAGTCTGGATTGAAAACGAATTTAATCAGATACCAGAAGATCTACCATTAAATATTAAAAAACTGGTTGAGTATTACGAAAATTCTGAAATAGAGGATTTTGAGAACGAAGAAATTTTCAAAATCATAGAGATGTCACTTAACATCCTCTATAAATATGCAGACCTCGGTATGGAACTCTGGAAGAACATCGAAAGCAGGATCAAAGCATTTTCTCTAGGGAAATTTGGGGATGTAAAAAACAAAGATAGTGGTATACTGATCTTTAGAAACATGGCAACAGACAATATAATCGCTTACTGGTGGCAAAACGGAAAGAATAACAGTGGACCACAAGGAACATTAATGAAAAGGGTTTTCCTAAGGAACAGTTATTTTTCAATGTCCTATGAATTCATAGTTAACGAAATATTAGAAGCAATGGATCTAGATAGACACATTGATCCTGCAGTTAATGTGATGGAGATATACGAAGATTTTACTGAGGATTCAGTAACATTAAAGATAGCAAAGGAGCTATTCATAAGAGAGGTAAGTAAGGAAGAGAGGGAAAGAAGGTAATTACTGAGACTCCTTCCAGACATTATCTATAAGCGAGATGCCCTCGTGCTGTCTAGCAAGCCTTTCTTTTACAATACCAAATCTATTTATACCAGACTTCCACAAAGCTTCATTAAACCAGATGTCCGGACTATCCCAACTGAATTTATCAAGGGCACCTAGGATAAGATCCCTAGAAGATGCGGGGAGAACAATACAGTGAGCCAAGATCACCTTATTGGTAACATAAAAGTCTTTGTATTCATCATCAGAATCGATCTCTGGGGACTGTAAAACACCGTTAACAAATCTGGAACCCAGAGAAAGGTATTTAAGGTCATTCCTATTACAGAAATCAATACCCCTCTTCAGCTTATTCATAAAGTCTTCGTGGGAGCATTCAAGAACACAATCGCACTCGCATAAAACCAAAGCATCCAAATCATCCGAGAAATTCTCTAACATTGCTTTCTTGAAGGATTGGAAAGCACCATAGTGTCCAGGTCCATGGTTTGTAGCAGGGGATTGGGAAAGAGCAGGAACTTCCTTCCATGCTTCACCCTTGTATCTCTCATTAACCTGTTGTTGATAAGTTAAGCACATTTCTCCAAGTGGAGATAAGGAGTTTATTGAAGCTTGCTCTCTTCTTGTTTCGGGCTCTGTCAGTATGTGAACTAATTTAATATTCATTGTGAGATCCGGATCTTTGTTTTTTTTATATTACATAAAAAAAGACAAGTTTCGGGTGAAACTTGTCTTATAAGATTTATCAAAACCGGTTATGTTAGAAATCTTCTAACCTCTTAATTGAAAACGATTCATTAACTGGTGTTTCAGATTCTCCCAATCCAGAGATAGAAGAATTTGGGGCATTTACTATAGAAGGACCAGCATTTGCAATGTTGTACTCTCTGTCACCATCAGCATTATATCCAGGAACCTCGATTCCCGCTTTTTCTGGGCTAAATACTGCATCAGCATAGCCAACCCAATCGTAAGCAGGCTCTCTTTTTATCCTATGTAGTCCAGTCTTTCCTTCACCACCTTCTTGATTTTCAGCAGCGAATGGTTTGTATGTTTCGTCGTGTACCTTTTTCTTAAATTGATCAAAGTCTAAAACCTCTCTCTTTGCTACGTCATTTATATTCATGATATTAGTATTTTTATTGTATTGTTCCCCCAGTACTTAATCCGAGAGATTGCATTGATTGACCATCACCAGCTAATCCAGATAAAAAGTCAGTAACCATATCCCTTCCAGCTTCGCTAGATGCCACATCTAAATCAGCACCAGATCTTCTGGAAGCATCCTCTAGACCCCTTTCCAGACTTCTTTTATCCATGGAAGATAAAGAACTTTTAAATTCCTCGACATCAGGACTTTCAAATCCATTAAATGCTTGCAAGTAAAATTTAACCAAGGATTCCCTGAAATTTTCCCTTCTTGCTTGGTTGCTTATTATCTCTGATAATGTCCTGTAAATCCATCCAGAAGGCTCTATATGGAGATCCTCTGCTATCCCGTCTAGACCTTTCTCAGAAAGGAATTCTATAGTTGCGTCAGCCATTTTTGGAGCAAGGTAAGCAGAATTTGCCTTACCAGCAAATATAATTTTGGTTAAATCTGCAATTGGAATTTGTTCTACAAAGTTCTGTACAAGTTTACTAAATATAGATTGCTCACCAATACCAAAGAAACTCATAAGGTAAGCAGATGCTTTACCTTTTAGAACATCGCTAAATGCACCTCCAGCATACCCAAGTATATCAGAGAACCAGCTCTCGTTTACTTCCTGAGCTATATCAGATTTAAAATCCTCAAAGGATTTAATATTATTAGCCATTTTGGAGATTTTTTCTTTATATATCGCTCCAAGAAGTAATTTATCTATTACCTAGAAAAAGATCAACTGCTTTATATCTATATGCAATTTTATCCTCCTTTATCTTCGGATTTTTTAGTGGTGCCTTCTTACGATTAATAATCTCATCGGGGAGTAACGGTGCAAAAGTGTCCTTAAGAATTTTTTTGTCCTTTCTCCATTCAAGGGGAAGATGTAAAGCAAACCTTACTAGATCAAGATTTAAAAATGGGCTTCTTAACTCAAGTGTATGCGCCATAGACATTTTATCAAGCCTAGGCAAGTGGTAGTATGAAAGCTCATCAAAAACATCTGACTTTTGAGAATCATATTCGTGTATTCTTTTATACCCTCCAAATAGCTCATCAGCACCATCACCAGAAAGAACTATACGATATCCACCAAATCTTTTTACCGCATCAAATAAGTGGTATTGCGGTATTACAGAACCCAGATCTATCGGTGATTCGTTCCACTTCTTGTAGATTTTTTCATTCATAGATTCATCCATTGAATAGTCCAAAAAGGAAACCTCTTTACCGAGCTTTGAAGCGAGAATGTCAACAAACTCCTTCTCGCCATTCTCAATACTAAACCACCTAACATCAGCACCAAGCTCATTGAGAATTGATGCAATAATTGAAGAATCAAGCCCCCCTGAGATTAGAAGTGAAATCGGATAATCTTTAGAGATCAATCTATTCCTAACAGACTCGAACATTTTAGACCAAAGCCATTCCATATGGGCATCATAATCTTTACCAACCAATTCTTGAATTGGGTAGTCAAAACCCTTATAGTAAGTTTGATAAACATTTTTAAACTCAGGAGTTTTATCTAAATTAAAGTGATAAATGTTGTTCGGTAGGATCCTTTTAATGTCGCTGTATGGTGTTCTTTCATCGGTGTTGTACCCCCACTTTCTCACAGTACTAATAAAAGATTCATCGATCTGGGAATTCTCATAAACCAAAGGCTTAATCTCGGATGCAATTTCACCAAGTGAATTGTAATAAAGACATTTTCTACCCAAAGGATCCGTAAATGCAATTATATCGTTGGTTGAAGAATCATAGATTGTAATTGCCCAAAATCCATCCCAAGTTTGTATAATAGGAATAAAAAGAGAGCAGAACATCTCAAAACTCCCGCCTCGGTATCTTCTAAATAAGTTGGTTAGATATTCTATATCAGAATCAAACCTTACTGTGTCATAGTTAAATATCTCACCATTAAACAGCAAATAAATGCCGTCTGCTACCTCTATAGGCTGATTCCAATTATCACCATCAGATGTTTGAATTGGGAGCCTGTGGTGACAAATACTGAGTCCGTTTTTCACAACCACAGTTTTCTCAATCCCCCTATGTTTAATAGAGTCTAAAACATCCTCACCTGGAGTTTTCGTAATTATTATTCCACACATCTAAATATGTTTTAAATCGTTTATCGTTTTATCACTGAAGCTATTAAAAATACGTTGGGTATAAACATTGTAAGGTTGATTTTGAATATAACCTATCAAATTTTCAACTATCTCTAGTTCCTTGTTGTCTTCCTCAGTAAAATCCCAATTGTCCTTATTTCTAGGGGACTTGTCTGGATTATCTCCAGTTACGAAATAGATTTCACAGTTTTTAAGCAAACCCTCTCCAGCAATCATTTTAAGCTGATTTAGAGCAAATTCTTCCGTTATCCTTCCTGATAATATTCCCCAGGAAAGCACAGTAATTATACCCCGATCGAGTATAAAGGTAGGAAGTAGTTTATCCCTCGAAAGCTGGAGCAGCATCAGTTCCTTACCAAGCGCAAATGAGTGGGTCTCTCGGGAGCCATTATCAAATTCTAACTTATTGAACCACCCAACGAAGTCAAACTGATAAATAGGAAGACTGTGGATCTCAGAATACCTACGTGCTAAAAATGTCTTCCCCGAATTCCTTGGTCCCTCGAATATCTTTATTTTCCCCGACATTGTTGTTCCTTTTTTCAAATTCTTTTATGGTCTTAACCTTCATATATTTCGACAGTTCCTCGTTTATTCTATATTCAACTCCAGAATGGATTGAAAGTCTCCCGTTGGGAAATGAATACCTAGGAAAATGCTTATCAAGCTTACCGTCTAAAATGTACTTGTAAATTAAACAATTTAACACATGTTGCTCTGGGCAGCTATGGGTAAATTCCGGATATGGATTTGGATTTGGATATTTTGTTAGTAGATCCTTTTGGCTACACAGCCTTTTATAATCACCAAAGAAAGCACGAGAGGATTCAGAATTCCTTATTATCATCCTACTGGAAGCGATCTCATAGCATCTGGAAACAATCTCAGCCTCAGTAGAATTTGTTATGATTTTATTTGTAGTATATCTTTTTCCGTGAAGAGAAACTGTAGGTTTTTTGCCAAATGCCTCATGCTCAAAGGGTATAAAAAAATCCGAACCATTTTCAGAAAGTAAGAAATTTACAATATCGTGTAGGTTTTCCCAATCTGTTTGCCAGTATTGTGGATATTTAGCAAAATTGCAATCATGGTAAACCAGAATATCACCATCATCAATCTCACCGAGAGTTTTATCTATAATGAAAGATTTAAAATCCCCGCATCCATTTGCATTCAAACCGGCGTTAAGTGGAAAATCACCATCGTGGAACTCACAAAATCCATCGCTACCCTCACACTCTTTAAGAGAAGCTGGGGAGTAAATAATTACATCGTCAAAGAAACCACCAAGTAGAGCTTTTATATTATCCACGTTACTAGTGAGGTCTTTACCCGAATCGTAGGGTGGACCTTGTCTACAAAAACTCAAGAAATATAACTTAACTGCCTTACACATTAAAAAACACCTTTAGGAGTTATAGAGTTATGTGTTTGATAAGTTTCTAGGTTACTTGGCCATAGAGATAACAACAACAGAATCAGAAATATCAGGAGTAATATCACCAACATCGCTTATACTAATTCTCTTAGTGTGTTTGGAAAGACTCTTTAGTACAGACTTAACCTTATCTAGTGTTGATTTCATGTTGTTTATCTTCTCTGGATCCTCTGTGCTACCGATAACAGTTGATTTCAAAATTTCACTATCACCTCCATCCTGTAAGGATTTAGTATCAAGATAAGCTACTTTTTCAGAACTCATTTTGCCTTTCTTTCCTAAGGAACTACTTTTCTTAATCCCAGATAATAGCTCATCTTCAGTTAAATCCAGTGTCTTACATAGGAAGGATAGTGCTGGTACCCATTCATCTCTTTCTCTATCAAATGTGATTAGGGGAGAAATTAGGACAACTGAGTTATATAAAGCTCTTAGTTCAGCAGGACTAAGATTAGAAACACCATCATTACCTAACATACCCTTTATTCCAGAAGAAATCTCCTTTATTGAATTTGGTCTAAGATAGCCATGTGATATTTCATCCTTATGAGGCATGAAAGAGTTCTCAAGATCTTCGTAGATCGTTATAACATCGGAAAGTTTTTCCTCTTTAGCCAATGAACAATTGGACTTCATTACATCATCCAAAACTTTTGACTTGATTTCAGAACCAACGCCACCAAAATTTTTCCAGTATGTCGTGTACCATTTTCCAAAATTGTGAACGTCGTCTGTTTCATCTCCAGCAATAGATTTATACCTTTTCCAGTTACATGGCTTATTCACATTACAAGATAATCTCTTAGTAGGATAAAGTGAACCTCCATTCTCATCCTCTATAAAAAAGAAGGAAACAGACTTATCACCAGATATTGCTTTTGTCCAGCCGTCAATAAAATCTTGGGGACAAGATCCCTTTAAAGTACCATCCTCCTTAAGAAAATCTTCTGTCTCCGCGTTTTTGTTGTAATTCTTAGTCCTTAACATCTTAGCCAGTCTTTCAGCCATGGTGTAGTCAGAGGTAGTTGGTTGTGCAACAGAATCATCATCTTCAGTTATTTCCTCACTGTACATTTTGATTTTATCCTCTATTTCATTAGGATCTATATAAGTCATAGCTTCCATCAGCCTCATAAATTCGGTAACACTTAATGCGCTTGTAGACTCACTCATTGATGAATAAGAAACCCTAAGCTTTGAAATAGCTTCTTTTATTGCATCTTTATTTTCTCCAGACACCTGATCCAGCTTTAAAATAACATCCAATAAAGGCTTATCCAAAGTACCATTCACATCTTTATTTCCAAGTGAAGCTTGTATAGACTTTACAGCAACACTAGTTGGGGTTTCAAATTTACCATTAGCACCACCTCTAGGATCCAAAAGATTTTTAATCGGTATAAAGGCATCAATAAGTGCCTTCTGGACTGTCTGAATCAAGCCAGAACCCTTAAGCTTACCGTCATTGTCCTTATCACCAACTTTCAGTGGGAATACCCTATCCTGCATTTTAGTTTCCTTATCATCAAGGATCTCACGTACTTTTACCTCGATAAGGCCCTCCTCGGTATTTGCTTTCGTAACACCATCTAAGGCATTAGTCATGATCTCAATATAATCAGCAAATTTTGACTCTAGGTCAGGATCCTTGATAATCTTGCTCATCACGGTTTCAGCCGCTCTAACTTTGTACTGATTGTACTCTTGTGTTAAGCTATCAGTCTTCTTTTCAAGTTCTGCGAGATTTTTTCTATCACCATCTGAGAATGTTGCTTTATCGGCATTTATGGAAGAAAGTTTCTGTTCCAAAGTAGTAAACAATCTGTGCCAATCCCTACCATAACCAGCTTTTGCATCCTTTCCCTTTGAATCCATAATGTGATTTACCAAGATTCTCTTAAGCCTCTCCATTCTGCCAGGAACACCAATAGCTTGGGATTCGTTTATCCTTTCCTGGTATTGGTCAGCAACTCTTTTAATTGTTTCCAACAATCTTTTGCTAGCTTTTTTGAAATATTCAATAGCTTTTGCTTCTAGTGATGGATCTAACTCTATCATTCTTTTGATAGCATCACCCAACGTATCGATAGAATCAAGATACATCTTTTTAAGTGGTGCCAAAATAGGATCAGCAAGCTCAATATCCCCACAAACGTCTTTTATGTTAGCAATCAGTGATTTAAAAGAAGATGCCTCGCCCACTCCCATAAGCTTTTTAGAAAAAGATTCAAAAGATCTATTCCTATCCGAAGCTAGATCAAAAGTGATTTTTTTGAAGACCCCTAAAAGAGTATCGACTGCTATTTCAAGAGCTTTGTCAACATCCTGATTTTCAAACAATCTAAATGTGTCAATCGACAATTGATTCGCTACTGGGTTATTCCTAAGATAATTGTTTGCCATCTTTTAATAAATATTTGTTGTGTCACCAGAATCAGCCTTTGCATCCATTGCATTTGCCAGCGCATTCAATAAAGAAGGCATCTGACCAGCAAGTCTAGCCTGGTTTCTTATACTAGCAGCTTTTTCCTTAAGATCTGTGGTTTCTTTCTGCTTTGCTATTTCTTCGGCAATTTCTGCTTGCTTTTCATTCACATCAGCCTTTGCTTTTACCAAATCCTCGTTTACACCTTCCAATAAGGGAAACTCATTTAGTTTTTTAATACGATTAAGCATATCTTCTAGCAATAGTTATTTTAGTTCTCAAATCCCTAATTTGTCTCATTAGAGTTTCACGTAGATCTGAAAGATCCCTCTTCACACTATCCCGAGACAAACCTTTCTTTTCAGCTTGAGCTTCAAGTCTATCTCTTTCGGTATCTAAAGTAGCATATCTTTCATTTCTTTCGGATTGCATGGCTTTGATTAATGCGCTTACCTGACTCTTTTCCAAATCCTGAACGAATTTAGTAAATTGGGGAGCGTTCATTGAAAAGATAGGATCCATTGAAAAGTTAGCACCTGATATAGCCTTAGACTCAGTATCTGATTTAAGAGTGGAGGGCTTAGCTAATTCCAACTTACCAAACCTTTCCCTAAACTTCTCATCTTTAGATTTCGCTTGAAGTGCTGCCTCTTTGTATTTGTCGTACAATTCATCAGCAACAGATTCGTCAGTAAGATCTTTAGCCATCTTGTACATACTCTCGGCGAGATCTGCTTCCAATTCAGCCTTCTTTAAATTCCAATAAGAAACAAGTCTTGTTTTACCTTTAGTTAATTTTTCTACTTTATCATCAACCTTAGCTATGTCCGCTTTTCTTTTCTTGTTTAAAGCTGTAAGCAATTTCTGATTCCTATCAATCATTCTTTCCAGCTTCTTAGCTTCAGCAGGATCGCTCTTTGTTTGAGCTTTCTTTACCTCCAGTGCATCTATATCAGTCTGGATATCATTCCAGTCTTTAGAATATTGGGTTTCTATGGAACTTATTTTGGAAAGCAAAGAATCTATTTTAGATATTGTACCACCAAAATTAGAGCTAAGCCAATTCATAATCTTATCAAGGCTAACATCCCCTTCATTTATGTTTTGTGATTCCCACTCTTTAAATTTTAAAAGCATCTTTAGGACAATTTTTTTATTAGATTTCCAATCTTTTTCAATGTGATGTCCGATTTCATATCCACAACATCTTTAGTAACACCAGATCCTGCATCATTTCCATCGGAAATAGCAGAGTTAATCTTACCAAATAAGCTAGTCAATGATGATTCATTGGAAATAGATTTACCCTTTGAAGAAATAACATCAGAGTAAACCTTAGAAAGGTTATCTAATGAATCCATCTCATTAGCTTTGGATTCGAGATCGTTTATACCCTTTGTTATTTTTCCAGAAGCTTTAACCTCCTCGTATGTAGGAGATTTTGAAATAAATCCCTTCATATCGCTAAGAATCTTGGACATTTGTGATTTAAGCTCCTTTATTCTATCCCTAGACTTTTCTCTTAGAGATATTATAACGCCCATATCATTTGCTGAGATTCTCTTTCTCAAAGCAGATACATCCTCAAGTTCGGAGTCTTTTATTTTCCCCTTAGTTTGTGCAGAGCTTTTTGTCTTTACTACAAAGGATTCTGCTTTTTTAGCAGCGTCTTCAAGATCCTTCTTTAGATCTTTTAGATTTCCAGCTTCAGCAGATTTCTGTTGTGCAAGTTCAAATTCAAACTTTGCAAGTTCGTATTTATCGTCTAAGAATCCAGCCTCGTAATATTCTCTCCTTCTTGGATTTTTACCTATTGTTTTCTCAAGAAGTTTCATCCCTTTATTGGTCTGCTCCTTCTTCATTTTAACAAAAGATCTATATTCCTTTCTCTTTCTTTCAATCTGTGTTTGAATTCGTGAAATATCGCTCCTAGAGGATCCGCTCTTTCTCAGCTCCTCTATCCTATCCTCCAGATCTAGGATTTCATCTTCCACATCATACTGTTTTCTAATGATCTCCTTTTGTATATCGAGATTTCCTTTCCTGATTGTGTCTATAACAGACAATCTGGAGAAAGGACCAAATAAAGCTTTAGAAATCGAATTTTTAAGAGTATCCAATGCCTTTCCCTCGTTTAATCCATAATAGTCCAGAAGCATTTCAGCTAACACCACCTGATCTACTTCTACCGAAAGATCCCTTTCAATAAGGAACTGTTTATGTGAGCTTATTTTCCTCATTATGCAACCATCACATTTATTCTATATATCCATGGACAATAAAAAAACCCCAGGCAAAAACCTGGGGTTTAATATTAGTGTGTACTAACTACTGATTAGGATAGACCTCCAGCAGGAACGTTCACGTGGAAACAGAAGTACATAGTTTCTGGGTGGAAACCAGCTTCTACTAGTGCGTAACGAGACTTAACCGCAATCTTAGGTGACATAGTACCTTCAGAGATTGTTTGGATAGACTCAGCCATCATGTAAGGCATGAACTTAAGTCCTGGTTCGTCGTCACCACCTTTTCTACCTACTAATACTCTGTTATCACCGAACTTCATGTTCTGATCAACATATACGGTCATACCAGCAAGAGAACCTACTGGGTAAAGTGTACCGTTGTTCTGAGTTAGAGTGTTAGAGAAAGGTGCGAAAGTGAACTGAGAGATGTCTTGCAATGCACTTGCAACGTTAGCGTTAGTAACGATGAAGTTAGCAGGACCTCTTCTTCCTCTGTTAGCAACCACGTTAGCAGATGCTAGAATTCTAGAGAATAGTCTTCTCTGTAGAGTTGACAAGTTCTCGTAAGTTCCTGAAGCAGGACCTGCAACAGAAGCGATAGAGATACCAGAGTCAGACTTACCTATGTAAGAAGGAATAGTGTAAGAACCAGCAGTACCACCGATAACGAGGTTTAGGTTCAAGTTCTGACCTTCTGTAGTCAAGAATTCGTCGTGGTTAGACCAACCAAGAGCGAATGCTCTAGATAGGATGTGCTTGTTAATAGCTTGAGATACCTCATTAACCAATGCGTTCTCGATCATAGAAATTACGTCGATACCGAATTGCTTGTTAAGGTCTTGGATCTGCTCAGTAGTTACTGAAGCAGCTACTTGGAAAGTATCAGCTTCGACGAACTTAGTGAACGTTGATAGACCCATTGATTGGTAGTAAGTGCTCTCACCAACACCTCTTAGCATTGGGTTGTAAGTCTTAGTACCATCTACGAATGGTCCTTGCCAGTCTTGGTCGTTGTTGAAACCAGCACCAGAGAATCCTTGGATGTGATCCTCAAGAGCTTTAACCAATTCTGCTCTCGCAGTTGTAGTACCAGCTTGGTTTCCATCTACTGCAGTACCAATTTTAGCTGCGTTACCATCAAGAACTGCAGAGATAGTCTCACCAGCAGTTAATCCCATAACTCTAAAGATTGGGAATGCATCGATTCTAGATAGACCAACAAACTCAGTAGTGATATATGCACCAGCTGAAGAAGCGTTAGTGATGTAGTAAGTAGTACCTACTGCAAAGTTAGCAGGATAACCTGCTGCAGGGGTTGTCAATTCTACCTTGATCATAGAAGGTGCAGTTGCAAGAGCTTCAGCAGATGTTGCGCCAGCAGATGCAGGACTGATTTTACCACCTGAGTATACGTAATCTAGGTAAGAAAGTACGCCAGTAGGACCTGACATAGGAATTACAGGAACGATATCGAATCCAACAGTCTTCGCAGCAACCTGAATTGCCAATGGAAGAAGTGAAGGAAACTTATCACCTGAACCTTGGTTAGCAGAGTTATAGAAAGCAGAATTTGCTTGCGTACCTACTGCAGAACCAGTGGAGTTATACCCACCTGGGTATGCGGGTGGTTGTACGGCACCCATACCGTTTACAGTTGCTAGTGACTGATATGCACCAGCAGACTCGTTTAATGAATGGTAGTGGCAGTACTTGCTCAACCATCCTTTTTTTTCAGCATCTTGAATACCGGCCTTCTGCTCGATGATAGGAGACCAGGTTTCGAAGATTTCTGCTTCGTTGATTAGTTTCATTTTACTATCTTTTATTTTTTTAGTTTTTAAAACTTACCTTCGAGCGACTTAGCGACCCAATTAAGGTAATCGTTTGAATACCCCTGAGGGTTAGTAGCCGTCTTAGGCTCTGGTGTTTCTTGGCTCTCTTGAAGTTTCTGAAGTCCTACTGGTTTAGCACCAAGCTGACGAGTTGACCAGAAGTTCTTGATCTGATAAGCAGTCTCTAAGTTATAGAAAGCTGATTGTGCAATTACTGATTGCTTTTGACTTTCATTTAGTGACTCCCAAATCGGAGAGTAATCTTCTGGCATTTCATCAATAAATTTGTGACCTGATGATCCTGCCAATGTTTCTTCTTCGGCTTCGTTGATTGCCTCATCTGCTTTTTGTGTTTGAGCAGTCGGCTCAACTTTCGTTTGTGCCTCATTTATATTTTCCTCAGTCTTTTGTGTTTTGACTGATTCAATTAGAGAATCAATCTTGCTTCCGAGATTTTCATAATCTCCAGCAAATCCTGATTCAACCAATTCAGTTTTAGATGCGCTTTCAGCATTTTCCCTAGCACTTTCGTTAAGTGTTGGCGAGTTTTCTGCTTTAACGCTTTCGTGTATAGCTTCAGTGTTAGCTATATTTCCATTTAGCTTTTCAGCTAAATAATCTGAGTAAGCAATACCTTTATTTAGGTTTTCTGCTAGGTACTCAGTGTAGTTTATTCCTTGATCTAGTTTTTCTGCAATGTACTCAGAGTAAGCTATTCCCTTATCTAAGTTTTCTGCTAGATATTCAGAGTAAGAAATACCCTTATCTAGATTCTCTGCCAAATACTCAGAGTAAGCAATGTTCTTATCAACATTTTCTGCTAAGTATTCAGAGTAAGCGATATTCTTATCAAGATTTTCAGCCACGTATTCTGTATATTGAATACCATCATCTAGTTTTTCTGCCAAATACTTAGAATAGTCGATAGTCTTATCAACATTCTCAGCTACATATTCAGTGTAAGAAATACCCTTATCAACATTTTCGGCCAAATACTTAGAATAAGAGATAGTCTTGTCTAGATTCTCAGCAAGGTACTTAGAATACGTAATGCTGCTATCTAGGTTTTCTGACAAATACTCACCGTACTTAATAGCACTTTCTAGATTTTCAGCAAGATACTCGGAGTACTTTTCTAGCTTAGCAACTCTTTCCTCCAAAGCTTTGCAATCTACAGATTCACTTTCGCTCTCGGAAACTTGAGCTTCTTGTTGTTTCATTTCAGAAATCTGCGTTTCCAGCTCATCCATCTTATTTTTCAAAAAGATAGAATACTTATTAAGCTCGTCAGCAGTAACATATTCTTTGTTGGCCTCCATAATGTTGGATTTATTTTTTTCTTGATTAAGGATTTTTTCGAATTCTTCGCTATTTTCAACTTTATATATCTTTACCCCAGATTCATTTTCTATACCTAGTGACTCATTTACACACTCTAAGTTGTTAACAACGGATTTTTTTGATCTTTCTTCAAATTCAAAAGCATCAAATCCAGCGCTTTCATAAACTCTCTCGAGTTGAGCGTCTTGGAAACCTGGATCTGCAACCAAATCATAAGTAAAGATCTTTTTGATCTGTACCTTCTTATCTGGACCTACATTTCCAGCTGCTCTAGAAGAAATAGAAAGAGGTATACCAGCATCAACTAATTTCTTAGCAATTTGTCCAGCTGGTGTGTCAAGCAAACGAACCTTAATGTTTAATACTCTTCCGTCCTTGTCATAAACAAGATCTTCTACAACGTGAGAAATGTTTTTAAGAGATACGTCGAATTTTTCAGGGTGATCTAATTCACCAACTAATCTCTTTTGTCCTATCTTATCCTTTAGGTACTCAAGGTGAGGTAGGTATTCACCTTCCTCGTATATTCTATTGTTATTATTCTCTTTCCCAAACTGAGCAGCAATACCTTTGAGTATATAACCACCACCATCCGAGTTACCGTCCTTTGAAACTGCAAGATTATTTTCTTGCTTTTCAAGGATGAAGAGAAGGTTCCCATTCAATAAAGACTCGTTCATTTCTTGACTTTGCTATTATTTAACTTTATATATCCATTTTCTTTTTCAGAAAATTTGACGTTTTTTTATCAGGAGAAAGATATACCATCTTCTACAGACTCTGCAAATTTTAAAGCAGATTCAAATCCTTGCTCCCCTTTCTGTAAAACCCTTCTCCTATCACCAACTTTTGCAAACCTGTTTTTCAAAATTACCTTTTTAGGTTCTCCCTCATTATCATACCTAACCTTTACGCTAGTTATGTTTTTCCAATCATCGATATTAAGTTTTTTCTTCAAGCTAGAGTTTGCAAATTCATCAAAGATGTTAATGCCACCTTCCATTTCTCTATCTTTAATAGTTAGGGATCCTGATTTGCTTTTTATTTGAACATCGCCTCTTTGTGTTCTTACCATTTTAGATGATGGTTCATCGACGTCTTCGATATCAATTACTTCAGGGTCATCAATCTCATCTTCCTTATCATCCTTTTTTTCATCATCCTCTACTGGAGGTACGTATGTTTTCAATCCAAATCTAGGTTCTTCAATAGCATCCTCCGAAGCGGATTCAACCAGGATTGGCTGATTTGGTTTAGGATCCATACTTTGCTCGCCGATTATAAAGTAGTTAAACTGATCAACATCTTCATTAACAGTTGGGTCGACAAAACTTATTCTATTAACTCTATATGCTAATACTGGTATTTGACTATATTCTGTCTCGAGTGGAGATGCAGCAGAAAGAGAGGTTAGCAAATCTTCCTCGTAAGTATTCCCTTCTGTGGATTCAGTGGATTCTGTACTCTCAGCATTTTCTGTATTCCCATCTTCTTCTGGAGAGTTTTCGTCTTCTTCCATTATAGGATTAGCTCTATTTGAGAAGTCGTTGAATGATAATACCTTGCTTTCATTTACCAGGTGCGAATAATCTAGACCGGGACTAGCAGATTCCTCAACAGCACCAGCTGCACCAGGAACTAAATCCTGTAGGACTGTGTCACTTATCTCATTTTCATTTACAAGGGTTCCAGTTACATTTACATCGTTTCCGTCCTTGTCTGTGTAATGGAATTGATAATCCTTTCTTGCTCCGCTTGGTACGTAAATTGGGCTATCAGGGCTCTCTTTATAAGCCTCTTTCATTTCGGTCCATGTTGAGTATCCAACAAAGGATGTACCAATTGTAAGTTCAGTAATATCAGGAATAACTATAGTTTGGAATTCCAGATCATCATTATCAAATGTTCCTCTTTCAAATTTATCATTGTTAGCAAAAGACAGTAGTATAAGGTCGTTATCCTTCATAGCCTTTTCAAACATTTCTGAGTTTACTTGAAGCATTACAAAAACTGACCTATCATCAAACTCACCAAGTTTGACCAATTCCATAGTTGTTCTAGTATCATCCTTAGACATAGTTAAGATATCCAGGATATATTCACCCCATCCTGCACCACCGTCGCTAGTCCAGCAAACGGTTATTGCCTTTCCTACAGGAATATTTTTAGGATTAAAACTTCCATATGCAAAGTCCTCAACTTCACCGTACCTAGGTGCTTGTTTATCACTATACCAATTCCATAGTTGATTAATTCCAGAACCGACTGCCTGAGCTGCTAGCAAAATCCATCCGACTGGATTAGAAGCTTCAGCAGCTACAGCTGAGCTTGCACCAGCAGCTACAGCTCCTCTACCAGCTACTGCTGTTGCCGCTCTTGCTCCGCCTTGAGCTACCAGTCTTTGTGCTGCTGACTTAACGGATTTTTCTGCTGCACCTTTTAAAAGAACATTTCCAGTTGCTCTTGTAGAGTAAGCTAATCCGCCCTCAACAAATGCACCGGAAGGTAAGGTAATTCTAGCAGCATTTGCAACTGCTTGTGCCCCTGCTCTTCTTGTAAAAGCTCTTGTAGCAAAAGATCTAACCGTGTTCCAAGCAGGTGCTCCTGCAGTTCTTGCACCGGCAACAGCGCTATGAATTCTTCTAGCCCTTCCGAGCGTACGGTAAATACCACGTGCTCCTTTTAAAAGTTGCCATCCTAAGAACAGAGACCCAGCTACTTGAGCTACACCATAAAGTGCCGCAAGACCTGCACCTCCAATTGCTACATCTTTAGCAAATTCTGCGACCTTGTCCATGAAATCCTTAGTGTCCTCTACTTCACCCAATGGGATGCTGTAATCAACCTCAGCTATAATGATACCGGCAGAATCCCCAATTTTCTTTATTCTCAAAGCCTGTCTTGCCTCTTGAACTGGGTCACCGCTCTCGGTCATTGGATCGACAACAACCGCATATTCCTTATCATCTTCGAGATCTTCCATCTTTAAGACGTCTTTAAGCTTTCCTTCTTTTGAAAGTTTTTCTAAAGCATACCCGAGTTTAATAAACTTCTTAGCAGCATCTCTAGATCCAGATGTGCTTTCTGCTTCTAACATTTTTACATAATCAGAAAAGGAAGAAACCTCACCGTTTTTCCATAAACTCTTAGCCTGGTGGGAAACGTATTCGGTAACAGGATTTTTAGCAGTTACTATACCTTCTAAAATTTGCTCAGCCTTATCAAACCTCACGTCATGAGATTCAGCTTTCCATTCTCTTGGGTTATCTTTTAGCCACTCATTCCACTTGTCAGAATATGCCCACCATTGAAAATCATTAAGGTCAGTTTCTTCGCCCTCTAAATCAAGAGGAACCGACATGATTGGGAAAATGTTCTCGTCTTGGTTTTCTGGGAGGCCGTTCATGCTCCCATTATATTCAAGGCCCTTTCTAAATACTAGTATCATGCTATTCTAATAAAGTTTTTACTCTGAATAAATTCTAGCGTAAGCTTTTGAAATTAAATCTATGAGCTTACTTATATATCCCTCGTTTCTTAGCATTTTAAAGGCGAGGTTACCTATCGAGAATTCTCCGTCCTTTGAAAGTCCGTCTTTTCTCATTTTCTGTATCTTCTCCTTCAGCCTAAGAAGTCTTTTATACATCTCCTTTGCATCTTTGGGAAGTGATGCAGAAATAACAAGCTTTGATTCCATTTGATTAATCTCGGATGCTAATCCATCAAACTTCTTTCTTACATCTTGCTCGTCTACCTCCGGGGGATCAAACTTTGGTTTTCTAATCCACTTATCATTAAGCAGGGAATAAAGGCCAGAAGCTGTATGTGGCTCGTGTATATTCTGGAGATAAAGCTCAACGTCATGGTTTCTAATAACAACATCATGTCTTAGATTCCAAACAAACCTAATACCATCAACTGCTGCTTTTACCATCTCTGGTTTTGACTTTACCTTATTAAAGTCAACCAGCACGTGAACATCAAGATCTGACTTATCTGTATAGTTAAAATTAGCTAGTGATCCAGTGAGTTGTATATCCTCGATAGGTAGGTCTCCCAATAGATCACTATATTTTTCATAGAAGTCTTCGGCTATCTTAAGCAGCTTTTTTCTTACTAGCCTATCAAAGACCCATTGGGTTTCACCATTCTTGTTTTTGTATTTGTCCCAGAACTTTGGATTTAGTTCATCGTTATAAAAAGAACCAATCTTATCCTCATTTAAAACAAATCTGTTAAAATCTAAAACTGCGCCCACAAAAAAGGGATTATTTGGACTTTATATATCCAAACAATCCCCGAAGGAAATAGAAAAAGGAAATTCTATGTTGCTACTTTGTTTAGGACGTCTATTACGGTTTGGACATCCCTTTCACAATATTCTTTAATCTTTTCAAAATCTCTATCATTCCAGTAGGCTTCACTAACCTTAGATCCGTCCATATCACCCTTAGGGGAGTCAACTCCTAACGAACAAGCAAGAAGGTCTAGTGAAAGGTACTTTTGGTGCGACCAACTACCAAATGAGAAAACCTCCGACGTATCCAAATATGGAATCTCCCATGGCTTTTTGTCCCAAATAACAAGGTTTTGTGGAAGCACAGGAGAACTTAGTTTATAAATCATCCTCTTACCAAGGCAGGGAATATCAAAGCCCTTTATATTATGTCCTGCGAGCTTCATGTTCTTAGCAAGAGCATTATTAAAAACCTTAGCAGTCTTCATGAGAATATCTTCCTCGTCCTCTCCGTAGAAGGAAGTCATACGAAACTGCCCATTCTCTTGATGTACACCAAAGGACACACAAACTACTTTTGAAAATTCCGGCTCCAGAGTTGCTTTTTCTTTATAAATCTCAGAAGTAGCAAGTCCGTTCATATCCTCGTATACAGTTCTGTAGTATTTTGCTCTCTTTTTCCAAAGTTCCGCTAGTCTAGGATCCACCTCAGACAGGGTTTCAAAATCAGGACAGCCTGTTGCAGTCTCAACATCTAAGAAGAGACAATTCTCTAAAATTCTTTTATCTATCATATTCTATTCTTTTCCATTTTGGGTCATACCAGAACATCCTCCCACCTCTGTCTTTAATTTTGAGCATATGTGGATTTCCATAGCATAACATAAGATCTGAAACTGATGAAACCTCCCCAAAAGGGTTTTTCCAGTCCTTTATAGTACCACCACCAATTTCATAAACTTTAATTGGGATGTCCCGACAGAGTTCAAAAAGCTCCCATGTATTCCTCTTTATGTAATCTCGTGCAGGAACAAACGGATCCTCATCGGGTATTCGAAACAATATTTCAGCTCTAAGGTAATTCCCAATCCCATTGAAATATCTCTGATTCATTAAAACCTCGTAGATAGGATGATCAAAAGCAAGTTTATGTAAATTCTTCAATATATTGTTACAGAACAAAAAATACTCGGTGGTAGGATCTGGGCCTCTATCTTTATTCCAATCTCCCCATTTCCATTTACCAAATCTACGAACGTCAACAAAGGCTAGGTGTCCTCCATTTTTAGCATGGAAAAAAAGATGTGTGTGCTTAATGCTTTCCCTTGGATTTGCCCATTGAAAATGCCCTCCCATACCCATAGTCATCATTAGATTACTTGTTCTATCTGTTTGTGTAGATCTTAACACCAGTTTAATTTCCTTTCCTCTACTTTGGGATTCTATTGTAAAATCCTCACCAAAGTCAATTTCATTCCACTTGTGGTCCGGGTTCTTACTAATGTGAGTAAAGGCTTTATTCTCAGATGCTAGATTTACAAAATCCGAGGTTAATTTCAATTCAGCTAATTCCGGCATATTTAGAATTTAGACAAAACTAAGCAAAGGAAGCGTACAATAAAAATTATTTCTTTCCAATTTTGTTGATTACCATTGGCTTGAAAGAAATCGAATTAGCCAAGTAATGCATACACCCATTCAATCCTGTTGGGAGATCTATGATGACATCTATTTCTAAACCAAAAGTTGGTATTCGATGTCTTAGATAATCAGAGGGTGCTGGGGAAAGGGAAATACCATTCTCATCAACCTCGGAGGATTCAGAATGCATAAAAATAGGTACCTTTCCTTTAACCCAAGTTGAAACCGCTAGAAAGTAAGCCTCCCTAGTAGAAAGGCTACCAGCATTAAACTGATGTGGTAAAAATCTAAAAACTATAGGGATCCCAATCCTGTAAAATATCCCACTTAATAAATCGGTTACAGAAAAAAGGCTTGGCTTCTCGTCATTACACACCGAAAGCTTTTCACCTATTGAACTCTCAAGCCCTTCTATCACATCACAAAATCTTTCCATAGTAGGCTTCCTTGCACCATAAGCGCTACCAATCCTAAGAATTATAGACGTTTCCCTTACACCAACCTGGTCAAGGAATACAGATAGGGATTTTAAGACTTCTTTTGTGCCAGTTACAACTTCAGGAATTTGACTCCCCAAAAAATAGTAACTTGGCAGGAAGAAGAAAAGACGATGTCGATTTGACTTCAAAAATTGGAAAACTTCCCAGATAACATCAGATTCCTGGCTACCGTCCTCGATGACGGAAAAGTCCAAAGGATGGAATCCTTGTTCTACCTCTATACAGGTAACAGATATGCCTCTTTCTTGATTTTCTGAAACTAGTCCCAACACAGTTTCGGCAAAAATAGACACGTCCTTGGTCTTTGGACCAATTACCTTGCTAGTATAACCTATCCGATTTAAATTCCTGCCTAGTATCATCAAAGTGTTTTAGCAGGCAAACGATCAAAAGTTTCTAACTTCCAATAGCTTCGATTCCAAGCTTAGTGTTGTTGTATACCGTAGGAGAATTGTAAACACCAGAGGGCATAGTATCTAGTTTAAAGTGGGATATTATTTGCTTGTGTCCTTTATCCCCGTTATCAATAAATTCAACGGAGTCTGGGATAAGCTCCAAAACCTCCTCGCTATCTTTACCTTTCGAGTGAACCTGTACGAAGTACTTATAGGACTTGTTATCTGGGGTTCTTTCCGCCCTTACGATCATTCCCGCAACTTTGTCTTTGGAATCTACAGGAATACCTATAACTAAATCACCAACCTGAAATTGAGACCCTCTTACATTCCTTTTTTGATTTGGGTCAGGACCAACAGAAACTGAAAGATCCTTGTAGGGTTTATACTGAACCTTAAAGATACCATTAGCTCCGCCATATCCATAAGTGTCACCAAATACACCAACATCAAAAAATTCATTTATAGTTTTAATATACCTCAAGGTTTGAATTTATTTTATCTATTTATCTGTTGTTGACTCAGAATTATTTGAATCCAAGACTTCCTGTATTTTTCCAGCAAGTTCATAGTTTTCAGATTTTAAAGCTCTTTTAAGCATTTTTGTTAGAATTACCTCTTCACTTGATAACTCATCCCCGTTTACTTCCGGTCTAGCATCAACAGTCAAACAAATCCTTTGGGGAGAAAAGATTACCTCCAATCTAGAATCAACTTTAAATTCCTCCAATTCCGCCTCGGTCAGGTCATCAACCTCAGGATCTTCAAACATTATATCCCAATCTTGATTAAACCAGAATAGCATCCAAGGGCCGTAAGAAAACTTAGAAATATCATTATTGATTACAAATCTTAACAATGCTTTTAGTTCGCTCTTTACATCATTTTTTGTAAGATCTTCGCTAAAAATCTTTCTTTTCAATCCAGGTATTACCTCACTCCCTTCACCAATACCAAATTTGAAGGCCTTGTGTATTTCGAAAATTGTGTCCCAGTCTAAATTCTGAATTACCTTTTCTATAAGTTTTCTGAAATCCTTTCTCATATCATGTCCATTAGGAGCGTATATGTTATATATCGAACCTACTTCTTTGTCATATCTAATTGTTCCTTAATTGATTCCATCCACTGTTGATATTTTTCTGGGTAAAACTTCTTAAGGTCCACTAATTCTCTCCTGGATATTTCAAACCTATTCATAACAAACTTTTCAACATCTGGCGAAGCTTCGTAGTTCGTATTAGCAGCCGAACCTTTTTTGCTTTTTTTAGTTTTCGTAAATATCCATCCTGGAATTTTGGTGTAGTGCTTGCTTAGGGTTCCGTGCCACCAATCAACTACAGGTCTTGGTAAGATTTTAGTGTGATTGAATTGGTCTGCCTGTATCGGGAACTGGATTGACATAATCCTATTAATCATGAAAAAATTTCTCACCTTATCATTTCTAGAAACCTTATCCCAGTCCTGATCTTTTTTGAATATGGTTTTTACTACGTCAAAAAGCTCCATTAATTAAAGTCTTTAAATGGGTCAAACTGGCTGGGAGCATTTTGGGAACTTACCCAATTTGTCCCTTCAATTATCTTAACCCTGTCTAACGTTATAGACTTTTTCTCCAAGGATATTCCTCTCTTTAGCTCCTCTATAGTTCCACTAATAACTTCAGAGGGTATAACAGTTTTATCCAGCCACATAAGTTTATAGTTTCTCCTTAGGTTGTTAGCTGCTTTCTCCCTGTTTTCCTTACTGTCTATATCCTTCAGTAACCTAATGCAATATCCAGCAGTCCATTCCAAAAATTCATCATCGTCAATTAAATAAGAAAAAGGCAGCTTTGCCCACTTAGTGGTTTGCAAGGATTCCAATACAACTTCTGCCTTTTTTGGGGTAACCCTCTGGATTCTAGAACCATTTTTTACCTCCCAAATACCAGGTACTGCATCTCCTTTATCACCAACGAGCATCTTTACAAAAACAAAATCCCGGGGGGATATCTCATTAACATCCACCTTCTTTTTAAACTCCTTAAGCTTTTCCTTATCTGGGTCCATTATGCTTCCCATGTCAAAAACAGATGCCTCAGAGTTCTTATTTAACCATTTCTCTTCCCACCCTTTGGGAACTGAGAGTATATTATTTTTGGAATTAGCGTTCCACACAATTGTCCAATTGTCTTGCTTCCACCTTGCAAGCTGATGTAGATCTTTGTCACCAGAGATTATGATACAATTTTCACCCTTCGAGGTTAGATAATCAGCCCAGAAATATAACAAATCGTCACCTTCAGCTCCATTTACCTTAGAAAAAATAAATCCCATTTTTTCCAAATGTTCCCCGTAAGAAGTAAGGAGGTTAAAAAATACGCTCCAGTCAACCTCTTCGTCCTTTACCCTATTAGATTTATAACCACCACCCTCAATCTCAACATCCTTCCTCCAGCTTCTACTATCAGCAGCAAAAACTAACCTACCACCAGTTGGGATAGATCTTAAAGAAGATGTAAGATCAGTTGAAATCTTGCGAATGAACATGGATTGCTCATTGGAAGTTCCGAGGATATCCATGGGATTCTTATTTCCATATCCACCAAAAACACCAAAGGTCTTATGGAAGATATAATTGCCATCTATAAGTATATTAATCATTTCTATAAAAATTTAAATTTCCAAATTCACCAATATCCTTAAAATAAGGGTCTGTAATTCTAAAATCATAATCAATAAAATCCTCAAAGTCATTATAATCAGCTTCTAATCTCCTTTCGAGCTTATCTGCATCATTCCTTTTAGATAACCTAGATCTCCTTGTTTTTTCATCAATATCTAAGTATAGTACAACGGATTCTTTTCTATCCGCAGGCTTCATAGAAAGAAGTCCAGAGGGGGTCATAATAAACAGGTTACTAGCATTGAATTCATCCAGGGAGGTAAGATAAATCCACCCGTTAAAAATTACGTATTCATAGTAATTACCAGATCTAATAAACTCCTGATGTGCGGTATCTGAAGATATAAAATGATAATCTTTACCGCTTACCTCTCCTTCCCTTGGGGGCCTAGTGGTGTGGGAAACACAATACCTAAGTCCCCTTCCCTGTAGTATTTTTCTTAAGTGATCCTTACCAGAGCCACCTTTACCAACTATTATAAGTCTCTTCATATTATTTCCAAAAAACCTGTATGATGATAATCATTAAAGCTAGTAAAAGGCAAACAAATGTTTTTAAATTGACACCCTCACCTAAGATTATCCAACTCCAAAAAGAAACAACAAAAGCACCGATAGAGAATTGTATTAATCTTACTTTCCACACACTTTCCCATGCTGCGTATCCTACTCTAGCTCCATAGACAAAAAGTATAGATAGGACAATTCCTAAAATCCCAATGTTAAACCAGGTGTTGTTTCTAAACCAATCCCACCTAACTTGAGAAAATTGTTGGAACCAAGCTCCCGACTGTGCTAAAGCAATAATTAAAAAAAATATTAAACCCTGTTTATTCATCCACTTGGTTCTCTATCAAATCAAACTTTTCTAAGGCTCTACCCTCGTCAGAAATTGCCCAAGCCCATTTACCAAAATCCTCGTTACCTGGGAATATCTCCCTTTCATTGAGCTGAATTCCAAAAACAATCTTTGGCTTATCTATTTTTCTTTTAAATACCTCGTAAGCAACAGTAATACCACTATCTGGTTCTGTTTGCTCATACATAATGGCTTTTTCACCTCTTTTATAAAACTTATAGAGGTAAGTGTTTTTTCGAATCTCTTCTGGTAATAAATCCATTAGTCTATAAATTTTTGTATCTTAAAAATGAGGGAAAGTAAACTAACAACAGGATCTATTACCAACTGTCTTTGGGCCTGATGATGAGCAACCTCAACTACCACAGCAGGTACGATATTTGAGTGAGATGATTTATTCTTCATAATCCATTGAATAAACTCCTCCCCGAGTGCTGCCATTACGTCATCAACCTTTGATGAGTATTGACCAACGATTATTTGGTAATTTCCTATTGGATCTTTAGATGTAAATATCATATTATAAAGATCCTCGTAAGACCATCCAGAATCTCGTACCCTTGATATATCTATCTCTTTAACTCCCTCAATCACCCAAGATTGAATACGGTTAAGAGAAGATCTAAGATCTGGGAAGTACTCCTTCTCAAACTCATCAAGTGAAGCATCATCTATTGAAATAGAAAGTTTGCCCAGAATTAGCTTGATTCGGGATCTCCATTCTGTCCGTATCTTCTCTTCCTCCGCTTGATTTATCGGATCAAAGTTAATTACCTCAAATCTGCTTTGTATAGCATCTGGTACTTTATTGAGCCAATTACAAGTAGCTATGAACCTTGTATTAGAAGCAAATTTTTCTATTGTACCTCTAAGAGCCTTATAAAATTGATCGGAAGCACCATCAAACTCATCAAGGACAACAACCTTTTTAGAAGACTTACCATCCATAATGCTCATGGTGGAACAAAAGTCATTTATCTTTGTTCTGATAGTGTCTACTGAACTCTCATCAGAAACATTTATAAAGATGTGCGGGAGACCGTTCGAAAGTATCTTTGCCAGAGTGGTTTTCCCACATCCAGGAGATCCTGCTAAAAGTACATTGTGATTTAGTCCCTTATTATCAAATAAAGACCGGATCCTATCAGGGAGGATCATGTGTCTAATTTCTTTCGGTCTTAACTTCTCAGTAAGGAGTTGGTCTATCATAAAAAAGCTCTTTATCCTTGTACAGAAAAAAGAGCCTTAAGTTTCCCATTTAGAACAAGTTAGACATGTCGTCTGGGTCGGATTTATCGTTCCTAATTTCTATAAACCTGGGTAAGAAAAGACTTCGATTTTCGTGCTTATCCGTAATTGTTACGTTATACTGCACAGCTGCAATCTTACCTATAAGATCATTCGGATTTTCGCTTAGTATTTCTAGATCTTTATCAGTAAATCCAGAACCAATTTTTACGTTGAGAGTTTTTGATTTATCAGTGCAATCCAGTCCACCTATAAATCCCTCCCTTTTACCCTCGCCTGGATACCACCCAACAACTTCGAGATCACAATCGTTGACCTCTTTAAGTTTTATCCAACTTTTACTTCTTTTACATTCATAGAGGTGGTCGTTTTTACATATAACTCCTTCTCCACCTTGATTTACAATGTCTTTATAAATGACCAAGGTATCCTCCATAGAATCCACCTCCCACATCTGACCTAACCTAATATTTGATCCCTCTGGTAGAAGGTCCAGCGTTTCTGATAGCTTCTTTCTCCTTTTAATATAAAGAACAGAGCCCCTTCCTTTTTCGAGGGTTGAATTATCCTCCATATCAAACACATTAAAAAGGAAATTTGCATCTATATTGTCTGGGGCTGTGCCTTTAAGAATCTGTGTCACCTTTCCCGAAACAGACTTTCTGTTTAAATCTGTTAACTCGCCATCATAGAAAATAGCAGTATGTCCAGCTGCATCAGAGATAAGGGAAAGATCCTTAGCAATGTTACTAAGCTTAGAGGCATCCAACTCATTAAAAGCACGAGTATAAAAAGAGAATGATCTATCAGGATTCATCATGGCAATAACACGAACACCGTCGTATTTCTCCTCGCAATATATTTTATCCCACTTTTCAATTTCCTCCTGCTTATCCGTAGCTAACATTAAAGAAGGATCCGGAATGATTTCCTTCCCGACAGCTTTGTTTATAAGCTTTGCGCCAATTCCTACATTCATTCTCTTAGTGAGGATCCTCATAAGCATCTTTCTTATTTCGAGATCCTGATCTGGGTATTGCACAAAAGAATGGTCCAGTAAATCTTGCGCCCTTCCTCTCAATAAATCATTGGCTGCTGGAGCATTCTTCAGATCCTCTATGAGAGAAACAAAGGAATCCCAAAATGAATCGGGATTTGTTGAATAACTTCTCACTGGTTGCTCCTCTGAGAGGTCTAGTTTGTGTAGTTTGGTTGTTACAAATGGATTAAAACAGATATCCAGAATATAAGACATCTCCTCGGTGAGATTTTGTGAGATCAATCTCTGTTTCTCCTTTTGTGAACCGTTACCTGTAAGTTCTTCCAGCTGGCAAAATATTTCTAGCTCTTTAAGCATATCAGTGTATTTTAAACAAAACTAAGCAATAAGAACGCAAATAAAAAAAGAATCCACAGCAAAGTGGATTTAATTAGCTAAAAAATTGAGACGGATTATTATATCCTAAACGAAGAATCTGGTACTGCTACCCCCTTTTTATTTACCACATTTGCACAAGCGCTATTAGCAAATTCAATAGATTCACCAGTATTACCAGTAGATAAGTACTTCAGCGAAAAGGCAGATATAAAAGTATCTCCAGCACCACTTACATCGATGGTATCCTGTGGATTTGAACTTGGGTAGATCTCTCCGTTAAACATAGCACCATTGGAACCTAGGGTTATTATAAACTTCTCTGGGTACTTATCCGCCAGGTCCTTGTTGTTTTCATATTCTATCTCATTCAGTTTAACGAATGTTATTTCCTGTATAAGATCTTCAGACAATTTCTTCTTACTATCCATAAGAACCAAGCTGCCCTGATTAGCTATTTGCTCTATATGAGATGTGGTAAGAAATCCCTTGTTATAGTCGCTGATTATTACCAGATCAGACTCGTTAATCGTACCTCTCTTTCTAGAAGACATAAAGGAAAAAGAATCCATTGGAAAACTTTCGCCCTCGTCAACCCGAACAATCATATGGTTACTCTTCTTCTCAACGAACCTAATTTTCTCTATCTTATTAGCCTGATGCCAATGAACAACCTCTATGTCATCACTTAAAGAATTCAGGTTATCCACGACGTTCCCCGCCATCCCATTATTTTCTACAATTTCGATTGGGTTAAAAACAGGAACTGGAGCTTCTGGGCACATTCTACTTACCTCTCCGTAAACAAACCGATCTATACAGAGTTCACCTACTACTAAAACCTTTAACATAAAAATTGATTTAAGAACCTTACTTATTTATAGTGTGAAACTATCTGAAGATTCCTCCTCACCTCCAGCTTCCTTAGCCTTTTCCTCGGCCTTTTTCTGCTCCATCTCCTTATACTTCTCGTTTTTCTTATACTCGTCCATCGTAAGTCCAAGATACCTCTTTATTAGGAAATTCTTATCAAAATAAGGTTCTTCCTCTTCACCAATCTTCTGCTTCATCTCACCAAGATCATTTACAAACTGTGCTCTCTTAGTATAATTCTGAAGCTGTATAAATTCTTCAAAAAGATTCTCCCTAACATAAGTTAGGCCTAAATTTGATTTAAAAGATCTGTCCTTAGATAATTCAGGAAAATCAAGACACATTTGTATATACAAGGGTTTCACCAATATTTCTTGGAAAATAGATCTGAGCCTTGTTAGGAATTTCTCAAATCTAATCTCATCCCTTTCCAATTGGTCGATGCTAATTTGATAATTAGCAGGAGTTCCGTTTCTGAAAGCAAACCTTGCATATGGTATCTTTGAATCCTGTTTAAGCTTATTGTAGAAATAAATTACGTTATCCATTACATTGAAATCAGGACCATTAGGATCTAATGTTTCAATTTGGGGAGATTGCCCATCTTTTTCCGGAAATAAGTAGTTCTTATAGAATTGAACCTTCGGTCTACCATTTACAGTGAGTTCACCCGAAGAATCGTTTATTTCCATTTCTTCCTTGTAAATAGACATAAGCTGTCCCAATGTCTGCATTGCCTTTTGTTGAGATTGGGAACCCACAGGAATTACAAATTTTAGTCTGTATGATGCATTCATAACATTCCATATAACCCTGGTGTTTTCCATGATTCTTAGAATATTATAGGATCTAATTAAACGTTCTACATAGCTTACCCTAGATATAGTATTACCCTTTGCGTAAGAAATATAGATAACCTGCTCGCTTTTAAGATTTCTGGTCATCTTGCTATCACCAGGATACTGAATCCATATTTGTTGATACTCACCATTTGGTTGAGGTTGTGTAGCAGGTTGCAATGAAGTAGGGTCTAGCTCTTTAAAACCAACTATTTTTTTACCGTCGGTGGAATATACGATTTCAAAAGCAAGAAATCCATCTATAAGAAATTGCTTAAAATATTGCCAAGCTAGTATTCCCTGTTGAAAACCAAAAAGCATATACATGTTTCTATAGTTTTCGTCTAGTTTATCTATAATATTAGGCTTTAGGTCTATATTAGAAAGAGATGGATACCCAATAAAATTCTTGTCATCATAATTTATAGCATCGTCTGTAAGTGTATCTAAGATAAAATCAATTTCGCCGTTAAGGGAAAATTTCCTAAGGAAGTCTCTTTTGCCTAAATAGTCCTTATCGAAATATGCTATATACTTTCTTACCTTAGTATCTTGATAACCAAGAGTCCAATAAAAAGCATTATTCTCAGTGAATCCTGTACCTTGCTCATTAAAGAAATTAGATTCTGTAGCACCAATAGCTTGGGAGTTACGAATAACCATGTCTTCGTACTCCATACCAAATCTCCCCACCTTGGATAAATTCTTATAAAGATTCCCAAGGAAAGATCTTTCTGCTACGTAATCTAAAAATCCTGCCATCCTTTATTACTTATTCTTGAGGAGGGGCTTCCTCCGTTGATTCCTCTGCGGGTTCCTGTGCTTCATCTTCATCCTTTTCTTCTTCAGCCTTTTTAGCTTCTTCTTCCTTCCTTTTTTGAATCGCCTCCTTATTACCTTTAATATCATCAGCATTCATACCCAGATGGGATTCAATTAAATAAGCTAAAGAGAAGAAGGGCTCACCGGAGTCGTCGGTTAAAGTGTACATGCCATCTATTTGCTCCTTCTTTTTAAGCATGGTTTCTATCTCCTGGTTTATCCTAAACGGATTATCAGAAACAAATTCCAAGCCCAACTGACTCTTGAACAAATAATCCTTCTCCAGCTCGGGGAAGTCTTTACACATCTGTATCCAAAGTGGCTTAACAAGGACATCTTGGAAAATAGATCTAAGCCTAGTAATAAACTTGGCAAATCTTATTTCTTCCTTATCAAGTCCTTCAGCGCCATTTGAATAATTTCCAATCGATCCGCCGTCAGGACCCTGGAATCTAGAAAAAGGAACCTTCGATTCTTGAACCAGCTTGTCATAAAAGTAAGCAAGCGGTTGAGGGTCGTTAAGGTTTGGTCCAGCATTATTTATAGGCTCTATAGTTGGAGTACCATTTACACCAGAAGGCATAAGGTAATTTTTGTAGAACTGTATTTTAGGTCTACCATCTACAGTTAATTCCCCGCTCTCATCATTAAACCTAATATCTTCTTTGTAGATACTCATCAATTCACCTAAGGTCTGCATTGACTTTTGAGGTGACCTCGATCCAATTGGTACCGTCATCTTCATTCTAAAAGATGCGTTCATTACAGACCAAATAACCCTGGTGTATTCTATAATTCTTAGAATGTTGTAAGGCCTAATAAGTCTTTCAACATAACTAACCCGAGAAACTGTATTACCTTTGGCAAAAGAAATATAAATAACCTGAGAATCATAGAGCATCCTTCTCTTGTTAATATCATTAGGATACTGATACCAAACATTTAGATATGTTCCGTCTGGCTGTTTTTCAACAGAAGGCATTAGAGTTGTAGCATCTAATTCCTTAAATCCTATTATCTCCTTACCCTTGTCATTATATACAATCTCAAAGGCAAGGAATCCATCAACCATCAATTGCCTGAAGTATTGCCAAGCACTTATATCATCAGTAAAGCCGAACATGTCGTACAGCTTTTTAAAGTTTTCGTCGATTCTATCCTTTACTTTGTCCTTTACGTCAGTTAAGTTTAGGAATGCAGGATGTGCGAAGAAGTTTTGGGGATCGAAAGTTATAGCTTCATCACAAACGGTATCCAGGATGTACTCAATTTCAGGATTTAAAGCAAACTTTCTTAGATAATCCCTTTTACCAGCATAATCTTTATCATAATAACTAATAAACTGCCTGGTTGTAGTGTCTTGCCTTCCTAAAGAATAAAGCAAGCTTTCATCGTCAATAGCTTGCTTTTTCATGAACTCAGCTTCTATCGACCCGATAGCTTGCGAGTTCTTAATCACCATATCACCATATCTCATACCAAAGTTACTAAGAGACTTTACAGACTCTCGTATTCTCTGGAATATTGGGCTTCCTTCTTGATTTTCGTTAAATCCGGCCATTTATAGTAATATGATCTAGTTTTTGTATTAGAGACTAAGCATTTAATTTCGATCTATAATCATTATATATCCCACTGGTAGATTGACCCTCTATCCTAAAATCGGAAATATATGGGATTCTGACCCAATCCTCATAATCTACAACGCTCACTTCTGCTATAAAATCCCTCTTAAAGCCCGTTAAAGATGTTTTCCACCCAGTCCCGCTTAGGAGCCTGTCAAAAGATTGAGTAATATTTCTTACCGGAGCTTGAGAGGAGTAAGGAAGCTGGGAATTTTCCTTAAATAGGGGAAAGTACTGTTCCCATAATTTGAATAAAATGTTCCCTCTATAGTCGGGAGGAATAACATTAAGATCTAGAGAAATCAGAATATCAGAACCGTTATGTCTTTCCTTCTTTACAAACATGAATATTGGAGACCTATCTATGAATGGATGTTTTTCAGAAACCATTGTCTTGGTTTTATATGAAGCTGAATAAATTTTCCCAGGTATAAAATTTCCATCAAATTTCATATTACCACCATCACCGCCTGGGCCATACTTACCAAAAAAGTATCTGTTTGAATCGGTCGAAACCTGAGAGACCGAACTAGATCCATCCCTCAAATCCTTTATCTGCTCTTCAAAGGATTTCACTTGCTCTTAAATAAAAAATTCTCATCAACCACGCCGAATTTATAGCCTCTAGCATCTGCCCATCTCTGAGCCGCTTTAAATTTTGCTTGGTTGGTAATCCATATTTGCATCTTGTGATTATAAGACTTAAGCTTTTTGAGTGTGCTATTTCCCTCTAGAATCGGTCTCTTAAAGTGCTTTTCTGGCTTTACCTCTATTATCCAATCCTGTGTTTGTCCATCATCTTTAAGGACCTGCATATAAAAATCCACATTATACTGATGCTCTTTCTTATCTAATGGATTGTAATAAGGAATTGATATAGGTTCAGAACTCCATTTAAGGATTTTTTCATTATTGTCACAATAGCGACAAAATCTAAATTCCCACGAGGATCTACATATTATGTTATGAACGTCGCCGATATATTTGTCTGGGTTTTGAGCTACATATAGTCCAGACTTATAATCCCCGTTGGGTTTTATTTTTTTTATATCCGGCATTTCTACACATTATACGTATTGTCATCTCCGGTTATGTATGAAAAAGGAATAGTTTTTGGAGCTTTTGGTGGATGTATTTTTTTCCATCCTTTAGCAAAACCATTTTTAGCTATCTGTGTAAAGTATGCAAAGGGGTTATTAGATTTTTCTGGATTGAACCTATTCCAATATTTGCAAAGGTCCTCCATAGCAAAAGCCATACAGTCTGCTTTATCATCAGGATCCCGGTAAGCCATCTTCTTAGATATACCTTGAACCATTAGGCCAAACATCTCTATAGTCTCAGGTGTGAGTTCACCTTTTTCCTTTGACTCCAATACTGCAGCCATCAGATCTTTATTCCTTACATAAGCCTTTGCCATAACCTTTATACTTATATTATTTTTAGTTTAAACCTCGAGGTTAGTTTCGACCTAAGCCTTATCCTCTTCGGTACCATCTTCAGAAGAAATGAGCGTGTCCCCAGTAGGTTCCTTTCCATCTGGGGCGACGCTCATTTTATCTTCGATATTATCGACGAAAGGCTCTGGAGATTCAGATTGCTCCTCTCCCGTAGGAGCAAAAGACCAAACTTTACTAAGTATTTTTCTTAGTTTTTTTTTGACTCCTCGCTTTCGTCAATGTTATATCCCATTTCTGGGTTAACTTCTAAATCAGTTTCTGCTTCAGTACCAGCTGCTGGTGCTTCTGCTAATTCCTGGTTAGTTTTCATGATATCGGCTGCTGCTTTTTCTGCCTTGGCAACTTCAACATCATATTCTGCTTTGTGCTCACCACCAGGGGCAACTGATAATTGCTGATCTGTTTTTTCCATATCATCAGCCTCATCAAGGTTATATCCCATCTCATCGCCAACTTCGTGATGTAATTCCTTGTCAGTACCATCTCCAGGAGCAGATGCCATGTCTGAGTCTGTTTTTACCATGTCAGGATTTGACTCTTCAGCTTTAACTGATTTTACCTCATAATCCGCATGAGATCTTCCACCCGGTGCTTCTGCTAATTGCTGATCTGTGTTTTCAACATCTCTTTCAGACAACTCCGAATTTCCTTCGGAAGGAGCTGTAGCCATTTCGTTATCTGATGACTCCACTTCCTCTGTATTTTCATTTACGTTATACCCAATCTTATCAACCAAAGAATCCTTAAGCTTAACGCTATAATCAGTTTCCTTTTCGCTTCCTTCAGGAGCTTCTTCTAAATTAGCGTGGTCTTCTTTCTCGATATCTTTTTTACCAGCTTCATCTTGATCCTTAGCTGCAGGTGCTTCAGAAGTATTTGCCTTTAGTGTAGAAGCTGGAGTTTTATCCTTTTCAGATGCTGTTTTGTTCTCCGGAGCTACTGCCATATCCTGAGAAGACTCTTCCAAAGCATCCTCTGTATTTTCTTCAGCAGTTTCTATCGGTGTTTCGTTCTCTTTAACCTCCTCTTGAGTTTCATCAGCTTCCTGATTTTCTTCACCAGCAGATTTTAGAGCTTCCTCAATGTCAACGATTTCATCCATTCTGAAATCACCGGTTCTTCCGTTATCCATTAGTACAGTGTAAGAACCTGACGTACTATCCATAGAAATAATCTTTCCTGTATTTCCGGACTCCTTTACCTTTACGTAATCACCAACGGTGAATTTTTGATCCTCGTTTAAATCCTCCATTTCAACAGAAGAAGATTCTATTTTTTCGATCTCCTCGTTAACAGCCGACCATTTTTTCCTAAGCGAAGATAGCTCCTGCTCAAGCATATGCTTGGCTCTTGCCATTTCCTTAGAGTTTTCGTAAAGTGGGTTGGTAGCCATTGCTTGTGAGATCTTATTGATCTCATTTTCTACAATAGCGATATTGTCAATAATTTGCTTTCTATCATTAAGCATAATTGACTTAATTCTATTCTCACCGTCCAAGAATTCAGTTAATCCTTCAGAAATATCATATTTCATAAGATCCTTAACCATTGAAGTAGCTTGCGTACCATTTACTTGGAATAAAGAATTCTCGTTCATTCCTTCGTTGATCCTGTTAAGATAAAGGTTTGAGTTCCATTTAATCAAGTTTACTGATACACCTTCGAAAACTTTAGATTCTAACCTTTTAGCAAAATCAAGCTCAACAACATTTGAGAAGTTTTCATAAAGATTAATGATGTCAGAAACTGCTTTCGACTCATTAACTCCCAAGCTTCCAGATATTTCTAATGCTATCTGCTTTGCCAATTGAGTTGTGTCACTAAAGTTAATCTTATTCTCTTTAGAATAGATTGATACAGAGTCAGACTCTTCCACAATCTTGAAGCTGCTGTTTCCAACATAGAAACTTAGCCCGCTTTCGTTAATTTTAACCATCGGAGAGTAAAATGACCCTAACAAAGTTTTAAATGACTCTGGCAGAGCAGAGTATTCAACATTCGAGAGTCTCTTGATTCCCTCAGAATTACCTTCAAATACATTACTACCAATAGTAAATACTGTCTTACCACCAGAAACGTGTACTGGAGAATAAACTTTCCTCACAGAAGAATTACCATTGTTAACCGGTATACTTAGCTTAGACTCTGAGGATTCCATTAAAGAAAGCGTATTAACAAGATTTCTTACCGTCGGGTTAAAAGACCATCTCGAGATCTCTTTGGACAAAAGTGAAACGGACTTATTCTCTGATATCAACCACTTATTCAGAGATTCTGTTACTGGAGAATAGAAATCAGCACCAGCGTTCTTTTCAATAGAATATAAAGCCTTTGAAACCTCAATCTCAGGTCTTAGCGAAGCGACGTTTTCCTTAATTGTCTCTACTGCTGATTTTACTTTGTTATCCCAGTTGAAGTTTTGTAGCTCCTGGACAAATGCCTCAGCTAATAAAAATTCAGGGGTATTATTGTTCTTTAAAAGATGAGTAAATTTCTCGCAAAGGATTTTTACATTCGGATGCTCGTAAATGCCAGTGCCTTTCAAAGATAGAATAGACTCGTATACACCAAGATTATTAACTGCCTGTGAATCAATGAATGCTTTAGCTGAAGGATCCTTTTCTGCCACCTCCTTAAGACTCTCAGAAATATTAGTAACTTCAACAGAATCATCTTTCTTACCATCTACATAAGATCCAGAATTTTTAGAGGTATTAGATCCAATACCACCCCAAGATTCCATTAGTTTTTGAGCTGCTGATTTAGATCTTTCTATTTCTTGCTGTCTTAGCATTTCGATAGGATTTGCAGCGGTTTCGCCTTCACTTTCCTTTACTACCTGGTCAACAGATTCAAGGATTGCGGATTCATTTACAGATTCCCCATTTTGTATTTTATTAATGTGGGATTCGCAAATCGATCTAACTTCAGGGTTAGTGGTTGTTTCCCTAAGAGTTTTTAATTGATTAAGTAAGTCCATTCTACTTGTGTTTTTTTGCTTTCTATATATCACACCTGTGATATTGAAACTTTTCCATTATATATTCTTCCAAATCATATTTTTTGGAAAAACTTATCTTGCTATAATAATTTCAAGCTTTACGTCAATGTCAGTGTGAGGGTTGCTGAACGTAATTCCTCCGTCTTCATACGGCAGGAAATCCTCACTGAGGTTCCATCCGGTTTTTTCGGAATCTGTTGACCCTAACTTTCCACCAGTTAGAATCATTAGTTCCCCGACATTATATGTATTTCCTCTATATGTCCAATAGATGTATTTCTTGACTTGAGGGGTACCGTTTGTTGGAGTTGGGACTCCCGGTATAATAGGTGTCTGGGATCCATAAAGAATCGGATTTCTAGGAGCTGGGTACTTTACCTTAACTGCTATCCATTTAACAAATCCGTTAGAGTCCCCAATGTCAGTTTGACTTATCTTTACACTTTTATTCCTTTTAAGGGTTACTTTTAGTCTTGAATAGGAAATTACCTCATCCCGTAAGTCACTAAAGTCAAAAAAATTGGTGATATTGTAATCCTCCTCCAGAACAAACTTATCCTTTCTAAAAAGAAATCCCTCAATAGGCTGAGGTGGACATATAATAGGTCTTGTTGCCATTAGCTTGCTGTTAATATTGTAAGTTTAACCGGATATTCAGTAGGATTTGAAAATACAAATCCACCAGTAGCTGCCCCAGTATATCCAACCTGGTCATCCATATCAGGCAGAGTTTGCCACCCCTTCCAGGAAGCATCAGGTTTAACTTGGCCTGTAAGCATCATCATATCAGACATAATGTATCTTAATCCACTGTTATAATGCCAGTAGAGAAGTCTTTGGTCTTCCTCAGCATCAGCATAATAATGAGCTCTTGCCATAACAAGACTTACTTCACCCAGAGTAGTGTCAAAATCCCCAGGATCCAAATTAATAGAGGTGTCAGGGGAGATCACAAAAGATTGTCTCTGGTATCCTGAAAATGACTGTAAAGGGTGAAAATATTCAGAAAGATCTAATTTTTCATCTATATCTGCTTGATAGGTAACATTCATCGAAGTCTGAAATATCCTTACCTCGTGTGGATCGTTATAGTTTGAGAAGGTAAGATTTACTCTTCTCATAGACCCAGGAGTGTTAGCAATTAACGTATATCTAGTATCAAAAGGACCAGACTGACCTGTCGTTAATGCTGGGTTACTATCGCCATAGCCGAAAGGAGTGCCTGATCCAGTTCCACCTTTACTAGATCCACCCCCGAAGATTTCTAAATTGTCACCTATATTTGCACTCATCTTAAAGTCTTGTAGGGTTTATGTCGGGATTTTCCGGCATTTCTACCACTTTAGGTCTAATACGCGGGTTTATTTTGTTCGCATTTACATTAACTACCTCAACGTTATCCTCCATAATTGAATTTTTAACCTCCGCATGTTCTTCCACAATTTCTTTTTCGATAGCTTGTGCTCCATAGAAATCATCTTGAGGTGCTTCTTCATAGACAGGTGAAGACATAACATCAGGTTTAATCATATCTAAAGAAGAATCATAAATTAGAGGTTCGCTTATATCATCAGCATCATCCAACCCGGTGTCAACTGATGAATTCCAAGAATCATCCGATGCACCACCATCTATTTCAACTTCCTCTGGTTTAATATAGTCAACCAGTGACTTGATAAAGCCAAGTGCTACGATAGGTAAAATAGCACCAGAAACAATTGAAAGCACTCTCTTTTGGAAAACTCTCTCCTCCTCAATCAAGCCAAATAGCTCAGACCATGAACTATAATCACCAAGGTTAACAAATGCATAGTACGTGTTCCCCATAGCCTGCATTGCTGTTAAAAGTATGAATAGGAACCATACAAGGGATTTGTTCATCTTCTCCATTGCAATCAAAGAAGCAAGGGAAGCTGCAGCACCAACCTCAAATGCAATAGCTAACGAAATTGCTAACCAAGTAGGATTGGAAAGCTTAAAGAAGTCGATAACGTGGATAGTGGATATCACAGACACCATAAGGTACAGAGACACAAAAGTAGTTATGATAAACCCGCTTACCAATTTTGATTTACTCTTCACTCTCTTCTATCTTATTTTTAATCTCAGAAAGTGAAATTCTCTTCTTATCAAAATCGTCCTCATAAATAAGGAACTGAAACATTACCTGATTCATCTCATGCCTGATCTCAGCCTTTGTAAGTGTGTTGATCGAGTCAAGTTTGGTATTTAATTCTGTGTTGGATGCTTTGAGCTCCTTTTCAATACGGTCGATGTCTCTGTTTACCCCGCACTGTCTGAAAAAAACCAATACTAGAAATCCTAATACTATGAATTGGAAGTTGTCTTTAATCTTTTGTACCATGATTATTTACAATTTTAGTTTTACTATATATCTAACCCAAATCCATATACACTAAAAAATAGGCCTAGATCACTCAAGGCCTATTTTATATAATGGTTTTGTATAGTGTGCTCTAGGCTAATTCAAGCCCCTGTTGAGCTGCGGCGAGTTCTTTTTCTAAATCCTGAATCTCTCTTGCATCAGCTTTTGCAGATTCCAGGCCTTGTTCAAAAGGCTTCAAAAGGGAAATAAATTCCTTAGCTTCTTTAAGTCCTTTACCACTTTGCTTAGATATAAAATAGTGACTTGCTTCTAAAGGCAAAGCTTGTAAGTAAAGTATATTGTTCTTAATGCCATCAGATTTTAGATTATCCAAAACCTTACAAATTTCAATAACGCCAAGAGACTCCTTTTCTTTCCATTCTGCCTCATTTTCCATAAAACTGATAAATCTATCTATGTGATCCATTGATTCAAACTGGACTGCATAAACTTTGGTAGCTACTCTCTTTTTTGCATTTTCTAGGTTTTCCTCAGCAGCTTTAATCCTTCCCTCATTTAAACGAGAAAGAGCTTCTTCACCCACTGAATCTGCAAGTTGGTCAGCATCTAGTTCTACTACTTTTGGCTGTGTTTGTTTTTTTGACTTTGCCATTTGATTTCTTTTTATTTTTTAGTTATTTAAACAGTAATGTTTCACTCGGAGATATCGAAAACATCGAATTCTTCCCGATTATGTTGCAAATATATCTTAAGTCTTTCTCGTAAGTCTTTTACAGGATATAGTTTAGGTTTGTCTTGAGGCCCAATGTGGCAAAGGAAACCTCCATGGGTTTCTAATCCGGTTTCTTCCTCTATTATTAGCCTATACAGGCTAATTTGTATGGAATATTCATTATGAGAATTCTCATAAAGATCCACGAAAGGATGCAAAAGTTTTTTGAATCTACCCTTTGGATGATTATCGTCCTTAAATTCCTTATTGGTCTTCCAATCACCGATGAGGAACAAAAGCTTATTTTCTTTCTTGTCCCACATAAGAAAGGGTTGATCCACGGTTCCAGCTAATCTCCATTTTTTCGAAAATACCTTTAACTCAGACTCCAGTGGCACAAGGTCTGTAAATCTTTCATCTCTAAGGACTAAGAATTTTTCGACCCTACTCCTAACTTCCGGGTCTTCTGGCATTTCAGGATCCAATCCTGTCCAGTAATCTTCTATCCACTTATGAACCTTGGTTCCAAGAGCATTTGCGACATTCGCTTTTTCTTGCCATTCGGATTTTATAACAGAAACGTCTACACCTCTTTCATCGGCTTTTCTATTAGCCCAATACTCACGATCAAAGGGGACTTTAAACTTTTTAAGAAAGGTAGTAACAGAATCATATTTGACCCCATCAAAATGATATGTATGAACAGACTCGTTAAAAATAAATCTAGAGTCCTTAAAAATATCTAGCTTCTTTTGATAATCCTGTTTTGTCTTCTCTAAATTAAGCAAATCCCAAATAAGTTATAATTAATTCCAATTTCAAAAAAACAAAAGTAATAGCAGTTACCTCTAATAAAAATCTTAAAATCCAAAGCCAAGACAAATGCCTAAAAAAGAAGTAATAAATAACCAAATAGGAATCCCCGTTTGTTTCAGGTAGAGGCTTAAGTACGGGAGTAATAATCTCTTGCAAATTTAGCTTAGTTAAGTAGTCGTTTACCGATTTAATCTCTTCAAAAACGTAGGCAGGTCTTGCATCGACAGGGAAATCCCTAGATTGTGTTACCTCCGGCGGTAAATTTACAACAGTGTAAATTCTACCAAGCCAATCATGTCTCAGCCTCAACCGTGTCCAAAAGGGAGAGTTCATGCTCTCATCCTTTACAGTGGACCTGTATTGGGAGTATACCCTTAACTCCCTAATGATCTTTAATATCCTAAATATAGCTAGTATTCTTCCCATTATTTAAAATCAGATTTTCCCATAGCATCCTCCATTTTCTTTCGGATTTTAGTACGGGCTCTTCTAATTCTTGTAGCAATAGACCTCTTCTTTATTCCATACTTATCGGCTATATCTTTGTATTTCATTCCATTAATCTCACGATCAATCATAATATCCCGATAGATAAGAGGAAGGTCTTTGATCTCATCGATGACTTGTTCATAAACATCGTCAATATCATTTCCTCCACAAAGAAATTCCCAGAGAGGGTCGTCTTCTATATCATAAGAAGGGTTTCTTTCCTCAGCTTTCGCCGAAGTGTACTCCATCTCTTCAGAAGTTTGTGAAATATATCGCTTCCTGCTCTTAAGAAGTAAAAGAGATTCGTTCCTAGCTATATTATAACACCAGGTAGAAAAGTTACCCCTCTCGCGGTCATATTGATCTATCTTCTGCCATACTTTTGACATTGCATTTAAGAAAGCATCCTCGGCCAACTCAAAGTCTTTAAGAATTCCATAACAGTGGTTTAGTACTCCGGGTTTTACCCTTTCATAGAGAGGCCGGAATTCCCTCTCTCCTTTAGTCTGAATGAAGCTTTCAGCTAAAACTTGAATATTCTTTTCTTTTGCCATTTTTGATTCCCCCAGTAATTTCCTTTTTTACCTCCTATTTATTATTTAATCTAACAAGTTCAATTCCAGCGTCGAATAAAAACTTAAGCGATTCAAGTTTTCTATATAACTCCTTAAACACTAATCTTTTTACCCCACTCTGAATAATAAGTTTAGAGCATTCAAAGCAAGGAGATACTGTAACATAAAGTGTCGCACCATCAGAGCTTTGTGTACTCTTAGCCAACTTAGTAATCGCATTAGCCTCTGCATGTAATACATGAGGTAAAGTGACGTGAGATGAATCTTCGCAGACGTTTGGAAAACCTGTGGGTGAACCGTTATAGCCGTCAGATATAATAGATTTATCTTTCACAATAAGACTACCAACTTTCATCCTTTCGCAATAAGAATTAGTAGCCCACACCTTTGCCATTTCTAGATAGACCCTATCCATCTTCCTATCCTTAATGGAATAAAAGGTTTCGTCTATTTCTTTGAAATTATCATCCGAGGTAATAACTCTGCTAAGGCTTGGACTTGCTATCCAATAATCTCCTTTTGCTAGATCTTCTTTGGTGAAAAAATCAGAGGGATCAATAAATGCTTCTTCCATTCTCGGTTCAGGATTAAAAAGTAGTTGAGAAACAAATATAACGTTTTCCCACGTTGGGAAAAAATGAAGTTATAAACAATTGCTAGAAATTGTTTGACGTTGGTCTAAACGGAACGTCGTTAACAATTGTTAGCGGTGATCTAAGTGCTTGGTATATCGAAGCAAGCAAAGATTTCATCTCCTTTACGTCCTTAGAAGTCATTGTGTCGGAAGATGCAGGAGTATTTGATGCAGAAGATTCTTTTGACTTTTTTGCTGGTGTACTGCTTGTTGGAGAAGAGGATTCTTTCAGAGCTGCGGTTGCTTGATTAATTTTTTCCAAAGCATTAGAAGATTTATTAGCACTAGAACCACCACTACCTTCGCTTTCTTTATTAAATGGTTTTGTTACTCTCTCCTTTAGCTCTTGCGAGGTACTTACAACTTGACTCATAGCATCAGATCCTTTTTTCCTTGCATCTTCTATTTTTGATTTAACCAAAGCTGTTATATCATTTACGCCGGATATACCTGACTTAAGTTTAGATTGTTCTGAAACCAAATCTTGTTTAGGCGTCACCTCAGATTTTTGAGGTACAACTGGTGTTGAGGTCTTGAGAACTTCGGTATCCTTTATTGTCTCCACTTTAGGAACGCTTGGGTTTGGAGTCTTGAGAACCTCTGTATCCTTTATCGTCTCTACCTTAGGAGCATTCGAGGCCGAAGATAACTTTTGAAGATCCTCTTGAGTAAAATATTCTCGGTCTCTTTCGCTGAGGAAATAATCAAATTCATCCTTTAGGTAATCAGGATCAGCCAAAAGCTCCTGCTGGTCACTTTCGTCTAGGTCATTTTTAGAATACTCTATAAACTCGCTAATAAGCTTTGAGTCGGATGTAATCTTAGAAAGTGCAGCTTGCAATGGGTTTTGTTGTACAATTCTTCCAAGTTTTATATTTTTTTCTCTCTCTTCCGCAAGCATCATATCCATCATCTGCTGCTCCATAGTCCTAACTTTATTGCCTTTATCTAACTTAACAAGCTCTGGTCCACCCTCACCAACAACCGCAATACCATCACCCTCAACAGTACCACCCTGTTTCAGTCCAGGAATTTTTGGTATAACATCAGAGAAAACATTTTTTACACCACTACTCAGGATACCTTTAAAATCTATTGGCTCTCCGGATTTTACTTGTGCAATTTGACTAGGTAAATTTGAAATAAAATTAGAGGAGGATTCAATAAGAGACTTGGAAATACTATCCTTTAAATCGCTGATGAGCTTATCATTCTCAGAAGTTATCGTTTTAGTAAAAGACTCGGTAAATCCCTTAAAAGCCTTTTCCAAATCTTGCCCGCTGGGCATAGCTCCTTTTTTAATATCACTTGTCAGATTCTTTATACTCTCGGAGGATTCTATATTAGCCTTAGTAGATTCCTTAAGCTCTTGATAAAGTGAATCAAAATTTGAAGAAAGAGTAGTAAGTTCTCTTAGCAATTTGTCAGATCCGTTTACCATTAACAGATTGGGTTATTTTCTGATTATATATCAGACATTAACGATTATCACTTATTGTTAAAGCTAAAGACCTCGGTCTGGCCACTCTCCTGGAGTTTTTTCTTGTTCTCCTCTTCAACAGAGTCGTTTAATTTATCTAGCCAAATCTGATATTCATAAAAAGGAACTGACTCTAGCCAATTAGGATCTATTGTGTGTTCTCTCCAAAGACGGAACTTGAGATCAAAATAATTCTCTAAAGATATCTGAAATAACGAAAAGAGATCTGAACCCGGAGGGAAAGTAAATTGGAGCGGTGACCTCCCCAGCACCGCAAGAATCACATTTTACTCTTACCCTTAGATTTGTTCCTATCTTGATTTTTTCTGCTAATTCAAAATAAGCAGAAAACTCCTCCTTTGTCCATTCTTCCAAAGAAGAAACCATAGTCTCCTTGATTTTAAAATAATCAAGACCTCTCCAATCATTAAAATAAAATGGAGCTATTTTTATAAAACTCTTGTCGACTTCTTCACCCTTTGCAACACAATCAGCAACAAAAGATGATATTGCTTTTGTTACACCAATTGACGGTGGCGACATTTTTATAGTTTTCCCTATTCTTCTAATAGGGAAAACAAAACCTCTTTCGGTAGTGGAATAATATTTAAGCAAATCCCGATCTATATCATAATTGCTCAACACACCAGTTCTAAGCTCAATACCTTCCATCCCAGAGCATCCTTTTGTAGTGCATCCACCTTCAGGGTTTACAATAATCCTGTTTTCCCCCTTAACAAAAGTTAAGTCCCTTATAGCCATGATGATAAAGAACCTATCTTCTTGCTTTAGGTCCCGGTAAGACACAAGACCTCCGTTTTCCTCAAACTTAACTTTACAGCATGCCTCAAGAATGAAATTAAGCTTGTTATCTATATCTAGCATGTCATCCTCATCTATTGTTGAGAATTGTCGTATTTCCCTGACCTCCGCTGGTCTGATAGCTATTCTTGTTGCTTCCGGATAAAATAATCCCTGAGAGGGTAACATCCCCATCGGGAGGTTTTTCCACCCAAGGTCTAATGGTTTAGATTCGGCCTCTTGCACATAAGGTTGACTTTCAACTTTACCTTCATGAATGTTACCAAGAGGGTCTTCTGTATTTTCGGGCTGCTTTTCTGGATAAATATTTTCTTGTAGCTCTGTATCCAGATTCAAGCCATCTGGTTCATCATATTTAATACCACCAGCGATTTCTTTTTCCCTGAGTATTTCTTCTGGAGAAAGGTTATTATCGGACATATTTGACATTTTCTTTATATACCGTTGGTATAAAAAAACCAGAAATTATAGAAAAAAATTGGAGTTAAGTTCCGTATTAAAGGAATAGGTCGTTCCAGTAATCTGACTTCCATGTAGTATCAATGGTATAAAGAGCATCTCCGATATCGTAAGAAAGGTTCATTGGAGTAATTGGCTCTACCAAGAAACAATTGTTCAGTGTTATCCTCCTGAAGACATCACCTTGTTTATTAAAAACAGAAACTACCATAGAACCAACATAATCTCTTTTAAGACCCATTGCTCCAGTTAATGGATTGTAAATTAAATCAGACCATTGTCTTAAAACCTTATAAAGAACCATAGAATTGTCCTCATTAAGGTTCACTTCGAAAGACATATTAAACTGTACATCAGATGTAGATGGTTCACCACCAGCATACCTTCTTTCAGCAAACTTGTAATATTGGGTAACAGCATCAGCTGGCTGTATATCAACTTGTAAGGCAGAAATACTCTTCACTTGCTGAGTAAGTATATTCTCACCCTTAAATGTAGTATTAGCAAGATTGATACCGTTAGGTGGAGTTATAAGAACCTCAAACTGGTTTAAGAAAACCGGCTCGTAGTTATTCCTTGCTGCCTTAGAGTTGTTAAAATGTGGTAAACCTGCCATTTATGCTTTGTTATATTTTATAGGAATAAATCGTCCCAGTAATCAACTGCCCAAGTCATATTAATCTCATAGAGCGTAGTACCATTTACGTATTCTAGCTCCATAGGATCAATTGCTTTTAGTGGGAAGCAATCCTTAAGAGTAATTCTCCTAAATACATCACCATTTTTATTGAAGACAGACACAACGATTGTCCCAGTATAATCTGCTTTAATTCCTTGCGCCCCTGTCAATGGATTGTAAATTAAATCAGTCCACTGTCTCATCGTCTTAAAGACGTACATTGAATTAGCATCGTCAAGGTTGACAGTAAACTTTAAACCAAGATCCAGAGTTGTTGTATCTGGTTTACCTCCAGCATAGTTCCTCTTTGCAAACTTATATTTCTGAGATACAAAGCTAGGGTTTTTATCCACATCCAAACCACTTACAGAAACAACTTGTTCTAGTAGCACTGGACCTCCAGAAACAGCCGCAGGTGGTATAACATTTACCTCAAATTGGTTAAGGTAAACCGGCTCAAATTTATTAACCGAGTTTATGGAATTTTGGTAATGTGGTAAACCAGCCATTTAGTCTTGTCCTTTTTTTATATTTATCCGAATTTTCAATTTTTTGAAATTAAGCGAATTGGATAAATCCTCCAGCAGCGATACCACCAGTTCTTGTAACAGTAATTCTGTTTATGAACTTCTGAATACCTCTAGCAGGTTCGATAATTACATCAATAATACCGATGTTCTGATCGATAATAGAAGGAGGGTTGTTAGAAGAATCCATGATTACTTGGTAAGCATAAATACCACCACCAGCTCTAACTCCATCTAAGTAGTTATCTACAAGGGTTTTGATCTCTAGTCTTATAGAATCTTCATTGAAATCAAATAGGTAGTTAGCCATGATCTCTTCAACGTCATTCTCAACACTGATGAGAAGGTCCCTCACGTGTACTAAATTAAATGCCGAATTAACAGTTTGATAAGCTGTTTGGTTACCAAAGACAACTACACCAAGGCCTCTCTTCTTAATTATAGGGTTAAGACCTACTGGCTCCAACCATCCTCTATCTTCGTCAGTGAAATCATATTCGAGTCCGACAAGGTTTTGTCCTGAGATTACCCCTCTCTTCTGACCTGCTATAATGCTGTAAGGTTCGCCATTAGCAAATTTTCTAACAAAGTTGTTGGAGATATAAGCTGCAGGAGGAACGTTTACATTTCTATTATTTTCCCTTACCGTTAAGTATGGCGTATAGAAAGCAGCGTATTTGGCTCCTTGATCTTCAGTAGGTAAACTGAAAGTGTAAGAAGGATTAAGAGATAAGTTACCACCTTCCGAAATATATTGTGCCTTCAGTGAAGGATACGGGTTAGTTTGTGTTGGTGCATCAGTAAACCTAGGGTCTGTTGACTCCCTAAACTGCTCCATCGAAGGAGCGTTAATTAAAGCAAGAGCCTTCTGTCTCATCATTGCCAACTTACTAAGCTGATATTTAGAGTTAGGCAAAATCTGACCACTGAAGGTATCTACGATGTATCTGAACGAGATCACATCCTTAGCAGCAAGTGTCGCTGCAATGTTTGTGTTGTACATTACATCCAGTAGTTCAGATACTCTAGCATCAGTACCATTTGGCCTGTGGGAATCCCTCATTGTAAACCCATTCAGGTATGTGAAGTCGAAAGACCTAGTAAACTGAGGTATTGACTTAAACTTCTGAACTTGAATCGGACTCCCCGCATAGTAATAAAGAGGCCTTGCAGTTGTTACTTGCACAACGTTTGGTGTTGTTGTTTGAGCAACCGAGGTAACTCTCGTTAACCTATATTGTCTATTACTACCAACGGTTTCACAAATATCCTGGTCAGTAGATACTATAAGATCACCAACAGATATTGGGGATGATGGTGAAGAAGATATAGTGAAATTAGTCGGATCTATTTGTGTTATCACATCGATAAACTGGTTAATAGAGCCTACAGATGAAACTATATCCGTCTTACCCGCAGCTACTGGAAGACCAATATTGTCAGAAGCAAAAGGTTTGCTGCCAGGTAAACCCGTGGAGAATGCAGTATAATCTACCAAATTGTCTGGATTTTGTCTAGCAACGTTATCAAACTGCCTAGCATATGCTACAGCAAATTGGTCTCTATCAATTGTGCTTTCGTATGAAATATAATTAATGGAACTTCCAGTTTCATTTAACCAAATCTGGTCTCCATCCTCAAGTTCACCGTAAAGCAAGTCCTGGTAGAATGCTGTAGACAATTGTCCAGTTAAGGCGTTACTAGCTGTTCCACCGGTTACTGAACTAACTGATGTAATATCTAAATAATCAGAAGATGCAAATTGATAATAGTCAGCAGAAATGTTTCCAGATGTAGCTCCCACCATATTGCTATATGGAGTAACTGAGACACCTTGAGCAGAGTATGATGCAGTATCAAGTGGGTGTGTCCATGTTAGGAGCACTTCTCCACCCGTTTGAATAACACCAGACACTCTTAGTTTTACTAGGTCATTTTCGGAGAATTGGTTTATAACTGAACCAGTTAACCCAGATAAACCAGTAACTCTACCCATAATGTAAGGCGAAGAGGTAGCGCTTGGAGTTGCAAAAGATACCAATTCGTTTTTCTCTGCTGTAGTAAGGGAAGCACCGGTAACTCCGCTGTTAGTTACTACATAATGTAAACCTCCATACTTAAGGGAAGGATCATAACCATCGAAAGCTGTTGCTCCTACACCATATGTAGAGGTAGCTCCAATAGTTAGTAGTGTACCAACATTTATAGAATCCGGTGATGATCCACTAGCACCAGTAGCTGCATCGGTTATTGTCGTAACATTTTGTGAGTATAGGTAATCAGCAGTAAGATTCTGATCATAGCTTAAGAAATTAAGTCTTGCATCAACAATGTCCCTATCTGCCGTAAGCTCGTCAATTAAGTGGTGTCCTACAAGGTCAATCTTATAAGGATTAGTACAGATATCATCCATTGCATCCTCATCAACAGCACAGAATAAACCGGTAGAAGGAGTATTATTGTTAATAAGCGTTTGGATGTATTGGTTATTACCATTCAGGTCAACAAAATCTGGGATTAAACATCCTGTGGTTGAAGTAACAATATTCACATCAGGTTGTGATAAGAAATTGTTGATCTGGCTTTTTATAAATCCATTTCTTGTAAAGTATGAACTCCATTTAGGGTCTAAAGATAGTGTCTCGTAATCAGTCCAATCTCCAGATACTGAGATAACATCTATAAAGTAATCCGAAATGTAATCATATGGGTGCATGAAGCTAGGAACGTTGTCCGCTCCATACCAATCTAAGGCAAAAACATCATATCCTTGTAAAGGTTGAACCGCATCAGTTGATTTCCTAACAATGACACTTATTGCTTCCTTACCAAGGTTAACAAGGTTAAAAAGTCTACCAGTATCTACAGCAGAAAGTGTAGCTAAGAAGTAATCGGTATCAGCAAACCAAAATCTCTCCTTATTATAGAAGGAGGAATATAGCCTGGAAGTAAGAACCCCGTTAGATTGCTCAGTATCAATCGAATAACCAAAATAGTTAACCACATCAGCTGTAGGGCTATCTATATCATTATTCAAATTCAACAAATTCAGAGCAAATACTGGGCCAGTATTTAAACACGCAAATATTGAGCGGTGGAAGTAAGATCCTTTAGCCTCTAAAGTCTTATCTATATCACCAAAAATTGCTACCGCTGTAGTTACATCCGGTAAATACACGGGAGCATTAAAAGGTCCTTTATTCGAAAATCCCACCACCAATCTTATAGTCTGAGACGTAAGAATGACGTTTTCTGAAGCGTCAAACTCAAGCGTATAGACTCCTGATGCTTTAAATTGGGATAAATCCAGTTTGATTTTCTTTGCCATTATTGTACAAGAGATATTTTTGCCTACTATATATCTAAACCAAAACCAGCATTTTTGTATGCTACTCGGTTAGTAATTGTATATATCGGAAAAAGCAAATTATTTAGAGCAACTGACTGAAAGAGCTATAGAACCCTCCCTCTTTGGTTGATGCTCCATCCTCACTATTTTCTTCCATCTTTAGATCTATAAGATCCCGGTAGGTAGATTCACCAAGCTCATCATACAATTCACCAACAAGATCATAAAAATCGGATGATTCAAACATCCCAGAAAGATTTACAATCGTCATTGCTACATCATCGTGTCCAGATTGACTTGAATAAGTTCCCCTAGTGTTAAGACCGAAAGAGAATAACTCAGGTACAGTCCAAGTAGATTCGTTTATTATTACCCTATTCATCCTCATCTGAGATCTAAGAATCTCACAGTATTTCATCTTGTTTTTCTCGTTGTACTTTATACCAGGCTTTCTCGTCCTAGCAGATTCTGTGTGCTTTGTGTGTACAAAGATTTCGAGAGGAAAGTCGTCATTTAAAATGAGCTTGTCTATAAGCAATTCACCTTTAAAGTTAATCTCTAAAAGTACCCTTACATTTTCTGGATTGAAGAACTTAACAACCAAGGCTTCGAGGATTTTTTTAAAATCCTCAACCTCAATTTCATTATCCCTATAAATGCCAACCTGTAGAAGCCCGAAAAAGTCAGACTCATCTTGGAAATCATCCATGGCCTCTATTACTTTTTTTGGCAGAGGTACCACCTTAAAAATATTAAGAACTGTAAAATCCCCCTTTCCGCCACCAGCTAAGTCAATCGAAATAACAAATCTATTATTGAAAAGAGTATCAGTATTCAAACTGAATTTTGGATGCCATCTAAAATTGTCATACGGAAGTCCAACATCCTCTAGAACATCAATGTCCCTCCATTCATATTCAACCTCGTTTGCTTTAATTTTTTTAAGCTCGTTAGATCCTAGAAGCAATGTAGAGGAACTTAAAAACTGGTTGCCGTATTCCTGATTAAACAATTCTTGAGAACCTAGGTTAGCGATTTCTTGTTTTTTCCATTCTTCGTCCCTTCCGGGAACTTGCCACCAATCAACCCTTATAGGATTAAAGCTATTTTCACCATCAACAGCACCTTTATAAATTTCATAGAATTTATTCATTCCATTTGGGGTTGATGTAATAATAATTCTAGAAACCTTAGAAGAAGATACTGTAGGATATGTTGATCTAAAAAACGATTCTATAAAATTTGGGTGGATATGAGCAAATTCGTCCATATAAAGAAAGTGAATTGTAAAACCAATTGCGGATGTTTTTGTAGTAGTTTTTGCAATTGCTCTACACCCGTTATCAAACTTCATAGACATCACATTGTTTACTACCATACCAGGTTTTAAGAACCACGGCAGACCTCTTACTATTGCTTTGATCTTATCCATCAGTTCTTCTGCAGTAGAACCAACGTTTGCTAAGATCATTGCATTTTTATCGTGATTGAAAAGAAGATACCAAACAAGGACAATAGCTGAAGTAATTGATTTTCCAACCTGTCTAGGTGCTAAAAATATATTAAATCTATTAGCTTGATACTCACGGAGAACTGATTCTTGGTAGTCACGAAGTTTTACATAAAAAAGACCGTCATCAGTCATGACCCTACAGTACTTAGAAAAATAAACAACATCTTTTGCGCATCTTTCCATCTCTAAAATCTCGTCTTGTGTATACTCATACAAAAGATTTGACATCTTAAGCTCTGGGTCACCATCATGAAAGGGGTTATCAACAGACTTGTAATCAAGCCCCTCCTCTTCAACCCTAAATAGAAGTTCCTCTATTCTTTTGGTACTCCAGTAATTGGAATCTTTCTCTTCTTTTTCGGCCATTGTTAATCAAATAAATCATCTTCTACCTCCAAGCCAGTATCTTCTTCATCCAAAGAGATGTTTCTGCTTGCATCGATTTCTGCTTTCTTTTTAGCATTTACTACTGCGTTATCGTCAACATCCTCAACCCTTACATCCTCAATTTCAGCCCCTATAATATCCCTTAAACCCTCCATTAATCCCTTAGTTCCTCTAACCTTAATTCCCCCAGATTCGTTAGTGGATGGGTTATAGACATTCTTTCCGTCTTCTCCAGGTTCAAGTTGAAATGATCCTGAATTGCTTTTTTCCTCCAATTGGGTAGCTATTGATTTGTAACCATCCTCCATCTTTTGCACATATGTTTGGTAGTCTTTAGGCATTTGCATAATTTGAGATTGCAATTGTGCAAGAACCTCAAACATTCTTGGATTGGCGTTTCCAAGATCTATTTCTTCAAGTAGCTTGGTTATAGCGTGCTGTGCAGTTTTAAGTTGAAGCATCATAGAGGCGATGTTCATCGAATCAATCTTCTTCTTGTATTCGATGTAATCGGTTTGGTCTATGAGGTTCTCATCAAGATAAAACTTAACTATGGAATCAAGAACTCCCTTAGCATCAGTACCCGTAGTTTGAGTAGCCTCACTAAAGTTCATAAGTTCCGTGGTTTTTAGCCTAGGAAGCTCATCTGCTGTTACTGCATCAAAATCAAGATTTTCATCTTGCAGTATAGAATCAAGACTTTCTTTTATCTTTTCTTCGACTACCCTTTCTGGTTTCGGTTTTCTTCTTGGCATATCAATTCTGTTAATTACCTATTTCTTGCGAATTTAGGTAGGATCAATTGTGGTTTAGCGTTATCTATAATATATGCTAGTTGTTCATCCCTTACAGTGTTCTGGTTAAGGACAATTGATTGTTTATCAATATCTATCATGTTCTTAAACAGTCTTACATTCGATAAAAGGAGCGGGGATGTGTAAATCTTGTAAGCGTTATTATCCGTCCCATAGAATGGGTTGTTTACGTTTGTCTCAATATCAGAGGGAGCATCAAAAATGTAAGATTTGGTTAACGTCCTATAATCTTCGTGCACTTTAACTAAATCTGATGATTGTTGTGCACCTGGATTTGTTGGATCATACGACATTTTCCAGATGTTAATTCCCATCTGCTTATACTTGTTACTTATATTAACAACCAATCCATACCACTCTCCCTGCTCTGGAGTAAATTGCAATCTGGAATCATACGTAAGATCGTTTAAGATAATCTCAATGCTTCCTTGCTGTACATAATTATTATTTGCAGCATCGTTGGTACCAGAATGCACTAAGTCTATCCTCATGCCTTTTAACAAACCAGAGCCATCGATATAGGTTCCATCAATTAGATTCCTTGCTTGTGCCTTTTGCATTTTCCAATTTGCAGTATTCTTAGCATAAGGAAGATTTGGATTTGCAACAGAAAATTTAAACTCATCAGGAGTAGTTAGAACCTTGAATCCTCCCGAATGGTTAGCATCAGTACTAATTGCAACATACCCTTCCGGGTTATCCGAAAATTGCCTAAATGGGGTTAAATTGTGTTTATATGGGTGAGAGCTGTATAAAATTTGGTTAGCATCCTCTGAGACTTTTGTGATTGGTGCTGGAGAGTATGGTTTTTTAGCCAAGCTATCCTCATTAATATAGTTCTTCAAACTAAACCAACAGGTGTAGGATACCTCACCATCGCTCTCCAATAGAGGTCTGTTTTTATACCTAAGTGCTTCTCGATACTTGTTAGGCTGATATACGAATTCTGAATCAGAAACAAAAGCATCCGACATATCGTAGTAGTTGTTAAACACTATTGTCCAGTTGTTATTGAGATCATACCCAACTATAGGAAGATTCTTATAGATATAAGACCTGGTTGGGTCCTCTTGTCTTCTTTGCGTACTATCGGAGTATTGCTCTGGCTTAGCTATTTTTTGCTCTTCAGCTTCAACCTCTGCACCAAATAGCTTTTCTGTAGTAAGTGCAATTCCATCTAATTCCTCTTTGTAAGCAGGGTCTTTGAAATACGTATTAGACTTAGGACTATATTTTTTAAGCTCTATTTTGTAGTAAACCGGAGAATACATGAAATCCCTGAACAAGTAGGTAGAATTTATTTCATAGATCCTATTGGTTAAAGGGAAGTAAATAATATCTCTCTTCCTTGGTTGTGAGCCTCTTCCAAAAATGTTTTCGAAATAGGTCTTATCTATATGAATCTCGAACGGTTCGTCAAACTGGATTCCGAAGGGATCATAATTTGTTCGGTTATCTGGAAATTGATTTGAAGGAACCATTACCTTCACACATTGTTCATCTACAACATCAAATAAAGTATACTCCTTCAACACTACGTCTTTACCTCTAGCTTGTGGTTGCACTGAATAATAATTTGTCTCAAACCCAAATACCTTGTTTACAACCAAGCTTAAATCCTTATACAGGTTAACAGCCTTGTTTATTGCATAGGGATTAAAAGTGTAGTTGCAATCATCAAAAACAACTGGTCTGTTTGACTTCTCATTAGAGCAATTTGGTACAGGTCTATTAATAACCAAGTTATCTATTGAACCAGAAGGTCCACTAGGTCCAGTAGCATAGGTAAGATCAAGATCGAAATCAAGGATTACTATTGAAGGATCTATAGGTTCATCTGTCTCATAAGCCAGTGTTCCGTCCGTATTTACTACAACGGAAGTAAATCTAAATTCCGGGTAAAATGATTTTGAAGGATCAAGCGGAATTGAGAAGATTGTCGAATCGTTGTTGGAGGTATAACCCTGAGAAAATCCAGTTAATGCAGTTCCAACATTAGCCCAAAGGGACCAACTTTTCCCGTCAACAGAATATCTAAAATCAATTGCAATGTCATTTGGAATAGCTGCTGTTGGATCACCAAGATTTACAGGATCACCCAAAACAGCACCTGCTGTTTCTATTATCCACCCATTGAAGGCTTGTACATAGTTAAATGGGCTATCCCAAGTGAGAACCCTATAATTACCTATGTATGTGAAATTTAATGAGCTTTCGAATTGCTGTATTCTTTCAGCATACCAGGTAGCATCAGAACATGGTAAGTAATAGTAAACCCCATCGTCAGCAAGAGCTGTGTGATAACCATTACAACCAAGTTGCTCAGCACGTGCCATAGCAGCTCCAGTGGTTCCAAAATAGTTATCTGTACTCTGGTGAAAAACCTTGGTAGTATTCTCCAAATTGTCTTGGTATCTAAATCTAGGATCCGAAAGATCCCTCTGATCGCCGTTGCCGTTATAAACGGGGATACCTTTTTTTGGAAATCTATTTTCTGGGTAAAAAGCCATTATCTACAAGATATTATTAACAGACAAAGCTCGGTCTGTATGTTTATATATCCGTAGAAATAAAAGAGGTTAAGATAGGTGATTTTGTATCAGATCGTCGATATAGGTTTGAACAACCTCTGGGGTAATTGTTTTTGTACATTCAAACATCCTTTCGGTATCCTTTAACCTCGGACACCAATTCCAATCCCCCTTATCAAATTTTATTGAGGTATCACTAAAGCAACCATGGCAGACATCGCGGTTTATGATTCTATAGTTTTTAGTAGAAAATTCACACGCGGGATCCGAAAAACCAGATATCATTACAACTGGCTTGTGTAGTGACCAAGCAAGCCAGCTTAGACCAGACCCTATTCCAATAAAGAAATCGGAGTGATAAATGTCAATGGCTCTTTGTAAAATATCAATATCTCCAGTTTTGTCAATCACTCCATTTAAATTTGTTCCCTGCTTTTGTACAACAACAACCTTATAACCTATTGAATTTAAATAATCGGTAATCTTCTGCCAGCCGTCCTCATAGTGCCAATGTTTAGCATTAGCGGTAGAATCCATAGCCAAACACACATACTTTCCGTCAATAGTTGAGTTTGTGTTTTGTATTGTTAGTGGTACACTTTCGTTTAATAGGTCACCTTCAACATCTATTCCTAAAATATCCCCAGCAACCTGCTGTAACGAAATAGCTCTAGGATCCCTCCTATGTCTATCGCGGTCATTCTCGTCATACCACCCCACACCAAATGTAATTTTTGTATTGATCTCTCTTGACCCGGGTGATCTAAACCTTATGGAAGGATAATAGTTAGCAAGAAGCTCATTCCAAAATGTAGTAACATAGAGGTCACAGTCATATTTTCTTCTGAATTTTTCTATGACGGGCATCCAAGCTAGAGTGTCACCAAGTGAGTTGCTATCAACACTAATACAAACTTTTTCCTCACTAATTACGTCTTCCAGATCTCTCTGGTAGATTAATTCATCATTATCGTAAGCCTCTAATCTCCAAGGAGTAAACCATTTTCTATAAAGCCTTGTAAAAAGTCCAGCAGAAATTTCACCTGTATACCCATATGTACCAGTACTTAAATCCATGAACTTTATTGTACAAGGTTTAGCATTATTTGGTCCTATGCAATCAACATTAGCACCATTATCAAAAGTAAGTTCAAAAGTGTAGGGGTGTCTAAACCTTACAAAGTCCGCTTTTTTTAAGCTCTCATAAACTTTTAAGCCTCTATTTTTCATCTTAAATCTAATATGTCCTTAATTTTTTCCGTATCTGCAGGTATATCTAAAAAAGCACCGCTAGGGCTAAGATAGCTTACCAATGGATTCTGATCATAAGAATCCATGTATGGATCAAGTCTTCTCATTAAAATCGGTAGTTTCCATGAAAGAGTCTCCTTTATAACAATGGGATTTAACTCCCAATTAGAGGTAAAAACAAAAAGGTCAGCCGCACTATAGAAAAGATCCGCATCATCTCTTTCACCCCATAATTTGCAATTATCAGGTAGTGTTTCTAAAAGTGGTTCCCAATAGCTTTGAAAATTTGGTGCAGTATTTCCTATAAAGTGAAATTGTATTGGGTAGTCAATGAGATTTCTAGCGTGCTCTATAAGCTCACCTTGGTTTTTACCTGGTGTGAATAAACCGATATTTATTACATGCTTTTTGTTTGGATCTAGACCAAGACTCTCTAAGGCAGATTTTCTATCAGGTCTTTTAAAATCCTCAATTGGGTATTCTAAAATGTCTGTCGGAACACCAAGATCTTTAAATTTGTTACACATCCATTGATTTACCATAACCAGTTTATCCGGACAATATATCTTATCTGATGGGGAAATATTTGAGCTGTGGCAAGTTTCAACTATGCAATATGGTCTATCCAGTGCATATATTTTGTCAATAATCGACGGGTCTACAAAAAATTCAACAAAATCATCAAAATGGATAACGTCAGGGTAAATTCTATCAATTAAATCAAGTATCTCTGTCTTATCTTCCCCCAAACAATGGAATCTAGAACCAATCCTTTCCTTTATCCTATTTCTCTGTACAACATATTCCTCCGATGTATTGTTATATTGTATGCAATAAACTTCAGCTTCTTCGTTAAAAGACTCTATTTTTTTGTACAGGTATTGAGGCATTCCTCCAGTTGAAAGATGTGGAGCAACGAAAAGAATTCTCTTTTTTCCACCGGTTTTTTCATCCAATGTTTTTTGTATAGAATTGATTGTTCTTACCAATTCATATTTGGTTTTTCTTAAAGCCTCAATCTCTTTCATTTATTATTCTTTAGTGTAAATACCAGTTTCAAAATTTAACTGGCCTTCCCCATATTTCTGAATGATCTCATCTATTACATCCTTCTCCTGTGTGTCCAGTTCTTCTGACTTTTGAAGCAATGATATCAGAGTTGCCTCTATTGGCTCGAGTTCTTTTACCAGAAAATGCTTTCTAATATTCAGTCTACCTATCGATTCAACATTTTCTAAAATCTCGGTTCTTAAGGAGTTAATTTTTTCCAACTCCTCAGATGTTATTTTTGTTTGATTGTTTTCCATATGTTTTTATCTAAATTTCACCAGGAAAGTAAGCGTCTTCCATAGTTTTTAAATTATTTTGGTCTGTTCGGGTTTCAATTAGTTCCACAAATTTCATCGATTCTTTGTACAGAAATTCTACATAATCAGAGGTATCCTTGTAACAAGAGGTCCAGAGTAAAAAATGAAATCTAGGAAATGGGCATATCCTATCATCTCTCATGAGCATTGATGTTATTTCATACATCCTATGAAATTTTTGGTCCTCCAAGAGCATCTCTGCCAAAATAACCCAGTGCTCGTTTCTATCCGGACAATACCAGTCAGCTTGTTCAAGCCTTTTATATGCGAGATCTCGATTTCCTATAAATCTATGTGCTTGTCCGATAAGAACTATAGAAAGGTAACACATCTCATCAAACACTGTAGGAGGTGAGTCATTATCATAAACTGGAAATTTCCTTCTCACATAATGTTCAAGGTAATATATAGTCCTTCTAGCGTATTCATCACTATGATTTTTGCCAAACGGGAGATTTCCATTCTGATAAATATCAGCATAACTTTTACCAATATAGAAAAGATGGTAATCATCCTCTTTTATCTTCCCAGAACAAACCTGATCAGCTTCAAGTAAAAGAGCATCATTTAAAAACTTTAAAGGGTCTTCCCAAGTTTTACCGTCATTTGTAATGATATGTCTAAACCCACGGGGTAAGTTAATTACCTGAAAATTACCCTCCCCTTCTTTGTGACCAGAAAGATAAATTGTCTCATGCCTTTTGTCGTGCTTGAAATACCATGGCAATTTTGCATTCCAAAGCCAAGTTCTATAATATATTCCACCCGGGTCCTGAGCGGTAATATTAAAACTTTGAATAGATGTGTCGTTAATCAAAGACCAATCAAAATTATCATCAACAGCCAGTTGTTCATCTGCATCCATCCTTAAAATCCAATCACAACCATGATCAGCTTTTAAACATTCTTGCAAAGTGTGATCCCGATTAAATCCAGGATATTGCCATTCAGTTTCATACAGGTATCCAGGTATCCCCTTTTGAGAAAAGAAATTTCTAATAAGACCTTGGGTACCATCAGTAGAGCCGTTATCTTGTATAACCCAATAATCGATGTATCGATAGCAGGATTCAAGCATTCTCAGAATAACACGGGATTCATTAGCTACCATGGCATTCATGCAAATTTTAGCCCTCTTATTCATCATATACATAATTCAAAACCTGTTCATCCTCCCAGAACTTTATATCACTAAGGTCACTATTCATTATAGCCTCTTGGTGCCTATTAGTTCTCTTTTCTTCGTCCCACTCCCAATCATGGAACCCCAAATCAATTATCCTGTTATGTATTGCTTTGTTATATTTCTCTTTCAAAATTCTAGAAATTCTATTAATTTCGAAAGAGTTATAGCTAACAGTCCCGGAGCCATTACTATATTGAATATATAGCAAATCCTTAATATGGACTATCCTTGTTTCGAGAAAAGTTTTAATGATTAATTCTAGATCATCCGCTATTGGTAGGCTTTCAGCATGCCCTCCGATTTTTTTATAAATATCAGACCTCCAAGCCCTAACATGATTTGGCATTGAAATATTAAATCTAATAGTAATCGGATTTATAGAGGGATAGTGATGTGTTAGATATCTTTTACCCTTTATATTAACCCAAGAGTGTCCAGAATACCCAAAGTTAAAGTTGTTGCCTTCAACACCATAGAAATTACCATCGTATTTTTCATCTTTGCTACCATATCTTCTAAATTTCCCATTCTCAAACATTTCTGTACAGTCACTGTAAATGAATCCAGCGTCAGGGAATTTATCGCTAGCAGATTTAATTTTAGCCAAGCAATTATCCAATAAATAGTCATCATGGTCAAGTTCTACCAACCATTTACCACTAGACAAAGAGCAGGCCCTCTTCTTAGCCATTCCTACAAATCCCCCGGTATTTGGTGTTATTCTATATGGTTTAACCCTTAAATCCCTGGAAGCTATCTTTTGAAGATCATGCCATAAGTCGTTATGGTCTGAAGGCGAATCGTCTACAACAACCCACTCCCAATCTGTTTCACTCTGATCTACTATTCCTTGATAAGTTCTAAATATTCTCTCCCCCGTTTTGAAAGCAGGGGTAAAAATGCTGAAAAGAGGAATGTGTGGGTTTGTACGAACGTCTACTGCCTTAACCACCACATCATTAGCAAGTGTGTCAGGATCTGGGATTTGATCGTATTCTATAACCATTCTATCAAAATGCGAATGTATTTGATCATACTTACTACCAATAAAAACGAAAACATCAGGAGTGTGTTTGATGTTTAAATCCGATAGTACATTATTGTCTACATCAATTATGCCAATAGAAATCAAATTCACCCACTGCATGTTATTTTCTACCGAAGAATAAACTGTGGTAACGAATTCATAATTGCCACTAGGCTTATCCCAACCAAAAACAATAGCAGTCGGTCTTTTAACAATTAGCATTTATTTTTCCGTGTTGAAAAAGAAAACCTGGAATAGCCTACCGTCATTTTTATCCAGTCCGAAATAGTCCAAAGAAACGTGAAATAAATCACCCCGATAAATTACCAGCCTATTATAAATATTTCCAATTTTATCAACCATTTCCCATTTGGTCATATCCTGGGATTCTATATTAACAGGGGCTGCTTTAGCTACCTCATCAGGATGCTCAGAATTTCTCCACCTATTAAGACCAGTTTCTTTATGCCTAAAAAGACCAGTACCTGCAGAAAGTGGTGCATCTGGTGTTAAATAAAGAACTCCTGCCCAATCTGTTGTGTCATCGCTATGGATCCAGGATCTGTCAGCAGCTACTGTATATTGAAAGGACCCAGTTGAATCATCACCCCACCAAGTAACCTCTCCGCCATAAGGTCTAATTATATCCTGAATAGAATTCTTTACGTTATCTGCTAAAAAAGATACCGTTCTTTGTCCGGGGTAATTTCCACGAGCACTAAATTCTTGGGCTAAAGCAAATGATCTTACATCATCGGGATTTTTATAGAAATCGTCTATAATGATTGTTTGGACCTTCATATAGAATTACAATAATGATTTATTCTTATACGCCAAACAATCCAAAGGTTTTCAATTATTTAAAGTAATCCTGGGAATTCATTAACCTTTTGAGTTGTATTGGGGTTACTAACTATCGAATTAGAATTACCTAGAATATCGGACATAGAAAAAATCACACTCGGAATATGATCACCAGTAGATTTGGAATAATCATATGTATTTAAAACAATACCCTCCTTATTGATAATTTCAATTCTCGAAATTTCTTCACCTCCAACAAAATTATTGGCCATTTGTAAAAGTGACATGTCTACCTTAGGTACTTCCTTCATAGCATTAATCTATTACTCACAAGAGTATCCAGGAACGTTATATGTTGTTCCATCACAATCAATTCGGAACCACACATTAGGTTCTGCAAGATAAACGTCAGGATTAGTCCCGTAGTACAATGTTGGGTTACCACCTTCAGTAGATGTACACGTTCCATCACACGGAATTGTTGCTGCTGCTCCTTGTGCTCCTTGTGCTCCTGCTGCTCCTGCTGCTCCCTGTGCTCCGTCAGAACCAGAAGCAGCAGCTGCTCCTGATATCCGAGCAATATTAATAACAGCATCAGTGATCGCTACAGTTCCAGTACCGCTACTATCCATCCGTGCTGCATTTACCTCCATTCTTATAGTATCATTCGTATTTAAATAGAAATAACCAGTGGTTAGCGTATTAATTTCATCATTATAAAGCTGTCCTCTTGAGTAAGTATCAGACTTAGAAGAATCTACAACAGCACCATTAATATAGAGATTTTGCTGCATTGTTGATCTAGAACCACTCCTACTTGCTCCAACAATGTAATTTACATTAGAGCTAATTATATAATATCCATCTTGCAGAATCTCAATAAGAGCAGTATCATTCGTATGATCGTAAATTAAGGCGTTGGTTGAAGGGTCTAAACCATATTGTGTATGCGAAACTTTAATATCTGCTGTGGTACCTTGGGTAGAGAAATTAGTTACATTTAAAGTACCATCATCATACCCATTAAATCTATCTACACTACCTCCAACACCAGAACTTCCTGATGATCCAGAAGAACCAGAACTTCCTGAGGATCCAGAAGAACCAGAACTTCCTGATGATCCAGAAGAACCAGATGTTCCTGAAGAACCACTAGATCCTGAGGAACCACTAGAGCCTGACGATCCTGATGTTCCTGATGAACCAGAAGAACCACTAGAGCCTGATGATCCAGAAGAACCTGAGGATCCTGAGGATCCTGAAGAACCACTAGATCCTGAGGAACCACTAGAGCCTGATGATCCAGAAGAACCTGATGTTCCAGAACTTCCTGGTGCTCCTACTCCTGCAATTTGAATTAATATATCATCACCTGTAGTAGGCGACCATCCTGTACCTGACAAATGATCTAAATCAAATTCCCAATATGATCCGTTATCAACACCAACTGAGATTTGCGTATAATAAAGTACGTTAGATCCACCAACTAATCGCGTTATTTTCCATAGGGTTCCGTTGCCTAAACTATTAAAAATGTTTACATAATTAGGTCCTGATATGGGGTTTTCATTTATCAATAAGACAAAGGGTGATGCAGGTAAATTAGATCCGGAGCTATTTCTAGCTTCTCCACTTGCTGGAGATCCTCCGGATGTTGTCCAATCCCAGGTATTGTCTATTACATATCCTGAAGTACCAGAAATTCCTGATGATCCTGATGATCCCGAAGAACCACTAGAGCCTGATGTTCCCGAAGATCCACTAGAGCCTGAAGAACCACTAGATCCAGAAGAACCACTAGAGCCTGAGGATCCTGAGGTTCCTGAAGAACCTGAAGAACCACTAGAGCCTGACGATCCAGAAGATCCTGATGTTCCTGCATCACCAATTACATTAAGTCCTACCCAATAATCTTCACCATCGGTAAGGGATCCAGATCCACCTCTATCTATATACTCTAAACCTAGTTGAAACCATGTACTATTAGTTGGAGGATTTTTTGTTGCACTGGTTACATAATATGATGCAAATTGAGAATTTCCTGGGGTTAAGAACTGTATAATTCCTCTTCTTGGACCAGGGTTTGCTATCTCATCGAAGATATCTAACGTCTTAGTAACATTTACTGAATTAGTAGAAGTTGTACTAATCGCAGCACCTGTAACACTGTTTAAGCTTGCATTATTTAATACAAATTGTTGGGATGATGGTGCTACTGTAATGTTCGTACTGCTTGAATCGTATTCAGAAAAGAATCCTAAATAATTTGTGCCATCAATACCTGATGTTCCGGAAGAACCACTAGATCCTGAAGAACCTGATGTTCCTGAAGAACCTGATGATCCTGAAGAACCAGAGGAACCTGATGAACCAGAGGAACCTGATGAACCAGAAGAACCAGAAGAACCTGAAGATCCTGATGATCCAGAAGAACCACTAGATCCAGAAGAACCTGATGTTCCTGAAGACCCTGAAGATCCTGAAGATCCACTTGACCCTGAAGATCCAGAAGAACCACTAGATCCTGAAGAACCGCTAGATCCTGAGGTTCCTGAGGAACCTGAAGATCCTGAAGATCCACTTGACCCTGAAGATCCAGAAGAACCACTAGATCCTGAAGAACCTGAAGAACCAGAAGAACCTGACGATCCTGAAGATCCAGAAGATCCACTCGTGCCTGAAGAACCTGAAGAACCTGAAGAACCTGAAGAACCTGAAGAACCTGACGATCCTGATGATCCTGATGATCCAGAGGAACCTGAAGATCCTGAAGATCCACTAGATCCTGATGAACCTGAAGATCCTGAAGTTCCTGAAGATCCAGAAGAACCACTAGAGCCTGAAGAACCTGAAGATCCTGATGATCCAGAAGAACCACTAGATCCAGAAGAACCTGATGTTCCTGAAGAACCGCTAGATCCTGAAGAACCTGATGAACCTGAGGATCCTGAAGTTCCTGATGAACCAGAAGAACCACTAGATCCTGATGATCCGGAAGATCCACTAGAACCTGAAGTTCCAGAGGCTCCAGATACACCAGAGGAACCTGATGATCCACTTGTGCCTGAAGAACCTGATGATCCTGAAGAACCTGATGATCCTGAAGATCCACTTGTGCCTGAAGAACCTGATGATCCTGAAGATCCTGAAGAGCCACTAGATCCTGATGATCCTGAAGTTCCTGAAGATCCTGAAGAGCCACTAGATCCTGAAGAACCCGAAGAACCCGAAGAACCTGATGATCCTGAAGAACCGCTAGATCCTGAAGTTCCTGAAGAGCCACTAGACCCTGAAGAACCCGAAGAACCTGATGATCCTGAAGATCCAGAAGAACCACTAGATCCTGAAGAACCTGAAGAACCTGAAGAACCTGAAGAACCTGAGGATCCTGAGGTTCCTGACGATCCAGAAGAACCGCTAGATCCTGAAGAACCGCTAGATCCTGAAGTTCCTGAGGAACCTGAAGATCCTGAAGAGCCACTAGATCCTGATGATCCTGAAGTTCCTGAAGATCCTGAAGAGCCACTAGATCCTGAAGAACCCGAAGAACCCGAAGAACCTGATGATCCTGAAGATCCAGAAGAACCACTAGATCCCGAAGATCCTGAAGATCCTGAAGAACCAGAAGAACCTGAGGTTCCTGACGATCCAGAAGAACCGCTAGATCCTGAAGAACCGCTAGATCCTGAAGTTCCTGAGGAACCTGAGGATCCCGAAGATCCTGAAGAGCCACTAGATCCTGATGATCCTGAAGATCCAGAAGAACCACTAGATCCTGATGATCCTGAAGATCCAGAAGATCCAGAAGAACCACTAGATACTGAAGAACCTGAAGAACCTGAGGATCCCGAAGATCCTGAAGAGCCACTAGATCCTGATGATCCTGAAGATCCAGAAGAACCACTAGATCCTGATGATCCTGAAGATCCAGAAGATCCAGAAGAACCACTAGATCCTGAAGAACCTGAAGAACCAGAAGAACCTGAGGTTCCTGACGATCCAGAAGAACCGCTAGATCCTGAAGAACCGCTAGATCCTGAAGTTCCTGAGGAACCTGAAGATCCTGAAGATCCTGAAGAGCCACTAGATCCTGATGATCCTGAAGATCCGGAAGAACCTGATGATCCTGAAGTTCCTGAAGACCCTGAAGATCCTGAAGAACCACTAGATCCTGAAGATCCTGAGGTTCCTGACGATCCTGAAGATCCACTTGACCCTGAAGATCCAGAAGAACCACTAGATCCAGAAGAACCACTAGATCCTGAAGAACCTGAAGAACCAGAAGAACCTGAGGTTCCTGAAGATCCAGAAGAACCGCTAGATCCAGAAGAACCGCTAGATCCTGAAGTTCCTGAGGAACCTGAAGATCCTGAAGATCCTGAAGAGCCACTAGATCCTGATGATCCTGAAGATCCAGAAGAACCACTAGATCCTGAAGAACCAGAAGAACCTGATGTTCCTGAAGATCCAGAAGATCCTGAAGAGCCACTAGATCCTGAGGATCCTGAAGTTCCTGAAGATCCTGAAGAGCCACTAGATCCTGAAGAACCCGAAGAACCCGAAGAACCCGAAGAACCTGATGATCCTGAAGATCCTGAAGAACCACTAGATCCTGAAGATCCTGAAGAACCAGAAGAACCAGAAGAA